AGTCGGAGTCGGAGTCGGAGTCGGAGTCGGAGTCGGAGTCGGAGTCGGAGTCGGAGTCGGAGTAGGACTTGGGGTTGGAGTAGGTGATGGTGTTGGTGTCGGAGTAGGACTTGGTGTAGGAGTTACAAATTGATTTTCAAATTGTACTGTTCCGCCATCATCCTTATAATACTTAGTTATACTACCATCAGAAATCAAGATATATCCATTCGGCACATCTACTTCTTCTACAGTATATTTACCAGCTTTTAGTCCAGTAATTGTTTCACTGCCTTTACCAGTTTGCGGATCAACAGGAACTTCTACATATAATGGTTCATTTAGTCCAACACCTGTAATTTTGAAATAGAAAATAGCAGGCTCCATATATTCAAACTGATCTACTACTTTTTCAATTGTAATACTACAATATACCACCGGAGTTGGCGATGGTGTAGGACTAATAGTCGGAGTTGCAGTAGGTGTTGGAGTAGGTGTTGTATCAGTTGGAGTAGGTGTTGGTGTCGGAGTTGGAGTAGGTGTTTCTCCAGTCGGAGTTGGAGTAGGTGTAGGTGTTACTATAGGAGGCGGTGGCGTAGGAGTAGGTTTCTCTGGAGGATCAATTTCATTAATAACTGTAATTATTCCAGATCCATCATCTTCTACTGCTTGTAATTTATAATTTGCAGTTGCAATTTCATCAATTTCAAGCAATCCTTCTTCTACAACTGCTATTTCCACACTTTCACCCACACCAAGTGCATATGGTACACCATTGATGACAATAGTAAAACGTGGACGTTCTGGACCACTTAAAACACCAGTATGATGCCATACTTGCTTACCATTCTGACTTATCCAGAATAAACGTTTACCTGCCACTAATTCAATTTCACTAAATGGCATAGCATTCTCTGGTATAAATACTTCATTGATTAAACGAGCTGTCATTGCATCATTTGGATCTGTTGGATCGTATATGAGTTGACCCTCTGGAATAGATGCTAAATCTGCCGGCGCACGATAAACTATACTTGGTAATGTACCACCAGTAGATCCACTTTTTAATTGATATAAACTATTTGCTTTACCATCAGCATCTACAAACAAAACCCAGTTATTAGCATCGCCGCAATGGTTAGATCTATGACCTTCTTTACTGGTTTTATTTTCCCAGTTTGTAATATCAGCATACCATCTACCGCCGCCGGCAGTAAATGTAGTATTGTCCATTGTATCACAACGGACATGCCAAATTTCACCCTTCAACTGTTTTGTTACAATGATAGGAGTCGGTGTAGGAGTTGGACTTGGAGTTGGAGTAGGAGTGGGTGTAGGTGTTGCTGTGGGGGTAGGTGATGGAGTAGGAGTTACTGAATATTCAACCGCAGGTAATGGGAAATCTTGGATTTTAGTATCTTGCGGAGTATATAAAGTAGCAGTTGTATTCGTCAAAAGTGGAATACCGCCTTGTGATCCATTATAATCATATGAACCATATTCACCAGCAGCAGTTTGTGGATTACTCAATCTGATACTATAATGTAATTCAACAGAATCGCATAATAGCAAATTAGTATTGATAATCCATTTGAAATAATCATTTTCTTCATTGCTATTATATACTAATGTAAATAAATCACCAAAATAGAATGTGATATTATCATTAGTTGTGGCATTTATCCGCTGTCCATTCCAAATTACATACATTCTACTTGCATCTGGAATGAAGTCCATATCATACTCATTACCCAAATTATCAATTCCAGAACCCATGTAGTCCATTACATAGCTTCCAGTAGTAACATATGATATTTCTTTACCAATATTGCTTAATGAGAATGTTTTTCCGTTATTCAAATATTGCATAAATGATTGAGCATATTGGCTTGTTCTATAAGAGAAATCACCACTATCAACATAAACTGCATAGCAGTTATAACCATGCTGTTGCGCAGTTGCATAAGAAAGCATTGCGTAATATAGTGCTTTATCGGAAGATACAGCATGGGTAGATAAATTTCCTCTAATGTAACTGGTAGCACCATTATAATAGTTACGAGGGTCCCATCCCCACGTCTGTTCAAATAAATCTTGGTCACGATTGATAGCTTTTGCAACTTCTACAAAATAATCGTACCAACTTGCCGGTGCGGCATAGGTGCCATATTTGAATAAATATGTATCTGGTCCAGCAACTATATTGCCATTGTACTCTTGGACTACTACAGTTTCTCCTTCTGTTTTAGTCCCATTTAGACCAAGTTGATTATTTCTTTGATATACATGAGTATCGCCATCACTGAGTATAATCAAATATTTATTAGAAGCAGGCACTCCAGCATGATGGTCAAGCATATATGTACCTGTTAGAATACCTGAATTCAAATTCGTGCCACGATGTGTATATTTAGAAGGATGGTTCTTCTCTATTACAGTACCATCCAATTGCCGATAGATTTTAGATTTACCATAAAAATACACTATTCCGACATTGATGTCATCTCTGGCATCTGCTGCAGACATATATTGTTGTAGTAATCTATCTGCCGCATTATCAATAGATAAGGAGGCATCTACTACAAATACGATATCATATACATCAACACTAGTAGTAGGTATTTTCAACATTATGTCTGATTCATAATTTTCATCCAAATTAGTAGCCGTTTTAGAAACGGCTACTTTGTTCAGATTCACAGATGAAATACCTGGTACGTATACCTCGCCACTATCTATTGTTATTTCTGGAGTATATTCATTACTTTCTACAACTGTCTCAGCAATACCAGCAAATGGCATCATTGCAAGTGCTATTGCTAACAATATTGCTAAAAATCTTTTCATAATATATTACCCCATAATTAGTCGCTGATTGTTACGATAACTCTAAATGTCCAATCTACGTTGTCTGCATTGAGGTCAAAACTGTAAGTTTCTCCGCTGCCAACGGATTCCCAATCGCCGCCACCCTTTTTAGCCTGCCAGTTATAAGACACACTATAACTTGACAAGTCATAATATTCTGGGTGTTCTGTAGAGATATTGGCAGTAAGAGTTATTGTGGTGCCAACAGCCAAAGTCTGATTGGCCTGTGCGCAACTGATTGATACTGCCCAGCCAGGATCTGGCAAAGAGATTGTAATATTTGGGTCATATTCTGGACTTGTCGCAGAACCTTCTGCTAAACCCATAGGCGCAAAAGTGAAACATAACATAAGTGCTGTGAGAAATGCGAAAAATCTTTTCATAAGTGTAGATCTCCTTTCTAAAATTAAAATAGACTTTATCTACATAAAGTCTATTATTTGTATAACTGATATTTTTTTGAGATTTTCCATGCGGTTTCGTCATCAAGAGGACGGAAACCTATGCAAGTAAGAGTGCGGCCAGTGCCATCATCATCGACCAGTTCTGGCTTCAGTTCAGTAAGACACGCATCCCATATGAGGAAAAAATCTTTACCTTCTTGTAGTCCAAGCTCTTCAGCTATTGTTTTGACTTTAAGTAGCTGTTTTAAGTTTTTAGCTTCGCAAACGGTTTTGGTAAATACACCATTGAACCAATCTTCATAGACATCTTTTTGGATTGTGAGTCCAATATAATAGTCATTACTCATAGCCATTTTTTGCGCGTTGCCGCGAATTGCGCGAGATATGAACGCGATAGATGCGTGCGCAACCTGAGCCGCAAGTTTACCTGGGCTCATATTAAGGTCTTTACGAGCAATAATAATTTGTCTCATAAAACAAGACCCCTTTCTTTTCCAAATTTACAGTTCGGTTTTAATAATTTTGCTGACAGGGTCTTAATTGGCAGGCCTTGATGGAGTCGGACCATCACATACGGAGTCAAAGTCCGTTGCGCTACCGTTACGCTAAAGGCCTATATATCTGGCTGGCGATCCTGGACTCGAACCAGGAACCTCGGAGTCAGAGTCCGATACGTTGCCAATTACACCAATCGCCAATAAAAACTCGACACGTAATTTCTTATGCTCTACCTACTGAGCTACATATGCTGTTAACATGGTGCATGTGGCGGGACTCGAACCCGTGATAGTAAGATTACTCTTAATTTGCTGCGCGTGTCGAAAAATATTATGATAACCAACACTGGTCCGGGTGGCGGGATTCGAACCCACGACCTCCTGATCCCAAATCAGGCGCGCTACCAAACTGCGCTACACCCGGATAAACAAGGCACGATTCTTTTTAATATCCAATTCATAGCTGTCGGTGCCTTTTCTCATCTTTCATATATATTATATTATATTTTTTTAAGTTTTTCAAATATCATGGTTTTCCATCTGGAAATACCGGATGCGGTTTATGTGGATTTCCATGACCTGGGTTGTGATCGCAACCACCACCGCCACCAACGCCAATACCCATGTCGCCATGGCCCATATGAGAGCCACCAGAAGCAGTTATATTTTCAGTATAATCAAATACTAACTTTTCTGCTTTGGGAGTAATATAATTCTTTTTCATGCTTTTTACCTTCTTTAAAAATATGGCGGCCCGCCTGGGATTCGAACCCAGATTACCTCCTTCAGAGGGATATAACGGTTTTAGAGACCGGTGCACTACCATTATGCTAGCGGGCTATACAGTGAATCTCTTCACTGTTTATATTATATCATTTTTTTTAATTATTGTCAAAATTGTCCATAGTCATAATGCCATTATTACGCATATAATCTAAAACCATCTTTCGTCCAAAAACATTTAAACAACTCTAGTCATTTGGTAAACCTGACATTAATAATGAATATGGTTTTTCTCTTTCAATAAAGCCATCAGAACTCCAAATGGTATTTTCTTCTTCAATAACCATATCACGAGCCATACGAGCACGCATAACTCTAACTTGACGAACATTATTATTAATAAGATCTTCAATCATTAGATCTTCATTGACGTTTGTATGCCCTAGTGGAAACATCAGGGCAGCGTTCTCCCATGCCATCTTCCTGTCTATCCTTTCTATGTTTTTGCATATTATATAATTCAGTTGCATACATATTTTCAACAAAATCTAAAAATTGTTTAACTAATGGATATTCTAACTCATATTCTGTAATTGTGTGTAAATATGCAATAACACCCATATCAGTATATTTTTGAATTAAAAATTTTAATTTAGCTTTAAACATTTTACAAACACTTTCAATAGGAAAGAATGGATCATTTAAAGCTTCTTTTTGAGCGCCAAAACATCCTTGTAAGCAATATTGATTAGCCCAACAAGTATCACATCCATAATTAGCATTACGAACATTACTCATTAAAACTTTAATGGCCATTTGTGGGTTAAAAGCTTCTATATCAATGATTTTATCATTTTCAACAACAAATTTGCCATATAATAATTTATTATAAGCTGTACGATGGCAAGGACAAATCGCTAAATCTCCTAAACGTACAGTTAAATCTGTTGCGACTGTACACCCCATGAACGTATCTGCTTGTGCAAAAGCATAATTTATATATCCAGAAATACTATTATCATTATCATTCATACCTTCTCGAATATTGAATAAATGATTAGCAAATTTTCTAATATCATTATTACAATAATTCAATAGATAATAATCAATTTCATAATTTAAATATTCCAAATATGCTTGAATGGCTTCATCTGTCCAATCATCATTACGAACTTCTAGCATCATTAAAGCAGATAAATCAAAACCATATTCATCTAACTGTTGAATCCACCATTGAAAATTTTCAATCCAATATGGCGCACTCGCTGCAGAAACCATCGGATGAAAACAAAAATTATTATGTTTAGCAAATGAAAATATTTTATCCCAATCTTCATCAGTTCTAACATATCCATTATTTAATGGCCGTGTTTTTTCTTCTAAAATTTTGCCATCTACTGATACACTAAATGTCAAATTATGACCAGTTTGTTTAAAAGCATCAATATAATGTTGAATTCTTGCACATGCTTTATTATTTCTTACGAAAGAACAATTAGATGCAATCATGAACCAATCAGCTTGTAAACCTTTATTTAAATATTCGAGTGTAATTTCTAATACATCCCAACCAAATTGACTATGCCAAATTTCTCCAGTAAAAAATTCAATTTTAGGAATATGATAATTATTTTCTAAAATATAATCATATAAAAGTCTTAAATTATGTAAAATAAGTTCTGGATCTTGAAATTCTTTTGGATATAATTCTTCATATTTTACCAAATAGCAATATGAACAATTTTGGTTACATGCTGCAGTAATATAAATTTCTAAATTCGCATCATTGCGTAATGAATATTGATTCATATCAGTTTCTTTCCATGGATTAAAAAACCGTAAATCTAATACAGTTTTTAATAACTGATTTTGTTCTTGTTGATAAGTTATACGTTCTTCGTTTAACATAAGCAATCTCCTTGATAAATGAATTTATTAAAAGCATGTAATTCAGCATCATTTTGTATATATTGCATAGCACCATTTAATAATAATTTAAATTCTCCTAATGGTACTAATCCATATGATCCAGTAATATTATAATTGTCTTTAATACAATACGCGGTATGAGACTAAATAAATATTGCTGCTTTTAAAGCATTTTCTTCATCAATATATATCTAATCTACTTGTCCAGCTAAAGCAAGAGCAATTATTGCCGCAGTATGAGTTGCCAAACGTGCAGAAGCATTGTTTGTATTATATAATTCCATAATATAATAATGGTTATGTTCATACTGATCATCATTAACACACATTGATCTTGTCGCAGAACTAGCAAATTTATCAAAATTAATTGTACCTTTGTCTGCTCTTGTAGTATCATCTGCAGCTAATTTAGAATATTCTTCTGCAATTTGGACAAAACCTTCATGACAAGTAGAAACCATATTATTAGGTAGAAAACCAATACTTACATTGCCAGTCCCACAAGTATGATATCCATATTTATATGTTAAATTATCTTGTATGATATCACCATTAAATGGAGTAATACATTCATAATAATCAAAAATATGTTCTCCATCTCTCTGTCTTTCTTCAATATGACGACATTTTTTGACAAGTCCTGCAAAAAATTTACCATCTTCAACAGTGACAGGAGAAGGGACTGCGGTATTGGGGATACCATATATTATAAATACATTCGGAAGATTTAGTTTTTTAATTTTATCAATAAATGTATTTTCATAAAATTTATAATATGCAATAATATCATCTTCCGTTTGTAATGTTTTCATTGTATTTAAATCTAATGTGCCTTTTAAAGTAACAGTTAAATTAATATTCGCGGGTAAACGATTTTGTTTTAATAAATCAATTAATTTATCAAAATTATTAATACATTTTTCTGTTGTACCATTTCCTCGACCAGCATCATTTAAATTTAATGGCCCATCTACAGATAATTGCAAACAATAGCTAAAATCACGATCAGGATATTCGCCAAATATATCCATTAATCCAAAAAATTGATCACACCATTGAGGATAAGAAAAATTAGTAGATGAATAACCGTTTTTTAAATATGGATAATATTCAATTAATTTACGTAATGTATAATGTAATCGGTCCATATGAATAAATGGTTCGCCACCCCAGGTTTCAAAATTGGTTAACATATATTTCTTAGGGAAATATTCGCGCACACGATTAAAGTAATAATCACCTTTAAATGATTCTTCTAATGCGTCATCAATTTCTTTTAAAATAGGGTTTTTATATATATTACAATAACGGCACTATAAATTACAAGTACCACAGGTGTAAAAAATTGCTGTGTTAAAATTCTTATTATAAACCATATAATAAATATCCTCCCAAATTAATTTGTTTTAGGATAATGAGCATTTGTGATATCAATTGTGGTTGTATTACTATGATATTGATGTTGATTTGCTTCATTAGATTTTAAACCATTTGTTTTAGCAACATTCATACAACCATTACTATTATCACCATTAGCCATAGTTCCATTGTTGTTAGTTCCATTACCTCTAGTACCATTCGTATTTGCTCCATTAGCCATACCATAATTTGGATTAGAACCACGACCATTAGCACCATTACCATTTGTCCCATAAGACATTGTTCCATTACTTTTTCTTCCATGACTACAAGTTCTACCATTATCCTAATGAAATTGTTGACCACAACTATAACCATTGGCATTTAAACTATTAGCATTTACTCCATTTCCACGTGTACCATTGCTTTTTGCCCCATTAGATTTATTACCCTCACTATTCTGTCCATTAACATTTGCTTCATTTGTTTTTAACATATAAGTATTGGTTCCATGACTACAAGTACCATTACTTCTAGAACCTGCAGTATTTATACCATGAGCATTTGGTTCATTACTATTTCCACCATTCCCTTTAGTGCCATTACTGTTGGCACCGTTGCTCCATTTAGTATTCCAATTGTTACCATTTACATGCTGTCCATTGGTCCAGGTACCGTTAGATCTATTTCCATTGCTATGAGAGCCATTGCCATTTGCGCCGTTGCCTCTATTACCATTGGAATTTGCGCCATTGCTCCAACCGCCGTTACTTCTGGTACCATTACCACGATTACCATTACTCCAACCGCCATTGCTCCAACGTCCATTGGATCTTGAACTATTCCATTTATTACCATTACTGTTAGAACCATTGCTGTTAGAGCCATTACTGTGGGAGCCGTTGCCATTAGCACCATTACCACGATTACCATTACTATTAGCGCCATTAGACCAACCACCATTAGATCTTGTTCCATTACTATTAGCAGCATTACTGTTATAACCATTGCCCTTATTGCCATTCCAACAAGTGCCATTCCATTTATCAGCATTACTTTTATTACCATTACTATTAGCACCATTGCCATAAGTAACATGCCATCTTAAAGTATTATAACAAGTACCATTACTATTAGACTAATATGAATTTCTTCCTTGCCCACAAGTACCATGCTAATTCTATCCATTACCTTTGTTGCCATTAGATTTATATCCATTAGTATTAACGATATTACTATTTAAAGCATTATTATCTGCACCATTAGATTTTTGTCCATAGCTTTTTCCAGTATTTGCACCACCAACATAACATTTTCCATCCCAATAAGAACCATGACTATTATTTTGATTGTTTTTATTTGTATTAGCTCTAACGCCTTTATTATTAGTAGCCTCGTTTTTACATTTTACTCTTGGTGCATTGGTAACTACTGTTCTAATCTATGTTGTCTAATCAACACGAATATAGTCACCAACTCTGACAGCCGTCATTACAGGCCACCAGCTTTGCTATGTACCTAAAAATTTATCTGATCTAAACTAATCAATTTTAGTTTTTAAATTATTTATATGTGAAGCATCAGCACGATCTCCAGCATTTGGTCCATTGCCTAAACTAGCTAAACCATTAGAATATCTGGAGGACAAATCATTAAAAGTTCTGTACCAGCTTCTAATATCAGATGATAAAATCTATTCGCCTACAGCAACTGCCAATTTACTTCACCTCTTTATATTATAATATCAAAAAATTTAGACTTCGTCAATCTATATATAATACAACTTTTAATAGGTAAATTATCATATATTACCCAATTTCGGGAAAAGCAGGGATCGATATAAATGATCCCTGCCGCAATTAAAAATTCTACTTTCAAGTTTTGTCTCCCGCGTGTCGACCCTCTGCGGGCGGACCAGATTACATATTCGGATTATCTGAATAAACCGCCCAACAATAGCATCGCCAATGAAATGGTGGCAACTCATACTCATCAATCCCAACTTTAAAAATTCCATAATGCGATCTACAAATTCCTGTATCCTTATCACAATCTGGTTCACCAGTAATTTTAACATATTCGAACAAACCTGTGCGCTCATTTAATGTATCAAATACAGTATTTCTTAAACGTCGTGATTCTAACTCAATAATATGATTAATAGAATTGATTAGATTAGCTTTATTTCTATATTTATTATAAGCTGCATAATGCCCAAAAATAGAACTATTTAAAGTCCATCCATCTTTATGATAAATTAATTTATCTAATTCTGGGAAATTAGATAAATCTTTATCAGTAAAATTATATTCAGATTTAAACCATTCTTTAATAGCATCTAATATATCTTCTAAAGTTTTTCGCACAAAAGACTCAGATGATCCAGCATCAGGAGATTTTGAATTTAAAATATATTCAGTATGATCTTTTTCTCCCTACTCAATTATTGGATCAGTAATATCTTTTAATCTATCAAATTCACGTGAATCTATTCTTGTACGTTTCATATAAACCTCCAGAAATAAAAAAAATACCAGATCCAATTAGTTTATGGATCTGGGATATGGTGCCTGCGGGTGGGATCGGACCACCGACCTATGGGGTATGAGTCCATTGCTCTACCACTGAGCTACACAGGCAAAAACAAGACGGACTATAAACGCGTGTTGCCATTACACCATTTCCCCATGTGGGGAAAGCTGGATTCGAACCAACAGTACGTGCTCCCTATGCAAAAGAACTATTGCTGACCCGTCTTTGAAATGGAGCGGCTAACGGGATTCGAACCCGTGAACCAACCTTGGCAAGGTCGTATGTTACCACTACATCATAGCCGCATGGGAGGTATGACAGGAGTCGAACCTGCATTCGTAGAGCCACAATCTACTGTCCTACCGTTGGACGACACACCACATATCTAGGCAGTTTCTCAATTGTTGGGAATCGAACCCAAAATGTCAGCTTTGCATGCTAATGTCTTACCTTTAGACTACAATAAAGATTTTGCTGTAACTGCCTTATAAGTACCGGCACAGGGAATCGAACCCTGGTTACCGGTTTAGAAGACCGGTGCTCTATCCGCTGAGCTATGCCGGCTTATGCATTAATCAATCTCGGAATCACTGGCAAATATTTCTCCTGAAGTTTCTTTGTGAGAGTGCCTTTCCGCATAATATGATCTTTCATATCAGCCTGCTTAACCATAATCGCATAAAGGTTTTTAGACCTTACAATTGTGTCAATATACTCACCATATGAATCCTCATGTTTATGAGTAAGAAGATCAACTGCGATATAGAACTTACGCCGTGTATCTTCATCCTCAATGCAGTTCTGAAGTTCACTCCAGCTGCATTTTGTATCCTCGATTACATCATGAGCAATAGCAACAGCCCGAACCATGTTCTGCTCTTCTATTGGCATCAAAACAAATCGAGGATCATCTTCAACATATTTTGTCACCATCATTGCGTGTTCTAATTTCTTGGCGGAATAATGCTTTCGCGCACATTCGAACACGCGAGACATATCTGCTGAATTCATAATAATCAAGACTCCTTTTAATAGCTACTTTTGATTAATCACTCAAATGCTGTTATTACCTTACGGTATTTGCTGTGTGAGTCTTTGGTGCGGGATGAGGGACTCGAACCCTCACACCATAAGGCACATGATCCTTAGTCATGCCTGTCTACCAGTTCCAGCAATCCCGCATAAGGTGGGGTCGTTAGACCCCTATGAAATTACCTACGGGCTCCTGCATAATGCAGTCAGTGCTCTTGCGTAGGCGAGTACCCACCCAGGGAATCGAACCCTGATCGATCGGTTCGTAGCCGATTACTCTTTCCGTTAAGCTAGGCGGGCATATGGTGACGGGTTGCCTACGGGATTTTGCGCTGGCTTTTACTCTCATGACCGTTCCGGCCGCACACGAATCTTTGAGCTTCCCGCCCGTCTGGTACCTGACATGGGATTCGAACCCACACTTGACTGGTTCTAAGCCAGTTGCCTCTTCCGTTGGGCTAATCAGGCATAAAAGGGGTAGTGAGCGATATATAGGGATTAGGAGGAATCCATCATGAAAGGAGGTATGTCGGAAACGGGTTGCTCACTACCCGAAGTGCCCAAGGTGGGATTCGAACCCACACCCTTTCGGATCCGATTTTGAGTCGGACGCGTCTGCCAATTCCACCACAAGGGCAAGTTGGTGCCCACGGCCGGACTCGAACCGGCACGTCCTTTCGGACAGCGGATTTTAAGTCCGCTACGTCTACCAATTCCATCACGTGGGCATTTCTTTATCTTACAAATATATTATATAATATATTTTTAAGATTTTCAAATCAACTGGCGGACGCGGTAGGATTCGAACCTACGGGGCTTGAAGGCCCAACGGTTTTCTAGACCGCCGCCATAGTCCACTCGGCCACACGTCCATAAAGCGGATTCCATTATCCTTATATGGTTTGCCGGAATCTAATACCGGAGTACACTATTGAAATCCGCTAAGCGCGCTCGGAAGGATTCGAACCTTCGGGCCCCAGATGGGACCAACGCCTTAGCAGGGCGCCGCTTTCGACCACTCAGCCACGAGCGCAAGAACTAGACACGCTTATCTTCCTGGAGCCGACCCAGTGCCTTCTTACAAATCCAAACTTCGTATCTTTAAAGAAAAATTGCTGACGTGTCTCGGCTGGAGCCTTCTATTGGAATCGAACCAATGTTCATGCTTTACGAAAGCATTGTCCTACCATTGAACGAAGAAGGCAAGAGGCGGTTAGCTGGACCGCCTGATGAATTAAAATCCCCAAAAAGTCTTGAAGAAGTTGCGGAACGGATCATTCAATCCAAGAATTACATCCGCGTCCTTGAGAGAAGTATGGAAGGTTCCATAGTCTTTACAGAAGGCTTGCAATTTTTCATTTGCAACTTTCTGTGCATCAAGAGCATCCTTGATTGCAGTTTCAACTTCCTTAGCACGCTCTTCACGCTTAGCCTTTTTCTCTGCTTCAGCAGCTTTACGAGCCTTGCGCACACTCAACGCCTTTTCTTCTGCGGCATTAAGTTCATCAACCGTGTCATATGCCTTGTTGGTTACTTCAGATAAATACTTCATAATTTCCTAATCTCCTTTATGAACATTTTATCTTATACCGGTATAAAATTGCCTTTCGGCTGGAGCGCCATAACAGATTTGAACTGTCACCTGCTGCTTGGAGGGCAGTGATGCTGCCATTACACCAATGGCGCATAGAGGGGAACTTCCCCTCAGATCTACGGCAAGCGTGCTGGGATCTATTCTTTTGGAAGTCCCAGCGGGTTGCGCTGCGTAGGGGTGGACCCGGGCCTTTCAGCCAGCCCAAACGGCGGTTTTTAGTCACGCTGGACAGCCTTGCGGCAGATCGTGCACTTTATACACAATCCACTACTTTTGCCGGTTGGTTACGGTAATCGCAAGTAGTCAGCGATTGGTCGGGATGAGTGGATTCGAACCACTGATCTTCGCCTTATCAGAGCGCTGCACTAACCAACTGTGCTACATCCCGGAAGCTTCCCCTGTGTCCAAGTACAACGGTACGCACCACAGGGAGCACGGCTACAATTCACACTATTATTCGCACTCACGCGCAATAGACTTGCTTATCTCAAGTAGTAGTGTGTAATCCAGATCGCCTATCATTTCAGCTTATCTGGTTGATAAGTAGTATCTAATGGACGCCACCCTTGTGGAGAGCTGTAGCCAACTTCCTTTGTCGAGTGGGTTATTTAATGACGCATTTAAACTCGGCAGGATTCTCACCATATACGCGATATACTGTTACATCGCCGCCAGCACTCGTAACAAACTCACTATATGTGCCGCCATACCGATCAATCCCTCTGTCTTCGACGATCCGATCAGTAGGGGTGTGATCAAATAGGAAATCTTTGTGTTTCTGATGGAGTTCAGCGATTGTCATTTTCATTCGTCCTTTCATCTTTTGGTGCCAGAGAGTGGAGTTGAACCACTGTATAGTAGATTTTCAGTCTACTGCCTTAACCAACTTGGCGACTCTGGCATATGGTGCGCCGGGGTGGAGTCGAACCACCGATGTTTCTTTGTAACGGATTTACAGTCCGCTGCCTTCGCCACTGGACACACCGACGCATATAAATGGCGACCCTGGTGGGAATTGAACCCACGTTCTTCGGCGTGACAAGCCGACGCGTTAACCACTGCACCACAGGGCCATAAAACAAGGTGCTTGTACTAAACTATGTTGGTATGCACCTACCCTCATCCCAGCGTTCGTCGCTCACGAGACGATCCGTTAGCTTCACGGATCCGCCGGACCTCAACCGGCACGTCATATCCTGTCAATTCAGGCTTTATGGGATTGAAGCGGCCCCTGAAGGACTCGAACCTTCGACACGCTGGTTAACAGCCAGCTGCTCTGCCAACTGAGCTAAGGGGCCAAAATGCGGTTTACTTTGCTTCTTTGTATACCGTTTTCCACTAAGCCACATATCCCCGAAGGGCCGGTGGTAGTTGAACCGCAAAATCCATGTTAACGGTTACTCATTTAGTTTCGTTGCCCGATGAGTACAGGCTGGTACCCTGTCCGGGGGTTGAACCCGGCCCTACAGCTTGAAGGGCTGTCGACTTAACCGATTGTCTAACAGGGCATAAGATGGAGAATTTTCAGATAGCTTATTCAGCATTTCTAAATATCTCCAAAAGTGACCTACTCCGAACTTCATATCGGTATGCCGCATATGGAGTCGAACCATCTTATCCAGTGGATCGCCACCGGCCGGGAACTCCACTTCCCGCCTACGGGGTTCGGTTACTAATCACCGCCTATTGCGAACTTGCGGGCGGCCTTCGCGACACCTTTAATTTCAGGTCTAAAACATACTTGCCTTACGGCGCAGGTCTGTATCTGCGCAGATCAGCACCGCCGATCGGTCGGCGCTGGCGTGAGTATCTTGATCAGAGCAGGACTTCTTATGAGCGCTCCCTTTTCTTGCTTCTGTTCAGTGGACTTGAACCACTCTCATAAGTGTCTTTTCCTCACGACGATCCGTTATGACCTTGGACAAAGGTAGCGGTTTCTTTAACGTCGACGCCGCCAAGCTGACTCGTGGCGGGAGTGGGACTCGAACCCACGACTCTCAGCTTATGAGGCTGATCTGCTACCACTGCAACATCCCGCGATATGAAAGAAAGTTTTCCCTCGAAAGGAGGATAACTTACAACCCTTGCGCGCAATAAGCCTTTTATTAGTCCTTAGGTTGACCCTTCTGTCAAACCATCCGACTGCTCATGCCAAGGAGCCACGGAGCTGTGAGACTTTCTTTTTGGTATTCACGCAACCTGGTGAGGATCACAGCGAGCAATCTCCAACACGTTCATATCATTTATATCCCGCATCAACGAAATCCTAGCGGTCCTCTTCGTTTGATCGCACTACAAGCGCAAGCACTTGCATCACCCACGTGAGAGATTAGTTTGGTGCAATAACGCAGTCTCCTACATCATTGTCCAAAAGTTGGTGACGACACGAGGATTCGAACCTACGATTTACTGCTTGAGAGGCAGTCGGCCTGACCTTTAGCCGATGTCGCCATATGGGGCTTACGCCCCGAATCGGTTTAAACTATTTTTTATACTCATCACCGTAGTTTGAGTTGAGTCGATATCATGTCTCGTGCCCTCTGCACTCCACGGGGCAGGGTTTTCTTTGAAGGGTTTTCCTTCCCTTACCTTACATATATATAATATCAAATTTTTTTAAATTTTTCAAGTGACTTTCATAATGGTTGGATTTGAGATCAATCAAACTCAGCAATGAACTCATCGCCCCAGCTGATGTTTGCAACCTTCATGATGCACCTAAAGCACTCTTCAATTTCCATATCATAATCATTGGTGAGATCCCACTCATCATCTGGAATGAAATCCCGCATCAGATTGCCATCGCAATCAAAGCGTTCATCATACAGATTATATATGTCGCTCGGATCCACATTAAGTTTCTTGGCAACCTTTTCTGCAATCTTCCAGATCTTTACCACAGGCAGCGTTCTTACAATATCAGCCATTTCTTTTTCCCTCCCTCAACCTTACATATATATAATATCATAATTTTTTATATTTTTCAAATTGAGGGTTTTGACCACTCTTGTACTTGCATACCATGAGCAGCAAACCATTGCTGGATCGGCACGCGCTCGCTACATTTATTGGTAGGAGCCTCATGCACGATCAAAGCAAAGTTTACATCTCCAAGGCTCGGTTCATTCTCCAATATTCGTGTTCTAAGCTATTCAAATCTTGCTTTGACTTCTTCGAAGTTGAGCTGGCTAAGTTGAACTGCATATCGTAATAAGAATTGACAACTCTCCGGCTCCATTCCACAAGATGGACCGCAATAGCCACCGAGATCCGGGCCAGGTGCAAATATAGGTGCTCGAATACCATTGATAACGCCTCGCTTATCTTTGAATTGATAATCTTGACCTTGGTTATTGTGGAACCACTTAGGATCCCAAACTGCCGTAGATATAGGAATCAGGTTAGGTGGAAAAAACCTAACCTGATAGAAGTAGCTTGTGTATATCGTCATACAAGATACCTCGCAGGTCCATAGTCGGGAACCTTCTTTAGTACCATTCTGTCGATCTTACATTCATTCATGATCTGAGCCATTTCTTTGGCACGTTCATCACTCAAATCATAGAAGTCATCAGCATCCCAATGAGGGAAGCTAATCTTCTCATTGATGATATACTCATCACCCACCATATGTGCCAACGCAGGAATGAAATATGTGGTGAACTCGGTAGGGAAATCATCTTTTCCTTCCTTTTCCTTATACCGACGAACCCGCAAGTAATGGGACTCATGATCTCCCAAGTTGACACGTTCACTCCACGCTTCAAAACAAAGCCCGTTGCTGAGGTAGAGTTTAATGTCAAATTTCATACGGTTGACACGGGTGATATTCAGATCAGACATAGCTTCTTTCAGGCTATATCCCTGGTTCAGTTCGAAGCAAATCGCACGTAAAAAGTCATATGGCATATCTATCACACCAGATAGATTCACTACATCGTCGATTGCTTCTTGGTACTCTGGTAGTACTTTATCCATCATATACTCACGCACTTCATCTTGTGCAGGAGCACACATGGCAAAATGATAATGGAAGCGGCCAGGTCTGTTCAACATATACTGGCTAATATCTTCCAATTTATTGCAAGTCACAATGAAAAGTTTATGTCCACCATCAATGCCATCAAATAGTGAAAGTAATTCATCCTGTGGATTCCAATCCTCTTGCTTCGCAAAAGTCTTTTCAAACTCATCAAAAATGACTACACAATCTTGATCAATAGAGGAAATAAAGTCTGCAAGACCAGCAATAGCCGCACTCACAACAATCACAGGAAGATTATCCTGGATCGCACGATCGGCTACTAGCCGCACAAATAGACTCTTACCAATACCCTTTTGACCAGAAAGAAGGACTCCGAAATTTCGATCCATAAGATGATAAGATTTCATAACCTTATCAACTTTGGCGGAACTGGATCCATATATCTTATCTTCGGTTACAGTAAGATCATGCCGAGCAGTAAGATAAAAACCGGTCATCTTATTAAACTCAACATTATATGACCCAACCGGAAGATTCCGAAAGGTTTTTACATCTTCTCCATATACTTGGTATCTGCTACCCGCATTTACTATATTCATTACATTACTCCTCTTGACTAAATAAAGCCCTGCGCGGGTCCAGTATTGCTCGGCATTTCAGGCTTGCCCCGGACCTATTGTGAAATTTGCTGGGAGAATTTCTATACCATTACCGCACGCGCGAACAGGCACCCAAGGACTCGAACCTTGACCAACGGTTTTGGAGACCGACATGCTACCATTACACCAGGCACCTATAAGGGAACCCAAGATGGTGCAGGCACCTTCCTGGGCGGGCATAAGCCCTAATACAAAGTCGGGATGACAGGATTCGAACCTGCGGCTTCTTGGTCCCTAACCAAGCGGTCTACCAAACTGAGCTACATCCCGATATGAGAGGTTCCAGTGGGAGTCGAACCCACTAACAAGGGTTTTGCAGACCCATCCCCGGCCGACGAGGGTTGGAACCTATATTGACGATTATCGTTTTCGTCTCATATACCATCACATTCTTTCTTATTTACTAGTGCCCGTGGCGAGAATCGAACTCGCGATGCACAGATTAAAAGTCTGTTGCCATACCACTTGGCTACACGAGCATATGGTGGACAATGGGGGATTTGAACCCCAATCCGTTCCCGTTTTCAAAAACGTGCCTTTCGGATGTGGCTTTAGGTCGACCACGCTAACGCAGTACCGCTCTTTGGCTACGGCTGATAACTCGGATGCTCCCCTGATGCATCAATCATTGCCCATAAAAAGGTGCGGCGGAAGAGTTGCGGATACTACTCGGCCTCTTGCTACGGGTCTCATTACCAACGCCGCATATGTGTCACCTTGCCAGGTGTGGTGGAGCCAGTGGGATTCGAACCCACGACCCCCTGCTTGCAAGGCAGGTGCTCTAGCCAGGCTGAGCTATGACCCCATATTGTAACTTGGGTGTGCTATTACGCCAAAGGAAGCCGCCATTATCCATAAGGCACCGTACATAGGACGACTAGTTTGCGTAGCCTATGATGGCTTTTTCGCCGCTGGGGCATCCCCACTCCTTAGCTGATGGCTGCTTTTAAGCCTACAGTCCCAAGTGGTCTGGAGGGTTTTCCCGCGTAGCAACGGTTATCCTTCTCCATGCAGGTTTGATTTCTGGAGCTCAACCTACTGAACGTCTCCGAAGCCTTTTCTAATTCGATTTCTCCTATTCGGTAGCTACATTGGCCTGGTCCGGGGTGACGGGCTCGAACCGCCGACTTCCTGCTTGTAAGGCAGGCGCTCTCCCAGCTGAGCTAACCCCGGATAAAATGAACAGTGCAAGCGGTGATCTTGCCAAACGCGGTATCGCCTATATCCGTGCAGCGAGCGTTGGTAACCATCCAACGGCTTCCACCCACTGCATGGGGATTCGAACCCCTACACTACGTTCCTGTCGAAGTGCGCCCGCAGGGACTCGAACCCTGGACCCGCTGATTAAGAGTCAGCTGCTCTACCAACTGAGCCACGAGCGCATAAAGATCATATGGTTAGCGTTTGGCGATCGTGCCAGTTAACGCCAGCCCCGTGTTCTTACTAACCTTTGTACGATTTATCGCGATTTACGTACTCGGCTTACTAGCCTCAGCTTTCAGAGCGTTGCCCCATGTGTCATATTTGGAAACCAGAGAGATTTTCTTTAGGGCTTTTGCCCTTCCCTCATCTTCCTTATATATAATATCAAAAATTTTTAAAGTTTTCAAATGACTCTTAGCTTAGCGCGATTACGGAGTTCATATCCCAGATACAAATATCCATAAAATCTGCACCCTCACCAAATAATTCATTAAAATATTTGGCCGCACGAGAGTAATCTTCAGTACCATCTTTCTCTTTAGTCGCATCCCGCATAAAGATTGCATCGGCATGCCGAGCATCTTTAATGGCATTGACAAACATATAGATTTTTTGGATCCTCTCTTGATTTGTCATTTGAAAACCTCCTTTTGACATTATTGGTCGGGCACCCTGGATTCGAACCAGGGACCAGCTGTTTATAAGACAGCCACTCTTACCACTGAGTTAGTGCCCGATATGGTGGAGCTGACGGGAATTGAACCCGTGTCCGAACCACAACACATATCAAGAAATACTTACGCGATAGCCAGATTTAGGTGATGGCGCACACAAAGGATAAACCGGATATCTCCACCACTCGCCTTTTAGGTTAGCGAGAAACCACGAGCCAAGGATTCTTTGATCCGCAAGTGTTTACCTCTTGGCAGGACACTGTTTAGGAGTCTCAGCCTTATCAGGCAGCGAGACGATCTTCGAAATAATTGTCAATTCTTTTTCTTTGCTGCTTAAGGCGCACCGCCTACCCGCGTTCTTGATACTCATCATGACCCGTCGAAACCAAATCAGCCCCATAAAAATGGTGACCACTCGCGTCCCACCACCCTGTTCTACTTGCTTATTGGTCAAATGATTTCGTTACTTAATCTGTTCTTCGGTTGTTCTACTTTCGCTTGCGTTCATCAGTAGCCTTCACAGATAGTCCATGCCTCACTAAATCTCCCAAATCGTCTAAGTAGTCATGCGCCTAAGCCTTGTCCGTCACCAGAGAGCCACCGGTGGGAGTCGGACCCACGATCTCTCGCTTACCAAGCGATTGCTCTACCACTGAGCTACGACGGCATGTGCGCAAGGAACAAGTAGTTAGGTGATTTGTTAAGGCCCTAGCCATTAACTGTTCCTCACTTTATCTTTCTTTCTTTTTTTACGACATATAGAAAGATACAAAGTAATGTCGAATACAAACTGCATGGGAGTCTCCTGCCATGCAGGCGTAATCAATCCTCATAAAGTTCAGGCTCAATGCCGAACTCGGCACAAGCTTCCTCGAACCAGTCAAACTCATCATCACGATAAGCCTGACGTCCAGCTTCAGAAGAGAATACAGTAGAAGAATACCAACCATTGATGCCCATAATCAGTTCCTCCTTCGAAGTCTCTTATGTGTTCCTCAACCTTACATATATATAATATCAAAATTTTTTAAAGTTTTCAAATGACTTTATCCTTCGTTGGAATCAAGCATCTTAATCAACCATACATGTTTCCAGTTAAGGATCGCAAGAAGATTATCTTCTGCGTCATAAAGTTCACACCAGTCGCTACCGCAAGATTCCCAATGATCCGCAGTCTTGAATTCGATATACTCAGAAGCGTTGTAATAAACTCTCATTTGAATACTCCTTTCGATAAAAAAGGTGTCACACCAAAGCATGACACCAATAGCTCACAGACCCAATTCATTCATCAGACGTTCCAACGTCGCTTGTTCATCCTCGCTCATCTCAACAGGACTTGCGCTCGTTGCGGGTGCTGGCTCGTCTTCATCAAAATTGAGATCTCCACCATGTCCATTGAATGTCACCGGGGTTTTCGGACAAGTCATACTGATCGCAATCTGTACAACCTCTCCATTTTCTTTGCTATTGAAGTAATACTTTTTATCTTGTTCGCCCAAATAATCTGCTCCAACCGCAGCCGCAAAACGTTTTATTAATGCGGCCTTTGCTTCATTGCCTTTCGCCATTTTCAAAGTTCCTTTCTTACTTTCTGAAAATATAATATCATATTTTTTTATGAAAATCAATCATTTTCTCTTTGATGATGTGATCTATAACACTCATAGCACAAATACCGATCAATAGAAGAATCCCACCAAAGATCTTCAAATGGATACACTGATCCGCACTCTTCACACTCACCCATGTTCTCTTGATCTCGGCAATTGCTACAAATCATAGAATCACTATCAGCAACACTCTTTTTATTACAACATACACAAGGCACTTCTGCGCCAGTAAATAATACGTCCGTAACAGCAGGAGGTAACTGCTCGTCATCATAATTGTATCCATATGTCATAACCCAAGGTGAATATGTATGACTCTGAATCACGTCATTAAAGTTCATAGCATTATCCGCATTACGGATATAGTTCTTAGCAGGAACAATCTTTACTCCTTCACTACGACGTCCAGAACTTACAATGAACTTCGTTTCCATAAAGTATACAGTTTCACCATTAATATTCATCTCACCTTTAAGGCCCCAATGATGGAACTTATGATGAACGATATAACGATTCTTAAATGTTTCCCAAGAGATAGTTGGATCGTTATATTCATATCTGAATCTTTCCAGTTCAAGTTCCCTCTGCTCTTTGGCTTCAAAGTATTCCAGATCTCGAATCATTTCAGAAATCAATTCCAGACCACGATCTGTATGGAAAGGATACTGGCGTCCCGCATATACGATCCTATTTTTACGATCAACGTGCAGATATACGCGCCATTTTTTATCATTCCACGGCACAGATTCAGGGAATCGAGGAAGACAAGCAGGCTCTTTGCTTTTGAGATATGCCATAATGGTACAATTATCCAACATATAGCTGATATTACCAGTGCGGTATTCTCCATCAAGAGCGTGGCAACTACGCCATCCATGATTATTTTCACTCGCTGAAAGATAGTCCAGTGGATGAATAGACAAGCATAAAATGCCAGTAACCTTATTGGATTGGATCAACATAGATAGCTTTTGACGCACATCTTCCGCATTCAATCCAAATTCTTTCATTAGCACTTTTGACAGTTTCATTCCACGAGGAAAATCACCATATGGCGCCGGCAGTTTATTTTCCAGGATACCATCATAATTATCCTTAAAAAATCTATACATATCTTCGCCATATTCACGATAGACCCAGTCAATAAACTCGTCAACCTTGGATTTCTTGCTATTTTCATCCAGATCAAATACAACGGGATCTTTCATCTCATAGATTAACGATCCTGTGCTCTGGAGGAACCACTGTTTTTGTTTTTCCCAGACTTGAAACCACTTCTCCGTATGCGGTGTCTCCGGTAAATCCTGTGACGCTTGAATTACTTGATTGAACTGGTTTTGAATTTCCTCGTACTGCATTTTGACAATCCTCACAAATATAGTTTTTTATGTCTACTTCTTTAAGTCTATAACTATTGAGATAATACCCTGTCCCGCACGTTTTGCACCATGCAATCTGATGCGCAACTTTATCATGGCAATCCAAACACATGGTCAATTCGTTCTTTCCATGTTCCATTTTTACCGGAATTACCTGAGTGCTTGGCACTTCTTTGTGGCACCAGTCGCAATGCTCGAACCCAGGTTTTGGTAAAAAATTCTTGGTATACCAACTACCTTCATCATCATAATATAGATCATCATAAATCAAATTATGACGACCCATATAATTGTAGTAATAATCATATGCGGGAATATACTTATAAGCATCCATGTCCTTATGATCTTGTACATAATACAAAATCTGAGCAACTTTGTCAATAGTTTCATACAACCAATCAACATGAAGTCTTTCGACTTCATGGTGCTCGTCTTGATATCCTACTGACAAATTCACGGCCGCGAATCCCCATACTGGTGCTAACACGCTTATATCAGTAAAAGTTCCCCATTCAGTTTTGAAGCCAAATTGAGTTATAAAATCCTCAAAATCTCTGTTATCACATTCATAATATACTGCATCATTTCTATTACGACGATCCAACTGTATCATGAATTTAAGGTCAACAGGATACTTCGGCATAGTTGCAATCAGCTTGCCTGCACCAATACATCCAGATTCCTCCCCAGTTGTAATGATTACATGAGGCTTTAGACGAAATCGTTTTAGTAGCATCACTATTGCAAATACGCCAGCACGGTCATCAGCTCCCGCACCATCAGGATTCCAAATTACCTCCTTCTCAGGATCATAATAGAAGTTCTCTATTGAAGGAGTCAATTTGAATACTGTATCTGCATGAGCAACCAATGCAACTGGGATCTCACCCAGTGCATAAATATAAGAAGGAGTTACTGTCACATTATCCTGACCATATTTTGAGACCAAAAGATCCCGCATCAAAGATAGAACTCCCCGTTCGCTAAGACTACATATATTTTGATAAGTTCTGCGATCTTTGTCATTCCAAGTTGCCATTTGTCACCCTCTTCTCTCATCTTTCTGAATATATAGTATCATATTTTTTATTATTTTTCAAGTCAACCTCTTTATGATTAGGATGTGCGAGTTCCGCGGTCCGCACAAACATATCACAATAATGGCATCTTCCCTGCATACAAGTTTGTCCGCAGTTCACTCGTTTTAAAGCCATCTCTTCATCCAACATTGCACATGGAATACTTGATTCACAATTCTTAATTAATATATGCAGTCCATCTGCGAAGCTTCCTTTTGTATATATATCAATTAAGGCTTTTTCTCTTTCAGGATCGACATCATAAAGTTCAATTACATCGACATATGGTTCATAGTAGGGTAGCCATTGCGGGATAATCCAGAAATGGAATAAACCTGGGTCTTTTGATTTAAAATTATTCCACTCCGTTGGGCGACCTATTGAGGGATGCACTCGGATAGAGGCGGGCGATTCGAAGTGATCTAGACATTCTTGAACTTTTGGTAACATAAAAGTCAAAGGTTCAGTTAGCATAATAGAACATGGATTCATCCAAAGCAAATACCGCAACTCATTAAAGTTTGTAACAGGATAATGGTACATTGCTTTATTATTAAACCCGTTTTGGCGCAAACTTTTTAAATCATCAATTGAATATAGGTCCAATATGATGTTTGGATTTTCAGTTCCAATTGCAGTTAGCTTGTCCGCACTAACATTGCAACGTACTATATCTCGAATCTCAATTATAATTTTCTTATCTGGATATTTTTCAGATGCTTCCAATGCTTGATCCAATTTATTGATAGAGTATCTTATTTCATCTACTTTATCAACTTTAGCTGGTATTGCGTGATATGATGCACAAATTTTCATTCTTTCAACTCCAATAACCCGGCTCCGGGAATGGAGCCGGGTTGTTTTTTCATTTTTAATGCTTAACGACCTGATAGAAGGTGGTCCGACGATTGCCTTTATCGGTTTTCACATTCTCAACCGTCTTGCTGATCTCATCGTTCTTAAACAGAACGCCGAGTCGATAGACGATTTTCTGCGCAGACGCGCCATCAATCTTAGCCACAATATCTGCAACACTCATCGGCGCATCAGCGTCTGTGAGGATCTGCATAATATTCGCGCTCATGGTATCATCCTTCGCGCGATGCGCTTGCTGATATTTCTTGCTCTTGGCTGCACGCATATCCATCAGTTCAACCTCGTGGTCAATAAACTCAAGCAGTTTCTCCTGCCCAATAGGATCATCAGATGTAAAACTGGATCCTTCAACCATCGCTCGCAGATAGTTATAACAATCTTTCTTCGTGATTTTCACGTCCGGGTTCGCCATAATTTAAGTTCTCCTTTTAATCTTTTTTCTTATATTATACCACATTTTTTTCAGGTTTGCAATTATTAGGCGGTTTCCTCGCCTTTGGTAAAATCCTTCTTGAACGCTTCCCAGTTAGCACTCCAGAATTCTCTCACCAGTCTTGCAGTTTCAATATCTTCCGCGTCTGCCCAGGAAACAGTCGGAACAGTAATTCCGAAGTTATAGAGAGTCGGACGAGTCAGATTATATGCAGACTCTTCGGTGTGATAACGAGGATCCGGGATATTTATCTGATGTCCATTCTTATCGGTCACATGAATGATGTGCTTACCCTTCATGCAGGACTTGCATAGCAAGACCTCTTCAGTGGTTCGAGGACTCCACCGGATGTTACGCCACAGACGATAGCCAGGCATATCAGATGTGAAGATCTTGGGTTCATTATCCCATCTAACTATACCATACTTGTCGATCCAGTCAGCAATTACCTCTTTACTGATCGGCATAACAACCGCAGTCATTTCTTCACGACGCTCCAATGCCCCACAGTTTTCGCATTCTCTGTATCTATCGTTAAAGCAAGATTCACAGTAGATGAGACCGTCAGGACCAACTACTGAATCCTCTTCGTCGACTTCACAACCGCATATGTCACAGTATTTGCGACCATCGCAGTCACGGCAAATCAGAGTGTCGGCACTCTGCTCTTCGTACTCGATTTCACATCCGCAGACCATGCACTCAGCAGGACCACTGATGTTAATAGTACCAGGCAGATTGCTCATCTTAGAGCCAGCACGGAAGCATCCAATGATGTCATCGTCACCCAGGTCATTGTACATATAGTTGGTGTAGAAATCCACACAACGATCAGTGTCACGACGGTACTGATAGAAGTCGGTGTGGACATCTTCATAAGTCCAACCATACGCATTGCCAACCAGCTCTTTAACCCAGTTGATGCACTGGATCGCAAAGTTTTCCTGATGGTAAGGGTAGTGACGGTTGCAAAGGATCACGTCTTTGGTAACAATGATCCAAGCACGCCATTTCTTGGAGTTCCAGTCATCGTCTCTAAGAATGGACATATGCTGTTTGTCGCTACGAAGATAGGCGCAGATTACCATAGGGCTATTCATCATCTCGACGGTGCCCAGACGATAGCAACCCTCTTCACGCCAAGACATACAGCTAGACCAGCCATTCGCATTATCAGAAGCGGTAGCGTAGTCAAGAGGATGGATAGAAAGGCACAGAGTACCCTTCAGTTTCTTCTGGTTCAGAACCTGGGAATGAGCGATGCGGAATTTCTCCCACTGTTCGGTCATACCCAGCTGGGCGCACAGCTGACTCATAGCACGAGTAATCTTCATACCCTGCTGGAGCTGAACTTTGCGACCATTGTCAAATTCGACAGTGAAGGACTTAATGTCTTCGTAGTCATACCAAGTGCTTCCCGGATTCTGGACCTTGCGATAGCCCAGATACAGAGTATTCTCTACCATAGTACCGGCATTCTCGATGCCATTGGTAATGGCGTCCCGCACCGCAATGAAGTCATAGTTGCGCGCATTCACCGGAATGTTGGTGAACGCACGATAGAAGTTGCTAATGAACTCAGACTGCTCCTGGATCATCTGGCGCATATCAGAACGCAGGTCATCCTCGTTCTTGAGATATTCAACCTCACGCTCAAGGATCAATTTGTCCCCAAACAGGGGAGCCAGATACTGACCCTTATTCTCACGCCAGAACCGGAGCAGGTAATCCACATCACAGAAATCTTCATTATGGGAATGGGCATTCTCTTTACGGTAAGCATCAAACAGTTCAAACATCATTTATCCCTCACTTTCTATAAATATAATATCATTTTTTTTTAATGTTTTCAAGTGACTGTGGAGTTAGACCAGACGGCAGTACCACACTACCGTCTGCTTAACACCATTGTATTCCTTGTGTTCCTTCACTTTCATGCGCATCGTTACAGTTTTTCCTTCAGCCAGATCCTTGGAGGAGCTGTTCCAAACATAAACGTTCTTGTCAGCATCTTCCATGATGTGCATATGATTGGAACCATACCGAGTGTCGAACTTCATATTCCGTTTGATAGTCACTTCTTTGACTATCCACTCGCCCACATTACCCTGATATTCAGAAACACTTGGAGTAGCGATCAAAGCATTGACATATGCAGTAACGAAGTCTTCACTCTTCATAGCCAGGTTTTCAGCATCTTCCGGATCCCGCACTTCATCCCAGTCCAGCCGGATCGCTTCGATGCCTTCGGGCAGATCTTCGGGCACTTCCATCTTGGAAGGAGTATACCACTTGAAAGTGGTGTTGAACCAGGCCGCACGGTGACCTTCTTCATCAATAGTGAAAGACTTGAAATACTCAGAGATCTCTTCACTATTGCCCTTATACAGGGTGATATAGCCGGCTTCACCAAAACCGAAGGCGTTGCGGGCAGCGAATTTTACACGCTTCTGCTCGGCTTTTATAGCCTTAGCTTCAGCGCGCTTCTCTGCCGCACGATCCTGGCGGGCACGCTCAGCATCAGTATACCAGCGTACAACGATCTGCTTTTTACCAGATCCACCACAACCGTAGCACCGGCTACCATCCATAGAGTTCCAGGAATAGTGACCGGATCCACCACAGCGCGGACAGTTACCAAACAGTTTTACGAACATTTTGCCATCTTCCAGGAAGGGTTCACCGATCATTTCCATATTTTCGTAAGATTTTGCAACCGCCATCCAAATCAACCCCTCTCTCAACTTTCATATATATTATATAATAATTTTTTATAAAAATCAATGAAGCACAAAGTGACTTAGGTGTTCGAGTGCAAAAAAGAAGCCGGCATATAGTATGCCGGCAGGTGTTAATCTGAGGGGAGATTACTCTGCCACCTTAAACAGAGTAACCTTCTTCTCTCCCTCAGCCTTCACGAGGGTACCCTCGTCCACCAACTGCTTGAGCAGGGCGGAAGCCTTCTGAGTGGAAAGCTCGAAGTGCTCGGCGACATCCTTGGCGCGCACGCCATCGGTGCCGGTGACGAAATCAGCCAGCTTCACCTTGAGCTCAGCGTTCTCCCGCTGAGTCTTGGTGGGCTTGCGGGTACCAGACTTGGCATTCCGCTTTTCGAGTGAAGCCTTGAGAGCTTCCAGCTTCTCACGAACTTCATCGGTCAGTTCAAAACCATCGAGAACAGATTCCAGGGCGGCGGTGTAAGTTAGACGGGTCTTTTCCATAAGCGTTACCTCTTTCTCTGTTTTTAAGGGTTTGTCAGCTCCCTCATCTTTCATATATATATTATCAAAATTTTTTTATGTTTTCAAGTCACTATGAAGATTGGTTAGGTCTATCGGAGAATATTATTGCCTTGCAAGCAAGGGACTTATAACCTTAGTTCCTAACCAATTGGGTAGGAAAGTAAACCACTCCCACCCAGGATTACGTTATTCGGCAATTAAGGCGAGTTAGTTTTCGCCACCAGCCGATCGGAGCTACCGCATGTTCAGCGATTATTTAAGGAACTATTCAGTTTCCACTCCTGCCACAGATCCATGCTGTGACGCCACGCCGTAGATCATTTGATATAGCGCTTCCTACGGCACGCGCTACAAGTTTACTCTCATTTAGGAGGAGCCCATGCTATCGAAGGGCAGTCACATCGTCACATGAATCAACTACACACGATGTGGATGCGGCTATTGAGGGCGCCGTACTCACTTACGCGGATTTCGTTTTACCGAACCGGGACGCGTGCCCTGCAGTCTTTCGCTTAAGCACCCACTGCCATTTGGTTTGCTAATCACTCGGCGTCAGCCAGAGTGAAGAGCACGGTCCGCTTCTCGCCGTCAACCTTTTTCAGGCTTCCCGCATCCACAAGAGCCTTCAGAGCGGCAGAAGCCTTCTGTACGCTCACGCCGAAGCTCATGGCAATCTCGCCAGCCCGGTAGGCACCACCCTGCTCGGTGATGTAGTCCAGGATCTCAGCCCGGAACTCAGCCTTGGCTTTGTCAGCCTTGGTCTCACCGGTCTTGGCTTTCAGAGCAACCCGCTCCAGCCGGTCGATCTCTTTCTGAATGACGTCCCACGCCATGCGGGCTTCGTCGGTGTCGATGGTTCCCAGAGCATCCTGAGCCAGAGCAAACGCGGTCTTTTTGGTCATCTTCATCTTTTCCATGGTATCAATCCCTTTCTGCGCTCTTGGCGCTGTCGTTTATTGTGAGGAGGGCTTTTTCCCTTCCTTCATCTTACATATATATTATATAATATTTTTTTTAAGTTTTCAAGTCACTTGGTATTTCGTCAGGTCCCATCCTTCATTGAGCGCCATCTCTACGATGTGTTCCGGTGAAGAACTTTCGATGATTCCGAGCATCACCATTCGGAATGATAAATCAGATGCTCCGAACCAATCTATTAGATCTTGCCGGATTCGGTCGGTGTCTACTGTAATCGTTCTTTCTTCCACGCTTTTCTTTCCCCCTTTCACTGTATATATATTATCAAATTTTTTTTATGTTTTCAAGTGACTGCGGGGTTCGAGTGGATCAGCCGTAAACCCAACCATTGGCAATGCTTTCTTCAATGTCTGAAGCATATCGCGCACGCGGATTAGCTTCGAGTTCAGCAATGCGCTGTCTCAACCGCTCGATTTCACGATCACGCGCTTCTTTTTCACTCAGAGTGACAATCTCGCAAGACCAGGGAGTCAGACGAAAAGAGCAAGAATTACCGCACGTAGGACAACGTACAATGTCATCGCAGTCGCCATGACCAACGATTTCGTTGCGGAAATCATTATCGTTACACTCAAAGATGGTTCCGCACTGCTTGCATGTGACACGATAGTTGGCTATTGTTTTCGGTGTCGGGGCTTTGATTACTCTAATCATAAGTTTCTTTCCTCCCTTCATCTTACATACATATAATATCAAATTTTTTTCAAAATTTCAAGTCACTATTGGTTTCGTTAGCAACACGCATCAGTTCTTTGTAGAGATTCCGAAGGGTTTCGCGCAGGCTTTCGTTTTCAGCACGGAGTTGACGATTTTCATTATACAGGTCGTTGTAACGACTGAGGTCGATCCGAATCTGTGTATCATCCATCATGGTTTTCTTTCCCCTTTCACTATAGATATAATATCAAAATTTTTTTAAACTTTCAAATGACTACTGGGTTCGTTTAGATCTTTCTCATAATAGTATCAGCTCTTGTTCTAATTCTGTGATCCAGCGTTTATCATTAATATCAGTCGCGCATTTTAACTGGTTAAGATACTCTTCGAGCCATATTGAAGGATATTGTGCCGGATTTTCACGATGCAATTTGTGTGCTTTGTTGCTGAGTTTACGGTACTTGCCGTTCATTTTTTCCATTTCCCGTATCTCCCCTTTCACTATAAATATATTATCAAATTTTTAAAAAAAAATCAATCGAGCCACAAAGTGACTCGATAATGTGTTATGCGCCAGACTAGCCATTTTTGATATTTTCTACGACAGATCGTGCGGGATCCCAAACACCGCGCTGTTCATCCCATGTTCCACGACCCTTGGAGTCACGTAGGATCTCCTTTTCCGCGATCTCCAAAGCTCGCTTTAGTTGTGCATTCTCTTGGATCAGGGCAAGGTTCTCTGCAGCCAGCTGTTTTGCTATCATAATGGTTTCCAGCACAACGTCAGTCTTTTGTTCATTCAATTTCTGGATCTCTTTCATATTTTCCAGCAGATCAATTTTCTCTTGCGGTGTCATAATCATCCGAAGTTACCATAAAAGCCATCAATGTTAGTCATTCCCGCAGGCGGGGTCCAGGCTTTCCTTTCTTCATAGTTTTTTACTTCGATTTGAAGATCCTCTTTTTCATGCTCAAGCTGATGAATCTGCTCATGACATTTGACCAATTCAGCCTTGGCCGCATCCAACAGTGCTTTGTATTCATTTATGGTTGCATGAAGTTCCCTGTTAGTCTGAACTGCAAGACGGTATGCGTTCTTGTAGTTGAATTCTGCCATTCAGATCACTCCTTTTTATGATATTCGCACATTGCACATGCGCCAGGATGATAGCAGTCATCACAATGAGTGTATTCATCTACCTCATCGTCATAAACTTCATCGTTCAGATCCTCTTTCAGTTTATCCAGTCCAGTCTGGAACTGCGCAAATACCTCTTGCGCAAAGAGATCAGGAGTAATATCCATATCGTAATACTCCCGAATAGTCCAAAAGATATCATTGAATTCATCCATTACCGCATTCATTGTTTCAGCGATTCTTTCGTGTGTAGCCATTTTATATCCCTCCTTCACTATAAATATATTATCAAATTTTTTATAAAAAATCAAAAGACCTCTAATCACTTAGAGGTCAATTGTAATGTCGCCCAGACTTATTTTTTTAAGTTTTGGGCCATCATAATGAAAGGGAGGAAATTTTCGTTCTTGTCGGATCCCATTAGATACATCAGCATCATTGGATCCATATCTTTCAGACTGCCGTTCATCAGCACAAAAGGGAGCATATCATCCATCTTTCCGTCCTGCATAAGAAGGAATGGGAGCATATTGCCGAAAGGACTGTCCGCACTTGCGTTTTTATAGTCTACCAAGGAGATGATTTTGGTTACAAAATTGAAACCGAATGGGCTCTTGGTAGGATAAATAACCTGACGGGAACCATTTGTGATATCTACAACATCAAGAGTGTTACTATCACTGGTATCAATTACGAAGCAATAATGCTTATTGTGGATAACAATATCACCCATTTCGACGTCTTTAATGGCGACAGGCATCTTATAGAATAGAGAGGTTTTCGTGTTGATTGTGAATGGATCTACATCTACGATTTCATCATTGTCGAAGTCGTATAGAACGTATTTGCCGGTTTCGTTGCGCACAGCCATTCCGCGCATAGAGAGTGCAATAGCATCGCCCGCAGGACCAAAATCAAGATTCAGCATTTTCATGTTGTCTTTCTCCTTATTTATTTTTTCTTTTATTTTAGATTCTTTATCAATAAAATTATTTATGTAATCATATAAAGATTCTCCATCTATTGATACATTATTACTGTTAAGATTTAAACCAATAGCAGTTCCATTGTTTGATGGTATTTCAATAGTGTAATCTGATGCTGTATATGGATATGGATACATATCATTCGCATTGCTATATGTGCCGGTTGAGACAGATGTGCAAACGGATCCATTCCAGCTTTGTACTTTTGATATACTCATATATTACTCGTCTTCTACACCGTCACAGATGAAATCGTGTGTATGGACCCATCTCTGACATTCGTCGCAGATATCCTGCCGATCTACGAAAGGACACTCTTTGCAGTTTGTCATATCAATTTTAGCCATGTAGAAATCTCCTTTCTTATTTTCTATTGTTATATTATCAAAAATTTCTTAAAAAATCAAGCTGGGGAGTCAAAAATTCCGTCACAGGGAAAAATCGTTTCGTCACGAGGAAACGGAAACTTGATTTCGAAAAAAAATTATGGTAGTATAGAGAAAAGATAAGAGATTATAGCTTATCTGTACAGATAATTAGAAAAAAGGAGACTAAAGATGACTAATAAGATTATTTACACACGCCGCATTGCGATGAAGCTGATCGAGATGGGGAACATTCCGAGTGGCACAACACCTAATCCAAGTAAACCTGAGTTTCTCTGTTGGATCTTTCCAGTGAGTAATAAGTTTGAGAAGGATCTTCAAAGCATCCTTGATGAACGGAAGACGACTGCGCCGAAGAGCGCGGAATGAGATCCGAAGTGACTTTGAACCTGCGTTCGCGCAGGTTTTTATTTATGTGAGTAAAATTTTTAGGTAAAAAATCTACCATACTTTGTACAATTTTTGTATATAAGTGGAAATTTTAACAGCCATCGAGTGTACAAAAAATGTATATAAGTTATATACAAAAATTGTATACAAAATTTTCTATGAGATGTACAAATTTTTCTATTCCGTGTACAAATTTTAGATCGGGGTATAAACTATTTGTACAAAATTGGTCAAAAAAGTATAGGGAGTCATTTCAAAAAATCAAATTAAAAGAAAGGATTGTGATTTTGAAATGCAAATTTAGAAAAATTCACGTCAAATTCCGAGATCAAATGAGATTGTTGGAAATAAAAATTATTGTGATTTAGTTTATTCGTGGTTTTAGTGTGCATCTGAAATGGATGATAGCGGCCAACGTTATATTATGAATAATAGGATTAATATAAGTGGTATTGGTCGTGAAGTAGGAATGGATCGGCGCACCGCAGGAAAATATGTGAAACATTTGTATGATGCTGGACTATTGGAAGATAAAGGAGATCGTACACTATTGAAACTTTTAGAGAAGAATGTAGCGACTCTTGTACCTTGTCCAACATTGCGATAGATTATGAATTCATTGCATCGAAATAGTGTTAGTATATTTTCTTATCTTTTGGTGAGATATTTTGCGAATATGGAGAATCCTTATTTCATTACATATAATGAGTTAAAGAAGTATATTGGTATTTCTACTGCAACGTCTTCAAATAATGTAGTTGTTAGTGATATATTAAAGACATTACAAACATTAGGATTGATAGATTATATAATTATATAGACTGATGCAACGAGATGTAATATATAGATATAGAAAGTAACTAATGTATTGCCTGAATGAGTGTACATTTTTTGTATATAGGTGTACAATTTTTGTATATAGGATGTACAAAATTTTCCATGAGTTGTACAAAAAATAGTATTGAGAATAATAGAATAGAGAATAGAAATAGAAGGGGAGAAATATCTCCCTACGGTCGATATTTCTCCCCTATGGTTGACGAATGGGGAAAATTATGGTATTATATAAGCAGAATGGAAGGACTATGACCAAACAGAAAGGGACTATTGATTAATTCTACTTAAAACTGAATAAAATTGTAGGTGAAGGAGAAGTGGGTCAGCCGATCGGTGCTAGGTACCTATATACACTTTTCTCGTCTCCGTTATCGTTATTGCGCATTGTATACTGTATACAAAATACTGTATACTGGATACTGTATACAAAAAAAAAGAGCCAGGCTTTACAGCCTGGCTTATTTCTTTTTATCTGAGTCCAAAGGACTTCAAGAAGTTGTCGATCACATCACTAGGATCGGTTTCCTTCTTCTTCTCGGTCTTCGGAGTAGCCTGAACCTTCCAGTTCTTATTGAGGGTATCAACAACCGTGCAGATATCCTGAGCGAACTTCGTGATATCCTTAGCCTGCTTCTCACCTACAATGAAGATCTCCTTCAACTGATCCCCAGTGAAGCCAGCGTTCTTGATGCCGTGTGCCTTAAACCAGGCATTCAGTACCATCGCGCAGTCATCATCGGTGAGTTCATCATCGATCATGCGGTTGGCAAGTTCCGCAACCTTGACTCCATACTGAGCGCGCTTTCTTTCAGCTTCTTCTTTTGCTTTTGCTTCGGCTGCCTTAGCTTCTGCGATGTCCTCTTGGGCATGTTCAAGAAGGTTATAAAGGTCGTCAAATGAACCGGTTCCATCTGCGAGAGCCTTCTGAAGTGCTTCGATAATCGTCTTTTGATCCATACGTATGTCTCCTATTGTTTATATTTTATGGATATTCTCTTATCCTATTGTTATAATATCAAAATTTTTTTAAGAAATCAAGCTTCCGGTCGCAAAAGAAGCTTCCCCCGAGTATATTTTATCAAAAAATTGATAAAAAGTCAATAAAATGGTCATTTTTCTTGTTTTTTCTTGCAAATTGCTAGCAAAAACACGCAAAAATTGGATAAAAATCGTATTTTGTATCCAAAATACTGTATACAGTATCCCGATCGGTGCTAGACCGCATTTTCGGGAAAATTTAGGCGCATATGATGAGTTGCCATGCACTTTCGAACATATGTTGGGCCATATAGATCGCGGAATTTCGGCCCGAGTCGCCCGCGACCGGGCCGTCGGCATTACGGGAAAATTACAGAACTGTTACAAAACTATGAAATCGAAAATTGGATTCTGAATACTGTATACAATCGCGAAAACTGGCCGCTGCGCCCAGCAGCGGCCAGTCCAATAGAAAAACCCGGCTTTCGCCGGGCTTTGGTCATGCCTTTTTGGGGCGGTGGGCGGTGAGGGTTGCGGAGTAGTGAACGCCGTTCAGCACAAAGTCAACCTGCCGTTCCGGGTTGACAACCTCAACCGCTTCACAGGGCGAGTTATCAGCTCCGAAGCAATTAGCCATTGCCTGTATAAGCAACCGCTTGTCCGGGTTCTCTTTGCGCTCCCGTTTGCGTTCCTTGCCGTAGGCATCCACCGCACGACCTTTGCGCAAGTCCTTGCTCACCTGCTCCTGCTCTGCGGTCAAGGCGTATTCGGTAGCAGTGCCGTGGTCTACTTCCTGATCGTACCAAGCGCAATCAGCCTGTTCCCGGAGTTCGGTGTAGTCGATCCGCTCGTCCGGGTGCTCCTGCTCGTACTTGTCCAGATACTGGTCAATGAACTGCTCTTTGGTCATTTGGCTTCCCTCCTTTGATTTCCTGTAATTATTTTATCAAATTTTTTTTATTTTGTCAACAGGCAGTTTCTGCTTCCAGATAAGTACGTACAACTCGGTTGAACACTATCGTTGACAGATCAACTCCGAAGAACCGATCATTTTTGCAAAAGGCGTCCGGATATTTGCGGATAAAGAACGCCCGGGCTTGACTTTCCGCACCTTCGCAAGGGATTGTTCCGCAGTCAATCACAGAGCAGATTTCCGTTGACCCAACAGGGATCCCGTGCTTTTGGTAGTATTTAACCTCCTCTTGCAATCTCTGCTCCGGTAACCGGGTAGTCGTGCCGACTTTGGAACAAATCAGCTTGCCGTCCGAATCATAGAATTTGAACAGGTAAACCAACTGCTTTCCACCACGCAGAACCGCCTTGACCTTTTTGGTTACATGATAGAAAAACTTTTTTGCCTTCTCAAGCAGATCAGCAAACTTTTTGATGTAACCTTTGATTGTGCTTTCTGCGTACTCAACCCATTTGCGGATTTCCGCAGGGGTAAAACCGCAGGAGTCAAGATAGACAACCTGCAACCGCTTTGTGTCCGTGTCCTTAAACTTTTGGAAAACATCAACCTTTGTCATTTTGTCATTCCTCCTTAATTCATTTCATCAAATACAAACCAGTAAATCACCAACATGATTATAGCACTAATCAGCAAGATCGTCAACCCCAACTTGAGAAAGAAAATGCCGACCAGTAAACCGAGGATACCGAGGCCACCCAAAAGTACGAACAACCCGAACATACAGATCACTCCTTTCGCCTATTATAATACACCTTATGGGAAAATCCGTCAAGCATTTTTTCATGCGAATTTTGGTAAAATTTTTTCCCAGATCCGACATCATGCAAAATACCGGTCTTTTTCGGCTGCGTAGCGGCCGAAAAAGACCGGCTCAGCTGTTAGCTGAGCCGGTTGCCCTGGGGCTGTGCCGATTAGGCACGGGCGAACTTGTTCACCCGTTTAACCGGCACTTTGGTAGCCCGTCCCTCGTCCACCAGAGCGTTCACCAAAGCGGACACTTTCTGATTAGACAGTACAGAGAGCCGGGGATCACGCCCCATGATCTCAGTCACAGTGGACGGTTCAGCGGTGAGAACGGACAGCACCACCTCTTTCAGCTCGGCATTTTCGAGCTGTTTGGCGGTGGGCTTGCGCTCACCGGAGTTCCGCTTGACCTGCTGGTCACGCAGGGCGGACAGCTTAGCGACTACCTCAGTCATAGCCGGATCAGCGGACAGGGCGGAGATGGCAGTGGACAGAGCGACAACGTAGGTGAGTTTTTCCATAGGTATTACCTCTTTCTCCGTTTTTAGGAGTATCGGCTCTCCCTTATTACGGACTCATTATACTACACTTTCAGCGATCTGTCAAGGAGAAATTTCACTTGCCGGATCGGGCTTGCCAGTGGGGTGGCGGTGGGTGAGCCCCTTCCCTTCCGCACAAGTATTATCTCATAAACTTGTTTCAAAAGTGTTACGAAAGGATCACATTTAGGACATAACTTCCTGAACAAATTGTTAGTATTTTGGATACAAAAATGCGGAGATGCCTGCTGATGCGAAAATCTGGTCTTTCACGACTGCGTAGCGGCCGTGAAAGACCAGCCCAAAAGGAAGCCCCGAAGGGCTTAGCCCTTCGGGGTGCGGTGGCGGGTGAGGGTCACAGAGTAGGAACCGAACCGGATTTCCCGCTCGGGGTTGACCACTTCGGGGGCGAGGTCGGCAAGAGCCTCAACCAACCGCCGGATCAGCTCCCGCTTCTCATCATCCGGCTTGCGCTCACGCTTGACCGCTTTTCCGTAAGCGTTGACTGCCCGGGCGCCCTTCCGCATTTCTTTGGCGATTTCTTCTGCGGTTCCGTCCAGATCATAAGGGGTGGGGCGGTCATGGTCGATTTCATTGTCCCACCAAGCCAGTTCTGCGTTCTCTCGGTCGCACTCGTGCTTGCTCTGGTATTCAGTCAACCACTTTTCGGTGGGATAGCGGATTTCAGTCATTGGATCATCTCCTTTCAATGGTATTGTACCACATTAGAAAAGGGGTTGTCAACCCCTTTTCTCATAGAGCACCCGTTCCATCTTGTAATGGGTGCGGTAAGCCTTGAAAATGATTTCCCGTTCAATGGTGGTATCTTCAAAGGCGGTGTGACTTTCCACAAAATTCATGTTGCCAGTAATGAAGCGGTACAGGATTTCGGCGGTCATGCGGGGGCGGGGCGTGGCGTGCTTTGTCATGTAGCCGTTTTCTTCGCAAAACTTGCGGTAGGTCGGGCGGTCGGCGAAGGTTTTTGCCATCTTCATTGAATCCCAGATTTCGAAGGAGTCAAGCACACGACACTTGTGACCGTACAGCCATTCAAAAGTAGTGTTGAGAGCGTCAATGTCGAAGCGGGCATTATGAGCAACAATTGCAATCACGTTTTCCTTGCGGGCGGTGGTGATAATGTCCATCAGTACATCACAGAAAGCCTTGATTTCCCGCTTGCCTTCGGCGATGTCCTTAAAGTAGTGGGGGAGCTTTTCGGCGTAATAGCAGGACTTCATCCGATCCATTTCGCCGAAGAAGATTTCCCGCACGATGTAGGACTTTTCGCAAATCACAGAGCCGGTGGCGGGTTCAATCACAGAGTAACCAACATCATAGGTCAGGTTATTGCCGGGCAGGACTTTTTCCAGTTTTTGGATGTTGCAGGTTTCGGTATCCAGTACAAGCAGACGATTTTTCACAGGTAGCACCTCTCTCATTTCTTCTGTCCCTTGCGGGATCATGTATAGAATACCACAAAACCGCAGATCTGTACATAGCAGATTTGGGAAAATTTTTGACCAGATCCGACATGGCGTTTTGAGTGGCAAAAACTGGAATCTGTGCCTATTGCGTAAACTCCGGTTGTTTTCGGCTGCTGTGCGGCCGAAAACAACCGGCTCAGGTTTTGAGCCGGTCGAGATCTTCCTTGTATGGGGCACAGTCCCCAAAAGGACAGGGGAAAGAGCCGTTGTGTGTTACGGCATCAAACCCATGAACTGCGTATTTTGCGACGCAGTACCCAGGTCCGTTCATAGTGGCATCTTGCCAAAAGGGGCAAGCGTGGCAATTTTCTTGCCATTGTTGCGGGAAACGGTTAAAGCCTTTCAGAACTACCATTTTTATTACCTCAATCCTTTCAGAATTTCCACAATATACTGTGGATCATAAGCGCCATCACCCCAGGTATTGCGGTTCGGTTCTTCGTCATCGAAGAGGATACCGCCCCCGGTTGCGGTCAGCTTGTCCGTTCCGTACCGGACAACCCGGATTTCGTCCCACTCTACGGAAGGCAAGTGCTGAGCAAGCCATGCACGTTTTGCCATCTCTACGGCGAGGTTGTAAACCTCAGAGCCGTTTTTGGCAGTCCACGAAATGATACCGAGCTTCCAACCATCAGCCTGCAAGCGGTTCAGCAACCGGGCGAGCAGAGAGAAATTGAGCATCGGTTTCGCCATCGCATAGGGGCGAACGTTTTCGGAGCGGATATCGGCAAGCCATCCCTCTACGGCGTAAAGGTTAGCGAGCGTCCCGTCCATGTCGAACCAGATAGCCTTAGTCATCAGTGAATCCCTCCTTCTGTACCATTATAATACACCTAACAGGATTTTTTGTCAAGAGGTTTTTAGCCTTATTTTCAAAAGTTTTTTTCCTGTGATCCGGTGCTAACGCAAACTCGGTTCATTTGCGGCCATGAGGACCGCAAATGAACCGCCAAAAACCGGGTCAGTCGACCCGGTTCATGGAATCGTAAATTGCTCTCCCGCACTCGGGGCACAGCAATCTGTAATCCATTTCGCCATGTCCCACAAGAGTATAAGCAAAATCATTGAGAGTTGCTTTGAATACACAACCGCAACCGCCGAATACTTTTCCAGTACTGCGGGAATACCCGCATTCGTAGGTGTGCGTTTCTTGTTTTGCTTTCTCTTGTTTATAAGCCTCGCCGTGACAGATTACCTTAATCATTTTTCCTTCCTCCTTTTAATCCGGGATCTTATCCCAGGTTTCTTTCAGAATCCGCATGATTTTGCGATCCAGTTCACAGAACTCAACCAAATGGTCAGTAACTTCCACAATCGCCCAATTAGTTGCAATCCGTTCATTGTAGAGATTGAAATACTCTTCCGGGTCAGTGATTTCATTTCTTTTGTCTGTGTCATCTTTAATCCACATTTCTGTTTCAAGGTGTCCAAGCTCGTGCATGAAGGAGAGCAGGAACACAGAGAAGATTTCACAGACTGGACGCTGTTTGACAATGAACTGTTTGAACTCTTCTCCGCCCTTTTCGGAAATGATTGGAGAATAGCAAATCTTGTTCTTATCAAGCAGAGCCATAAAGTCACCGGACACTTCAACAGTATATTCCGGATCATACTTTTGTGCAACCTCGTTCAGCAGGGCAGTCAGTTCAGCAAATTCCTCCATAATCAGTCCTCCTTACACTCAGTATTATACTCCTGCTTGACTCGTCTGTCAAGTTTTTTGCGCTCGCTCCGCAGGATTTTTTTCTTGAGCTTGCGGTTTGCTCTTGAATCTTGATTGATGATTCCACGACAACCGGGGTTCAAATCCCAAGCAGACAGTTCAGACCCTTTCTTGTATGTACAACTCATTTCCATACCCCTCCTTTGTGTAATTATAATATCATAATTTTAGGATTTTGTCAACAGGATCACACATGTGACTTTTGGTTGCGAAAATTACCAGATCCTACAAAGATCCTAAACACCGTTCGCTTGCGGCCAGAATGACCGCAAGCGAACGGCTCAGCTGTTTAGCTGAGCCGTTCGGGGTTGGGGTGGGATCACACAGTGATCTCACCCGGCAGGGCTTCCACCCCATGATCCGCAAGGGCGAAGTAGGTCACCCGCTTGTCCTGCCACTTGGTCACCTGCTCGGTGTTCACAAGCTGGGTCAGCAGGGCGGAACACTTCTGACCGGAGATGCCGAGCTTTTCGGCGATCTCACCGCACTTCAGATCCGGAGTGTCGGCGAGAATTCGCAGGATCTCCGCTTTGGTGTTGCCGTTCGCCACCTGCTTGGCGGTCGGCTTGCCGGACTTGGAAGCGTTCCGCTTCTCAAGCGACTGCCCCAGGGCAATCAGCTTTTCAGCAACCGCAACCTTTTCGGCTTCGGTCAGGGTCTCGCCGTTGATAGCACGCAGGGCGAAGTTGATGGCGTTCACGTAAGTCAGTTTTTCCATGGTCATTACCTCTTTCTCTGTTTGTGGGGTTTATCAGCTCCCCTTTGATGTATTAAGTGTATCATACCTTGGGCTATTTGTCAAGGGGTTTTGAAATCTTTTTGAAAAATTTCTCGGGCTCTTGACTGGTTCTTGTGGAGCAGGAGTGTGCCCTCTCTCCCCTTGACATCGCCCGCCCCTCCACTGAGGGGCTGTCCTTTTGACACCATTATAATACCAAAAACGGGAAAAGAAGTCAATTACAAAATTTTGAACAATTTGTTACGAAAATGTTAAATCGTCTCTCCGATCCAAAATTCTGGTCTTTTACGGTCACGCAGCGGCCGTAAAAGACCAGCCGAGTTCTTCGGCTGGTCTGTGCGGGGTGTCCCCCGGGCTTACGCCCGGGAGAACTTGTTGACCCGCTTCACCGGGGTCTTGACTGCCCTGCCCTCATCCACAAGGGCATTGACCAGGGCACTCACCTTCTGATTGGACAGGACGGACAGCTCCGGGTCCCGACCCATCAGTTCGGTGACCGTGGCGGGTTCAGAGGTCAGGACTTCCAGAACCCGAGCCTTCAAGCCCTCATTAGCCACCTGCTTGGCGGTGGGCTTGCGGTCAGCGGAGTTCCGCTTCTCGGTCTGCGCCTTGAGAGCGGTCAGCTTTTCGGCAACATCAGCGGGCAGGTCGGTCACGTTTTCCAGAACATAGGACAGAGCAGAAACATAAGTCATCTTGGTCATGGTATCAACCCTTTCTCCGTTTGTGAGGTTCGGCTCCTCTTGATTACGTGGTTATTATACCACAGGTTGTGGGGCTTGTCAACCCCTTTTTTCGGATCCCGGGCGATTAGCCTTGGCCTTCGGCTTTTGGTGCGCTACTCCATCGCCCGGGCGCCTTCCTCAGGGGAGCGCTCCCCTTTCGGTGAGATTATAATACCATAATTATGTTACAGATCAATAACAGAAGTATCACATTTAGGACATAACTTTATGAACTTTTTGTAACAATTTTGGATCCAAAAACCTGTAGACCTACCCCTAACGCAAATCCCGATCTTTCACGACTGCATAGCGGCCGTGAAAGATCGGCTCAGAAAAAGGCTCGCCTAATGGCGAGCCAAAGCCTTGTCAATCTGATTGCAAATCATCGGACCGAACAGATAGGTCAGCGCTGGCACCGCCCCGCACCAAATCCAGATTTCCGCAATTTGCAGTGACCATTTATACAGACCATACAGCGCAGGAAACATCATTTTTTATCCCTCCATTTCTTTCAGTTGATCCCGGGCATCGTCCAGTTCCTTCACCAGTTTGTCGATCCGGTTTTTCAGATTCTTGATTTTTTCTTTCTTGCGCTTGACCAGTTCCGGGTTTACCCGTTCTTTGACCATGTCGCAAATGGTGTCATACTCAGCTTCGTTGTAGTCGGTTTCCATTTCTGAGATCATACAGGCGGACAGGACGTATTCATCGAAGCTTTCAATGATGTCGCTGTCGTTCGGCAGTTCTTCCAGATCCGTACAGTAGGAATCAAGAAAGTCCTCAATCTGCCGATCATTTACTGCATAGGTGTTCAGATACGTGACATTCAGTGCCATAGGGTTTACCTTCCTTTCTTTTGATAACACAGGGTTGCCCTGTTTCAGCGAGGACAGGGTTTGATTGATTTACCTCGCCCCTGTGTGATTATCTTACCATACTTTCGACCGCTTGTCAAGCCTTATGCGAAAGATTTTGCAAAGCGGTTCAGACGCCGGCGGTCAATCCGATCCATGCGCTTGCGGAGCTTGCGGGAGTTGGTGTGCCGGGTCAGGTTGGTGGAAGCGGGCTTGCAAGCGCCCTTCGTGGTGGTGCGAGTCATTCGGATCAGCTCCTTTCTCTCTGTGACTATACTATACCAGATACAGGATCATTTGTCAAGCCCTTTTATGCCCTATTTTCGCTGTTTTTCTGCTGAAATCTCTTAAAATCTCTAAATTCCGAGCGTTTGCGGCCACGCAGCGACCGCAAACGCTCGGCTCAGAGGTTTGGCTCACCGCCAAACCTCATCCTCGCCGGCATCCCAGGCGTAGTCAATCACGCATACCTTGCCATTGCGGTATCCCACATTGGAACTGTGCAGGTCATTGACATTGTACCAGAGCCATTTCCGTTCCTCGTCGGTGCAGTAGTTATCCCAACTCCGGCTCTCATCACCAACGTGGTCTACCCGGGGCATGATAGAGAACTTGATGCCGTTATATTCACCCTGAGTCACTTTCGCCAACAGGTGAGCCATACCTTCGGCTTCGGCTCTTGCATACACACGGGCTTCAGATTCATTGTTACCCGCCTGACCGTCCGACCATGCGCCTTCGGGCATCATGTCGAACTTGATAACGTAGTCGGCACGGATCACGGCGAAGCGGGACACGCCATGGGCAGTGCGGAGTTTCAAAATGTGATAGGTGTTATAGTAGTCAACAGCATACTGGAAGTCGTCAAGAGTCACGCAACCATAGAACAGGGTTGCAAGCCGATGGGCGAACCGGAGGGCGCGAGCTTCGTAAGTGGTGGTCATTGGATCAACTCCTCTCTGTGACTATACTATACCACATACGGGCGTAGCTGTCAAGTGGTTTTTACGCTAATTTTCAAAACTTTTTTTCTGGATCCCTGTGGTAGCGTGAAAACGGGTCATTCGCGGTCACTGGTGACCGCGAATGACCCGCCAAATGAAAAAGCGGGGCATCAGCCCCGCATCAGATTGTACAGTTCCCGCTCGACAAGCCAGGTTTCCCGGTCGAGTTCCTCGGTGCGAACTCGTGAGTCAACCCGCCCTTCAGAGTCCCAAGTTCCGTGCGGGTTCATGTCGGTGCGGTAGTAGTGGGTTGTCCGGGTCTCGATTTCGGTGACGGTGGTGAAGATGATTTCAGGCATTGCGTTTCGCTCCTCTCTTGATCTTGTCATTATTATACCAGACCCGGAGGGGATTGTCAATCCCTTCCGAAAAAATCCCTTTCAAACGCTTTTGCTTGTTTCCGGTGGTCGGGATCCATCAGCCAACAGATTGCCCAACAGGTAGCGAGCATTTCATAGGGAATCAGCTGATAGGCGTACTGGTCAGAACCGGCTTTGGCGACTTGTTCGGCGTAGACAGTGCCGTTAAAGTTGTCCCGGGTGGCGAAGTGTCCGCACTCATGCAGGATGCTGATAGTCACATCAGCGAAGCCCCGGGCGAGAGGACAACGGGCAACGAAGTCAGCGCGGAAGATGTGGTCAGTGTCCTTTTTGGCGAACAGATCAGCAGGCACGGACAGGCGCATAGTGTCCTCTTCAGACTCAACAGCCCAATCATCACGCTTACGCGGGATCACGGGGCGAACACCTGTCACCAGTTCCACGAAGTTACGGATTGCAGTCAGCTGAGTCATCATCAAGCACCTTCCTTTCTACAAGTATTATACCAAATGACGGATCAGCCGTCAAGTATTTTTTGAGTAAAAGCACCATTTTTCAGAAAAGATGTATTCAAGCTGAAAGCCCAGTTTTTCAAGAGTGTGGCGCATTGCCCCATTATCAACCCACGGAGTGCAACCGACTTTTTCCCCGGGAACTTGCGCCGAAACATACTTGAGCATTTCTTGGGCGTATCCTTTGCCCTGATTCCTTTTGTTGGGAACGCAAAGCCGTTTCATTGCCCAATAATTGTTGGAATCGTCCCAAACAAGGGAAAGCATTGCAACAATTTTACCCTTGTCATTTTCCATGATGTATTGTCTACCAAAAATTACATCCCAACGCACGTGCTCTGTAGTGATGTAACTAATGTGTTTATTTTGGATGCAACGCACGATCCGAGCGAAGTCAAAAGCATCAGCCTTACGAATTTCCATGGTTCCCACCTCCACGGATAGTGTATCACAAACGGGATCAGCTGTCAAGCACTTTTTTTATGCAATTCGCATGAATAATTATGCAATCCCTCAGCTGATCTAAACTCTGGGCGCTGACTGCTGCAAAGCGGCCGTCAGCGCCCAGCCAAAATGGTCGGTTAAAAACACCGACCATTTATAACGCACTGATTTGCAAAGGAGCTATGCCTATGCTGAGCGCAAACTTTGATGGCTTCCCAAGTAGGCTGTAAGCGTACAACATCAACCAAGGTATCGCCATCCTTTACGCCCCATGCCACAGCTTTACCAAGGGCACGATTGCCCCATAGGTATTCGTAATGCCGGTACAGCTCAAAGCCGTCATCAGCTTCCCAAGTGATCCGATAGAGTTTCATCAGTCATTTCCTCCTAATCTCTTGATCTGTAAGTATTATATCAAATCATTGTCTGATTGTCAACAACTTTTTTCAGCAGTAGGCAAGCGCCATATCCCGCCACCGCAGAACGCTGATCTGATTGCAAGCGCGGCCAACTTCCATCGCTTCGCGTTTGGTGTTGACGCGGTGGCTCTTGTCGATGTAGTAGATCCCGCCCGCGTACCAGATCCCGCAGTTGCCATCATAAGCCTTGACAGCTTCAATGGCTTCCCGCGCCGTATGGCACTCAACACCTTCAGTTGCGACTTGCCATCCGGTCTTATAGGTGATTTTGCGTCCAGCTTTCAGGGTGAGGCCATCGTTTTCGCTCAGCTTCGTAATGCTCCGGATGTTGATCATGGTAGTTACCTCCTTGCTTTCCTTGACTATACTATACCAGATCCGGACATAATTGTCAAGGGTTTTTGAAAATTATTTTTCAAGCCTTGATTTCGTTTACTGCCTTGCTAAAGCTGATAAACAGGTCGGTTTCCCAAAAGACTTTGAACCCCATCAGCACATATTGACGCTTCATGCACTCAAACATTTCAGCGGAGAACACGCAGTGCTGACCATTGCTGATGGTTTCATAACCGCCGTTGACCTTGAAGAAGCTGTAGCTTTTGATTTCGTACTTCATGGGGTTGACCTCCTGTCTCTTACTGTAGTAAGTATAGCACATTAGGGACAGCTTGTCAACCACTTTGAGCACATTTTTCTAAAACTTTTTTTTCCTGATCCCACACACAAGCCAAACACTGGCCTTTGACGACTGCGCAGCGGCCGTCAAAGGCCAGCCAAAAAGAAACCCTCCCGCCGAGAGGAGGAGGAAAAGCGGGAGGGGGCTACGTCAATTTTTGGGGGGATCAGCCCTCAACCCGGAGGGCGATCCCGCCGATCTCCCGAGCCTGCGCCCGGGCTTCATCTTCGGTGTACCAAGCACCATAGAACCACAGCTCTCCTTCATAGGGGTTGGCGGTAATCCAAGCGTAATCAGTAACGTTGGCGGGCAGGTTGTTGACGGTGGCGATCAGTTTCATTCTCAGTACCTCCTGTTTCTTACTGTAGTCATTATACCAGATTGGGGAGGGGTTGTCAACCCCTTTCCGCAATCTTTTTCAGAATTTCCACAATTTTTTCCGGCTCGTAAGCACCGGCTCCCCAGTTGATCCGGTTTGGTTCTTCATCGTCAAAGAGGATCCCGCCACCAGTTGCAACCCGCTTATCAGTGCCGTAGGCAACAACCTTGATTTCGTTCCAAGTGACCGACCGGAAGTGTTCTCCGAGCCAAGCCTTTTTGGCTTCGGCAACCCGCTCGTTGTATTCGGCAGTTCCGGTTTTAGCCGTCCAAGAGATGATTCCGATCTCATGCCCGCAAGCCTGAACCTTATTCAGGTACCGAGCAATCAAGGACAGGTTTCCGATCCCTTTGGCTTCGGTGTAGGGGCGAGTGTCCATAGCCCGCAGGGCAGGAAGCCAATCAGCTACTCCGTAGAGGTCGGCGATTGTGCCGTCCATGTCAAACCAGATCTTCATCAGTGGGTCACCTTCCTTTCCGTGTCTATAATATACCATAGGTCAACCCATTTTGCAAGGGGTTGTGAGCAGGTTTAAGAATTTTGTAACAATTGTTAACAAAGTTGTAACATTTGGGATCCGATAGATTTTTACAATTTGGCGGCCTCTCAAGATGTAAAATCTGGTCAATGGCTGATAGCGCAAACTCGGTTCGTGCGCTGGCAAGGCGCCCGCGCACGAACCGCCAAAAAGAAAAGGGCGGGATCACCGGGCAAACCCGTAGTGATCCCGCACCCACCAGGTCTCTCCGGTGGCGATCATCATCGCCAAGCAGTATAGCTCGGCGTCCTCATAAGAGTCGAAGCAGATGCTTCCGGTGATGAAGCCCCGATCTACTGTGTACCAAACGCTGAAGTTCATTGCTGTTACCTCCCTCTCTTGATGGCTTTATTATACCAGATCCCGGATCATTTGTCAACACTTTTTTTCACAACATTTTTCAACAAGTTGCTTTCTAAAGTGTCGTTAAACATCATAAACTTGACCATTTTCAGATGGTCTGTCATCGGGCAATTCGGATATTTTTTCATCATAGTATCAAAATACATTTTGATTTCTTCCTCTGTATACATCATCGTTCGTTCCTCCCTTTCTCCATTTCGATGATTATATATTAGCACATCTTTTCCGGATTGTCAACACTTTTTGCGGAACTGGATCAGTGTTTGCTGATCCAGTTTTCCGCACCCGTGCGGGACTTGAAGGTTTTCACCAACACTTCCCGCCACTCCGTGCAGGCATACACGCCATAGCGTCCGCCCGCCAGTTCACGTACCTTGTAGCTCGTCATTGTTTCTTACCTCCCTCTCTTGATGGCTTAATTATACCAGATGTACCCGCATCCGTCAAGCACTTTTTTGTCGATTTTAGAATTTTGTAACAATTTTAACATTTTTGTAACAATTGATTTTTTTAGTAAAATTTACAGTTACATCAGCTTAGTTACATGGTTACATCAGTTTAGTTACATGCGGGATCCGGGATGTAACTGTTACATGGCGGCCATGTAACTGAAAATTTTACACGACTGCCCACTTACATAAACTCGGTGCGCTGTCGGCCGCAATGACCGACAGCGCACCGCCGATCAAAAGGAAAAGACCCGGATCAGTGCTTGCTGACCCAGGTCTCAGCCCCGGTGCGGGTCTTAAAGGTCTTGATGAGGACCTCGCGCCACTCCGTGCACGCATACACTCCGAACCGTCCACCCGCGATCTCCCGAACCTTGTAGCTAGCCATCTTAGTTACCTCCTGTTTCTTACTGTAGTCATTATACCAGATGCCCTTTTGTTTGTCAACCCTTTTTTTGAAAACTTTTTTAATTTTTTTTCGCCGTTCGGTGCGGATCAGATCCGCACCGCTTCGCCCTTCGTGGTCAAGGTGATGGCTTCGTAACCTGCCTTGATCCATTGCCGGGTGTTGGCTGTATCATCATCAATCAGGATTCCGGCTTCGCGGATGTTGTCAACCTTGCGACCCTTGTTGATAATGATGATGTGCGCTTCGTCCATTTCCGGAACAAACTTTGCGAGCCATTCAACCTTGCCCTGCGCGCCATCGGCGTTGGCGGCCTTCGTGAGGATGTAGCAGGTGTGACCGTCACGGATCAGCTTGCGGAGAGTGTTGACGTTGTCCACGAATGGCTCAAGGTTCGCCATGGCTTCGCGCTTGAGAGCGACAGCGTGGTCATTCGCGTATGCCTTGTGGAAGTTCGTGAGCACTCCGTCCATGTCCCAGTAGTAAGTCATCGTGGCGTCCTCCTCTCTTGATCTGATAAGAGTATACCACAAAAAGGGTCACATTGCAAGCCCTTTTGCTAAAAAAATAATATTTTTTTTCTATTAAGTTTTGTTAACAAAGCTGTAACAATTGAGCAGTTGTGCTAATTGCACAGTTACATCACAGCTGTAGTATAGTTACATGTGGGATCAGCTGTGTAACTGTTTAGCTGTGGTCATGTAACTGTAAAAAGTGTGTAACTACTCATTAGCGCGAATACGGCTCTCGCACTGCCAGAATGGCCGTGCGCGAGCCGCCAATAAAAAAAGGGCTTTCGCCCTTGGTGTCACAGGTAGATCTCTTTACCTTCGCACCGGATGATGTAGCTCTCTTCGCAGGTGGCGCGAGCTTCGAACTCTTCCACCCAAGAGGTCAGCTCCTCGATGCTCGTGGTGGTGAATTCCAGTTCGGTAGGCTTCATTCCTTCGTAGTTGGTGTAGATCTCGTAAGTCTTCATTGGTTTGTCCTCCTCTTAGTTAGTGTCCCTCTTGACACTGTTAGTATAACACATTGGCCCCTTAATGTCAACACTTTTTGCAAATTTTTTTATATTTTTTTCGCTGGGCTGGGATCACCATTCCCAGCCCATCCAGTCAGCTACACCCGCCGGCGTCAGTTCTCCCATCAAGCGCACATCCATGACCTCATCTTCTTCTTCTCTCTCCCCGCTGAGGTCAAGCATTGTCAGCCGGGCAAGGTCACCAATGTGCCAGTACTCGCCGTTTCCATTATCTTCGAACCATGCCCACATCTCGCCATCAGCATCAACAGCTGTCACTTCCCAACAGCCGGGGAAGGCAATCCGCATCTCAGTGACTACTGCGTCAATCTCATAGGTTTTACTCTCAGCTGATGCAGGGATGGCGCAGGCGCAAGCGATGATGATGGCGCAGGTGATGGCGGTGGCGATAACAATCAGTTTCTTCATGGTGGTTGTCCCCTTTCTTTTGATGGCTTATTATAGCACACTTTTTCTGATCCTGTCAAGCTCTTTTCTGAGCTGATGAGGATTAATCATCCTCATCAGCTTCGACTGCCTTGATGCCCCAGTCAGCGACGTGATAGACCATCCTGCCATACTCTTTGGCTTTCTCAGCCCGTTCGTATTTGGTGTTGATCCGATCAGCGTAAGCCCGGGCTTTCTCTTCAGTGGTGAAGTAGTGGGGCTCAGTAGCGTCATTTTCGAAGCGGTTCATCACGTTCACGATCCAGATCTTAGTCATTGTTTTCTTCCTCCTCTTATTTGGTGTCCCTCTTGACACTGTTAGTATACTACATTAGGCTGTTATTGTCAAGCCTTTTTGAAACTTTTTTCAAAGTTTTTTTAAGGCTTAGGCATCACGATACAGTTCATCGCCCAGCCAGATTTCATAGCCTTCTTCAGCATCGGCATCGTACCAGCCAGCGCCGTCGGTTTCGGCTTCGATGTAAGCAACGGCTTCAGCTTCGGTGGCGAAGATGTCAACCAGTTCGTAAGACCCGCAGGTGGTGAAGTAGACTTCGTAGCAATCCATTGTTTTCGTCCTCCTCAGTGTTTCCTGTCCCTTTCGACATTGTTAGTATAGCACAGGTGGCCGCTAATGTCAACACTTTTTTGCAGAAAAAAAATATTTTTTTTCTGTTAAATGTTTGTAACATTTTTGTAACAATTGAGCAAGTAGCACAAATCAACAGTTACATGGATCCAGTTACATGGTTACATGGGGCTGGTTACATGCGGGATGGGTCATGTAACCGTGTAACCGCGGTCATGTAACCGAAATTTTGCTGATTGCAAAAAATTACAAAAATACCGGGCGTGCCGTTCCTGCACGCCCGGGCGACGTTCTCTCGAACCCCAGACTACCCTGTGTATTTTTAGTCAACCTAAAAGCACCCGGGGATCTATTTCGGGAGAAAATTTTTTTAAATCTGTTATTTCCTTTTTGCCTGGACCTTTCCCACTCTAAATCTTTTTTAAATTTTGGAATACGGTATAAATTTATTCCAGTCCCGCATATCGAACTGTATAAAATTTCTTACCCATAAAACAGCATCACAAATATCTTGGGCTTCCGGGTGATAGTCTGAATTCCTAAATTTTTCATATCTATTATATAAATATGCTGGCGTGTCTGCGACATGCCGTAATGCGAGCTCAACAGCTTCATTTAAATCCTTCTTTGGATCTAAATGTCCATTTATTTCGCACCAACTAGCATATTTAATTTTCCAATTCCATGGACCAAAATGATAACATGCCTTCAAATGTAATAGTGTTACATCATCCTTAACATGTTTATAGTAGAGCCATAGTCCTTTACTATAAAACATAATGCCATCAATGCCATCATAGAATATACCGCCATATTCGTCCGCATCTCCTAAATACATCAATCTCTTAAAGTTAAATCCATAATCAATATGCGCAAGAACCTTCTTCCCAACATAAAGATTCTCCCACTGCCATTCAACATACCAAGAGACAGTCATTGCAATGATCCCAAATACAATGCAACATAAAAAAATAATCATTGGATCTCCTCAAAATTAATAACCGGGCAATAACCCTCAATCTCTTTGCGCAACTCTTCTACCGTTTGCTTCATATCCAATAGTGTGTCCGGATGACTATCCATAAAGGCGCTCGCTGCACTTTTCTGATTAATTTGCCGATTTTCTTTTCTCGCCTTTACCTCTTGTTCTTTGATTTTCTTTTTCCGTTTATTTGCTAGCACTACCTCTTGATAGTAAGCGGGCCACTCATTGCCCATCTCTTGGAATCCATTAAGTTTTTCGCGCAACGTCGCATTTTCAATCCAAACTTTTCGCTCCCAATAGAATTCGCCATTATCAACAGCTTGCGGCACATAGTATCCACTATCATACCAATATCTTATCGTCCCATCGGCACTATCACCCAAATACAGCATCTTGGCATGAATATACTTACGCTCAATCTCAAACCATTTAATCCACTCACCTAATAGCTTTTTCCATTCTATTATAGTGCGCTGATCCGCAAGTTTTAGATTGTTGAACTTGCCTTGTGCTCTCCACCATTGTAGACCAAGAGTCACTCCTATTGCTCCTGTCATAATCATAAACAGCGGTCCAAGATATAATAATGCTACTAACGTACATCCAGTCAATATACCAATGCCTAATCTAATGGCAACATCAGTTTGAAAATCGCTCACCTTAATAACTCCTTAATCATTCCATTTAGTAGAATTCTTACCAAATAAAATATGTATAGCTAATGTGCCCCAAAATGCGGTCCAGTATCCCATAGCAGGAGCCCCAAACATATTAACTGCGATAAGCGTCCATGCGTGCATTACAATCCAAGGACCAATAAAAATAAAAAGTAACAAAATAACTAATGTACTAGTTAATGCTTTCATTCATCTGTCTCCTCTTGTTTTCCAAATAAACAATCAATATACATTAAACGTGCGCGACGCTCATTCGCAGATTTAATAATACCTTCTTTATACATCTGCTCGACACGTCGACGTAAAAATTTTGGATCCATATCCATTATTGATTTACTCAATGTTAAACATGCAGCATTATCTTTACTATATCCGGCTGGACAAGAATCAAATAAGCTGTGGTAACATTCAAGACATGACTACATTTTAATTCAACACCTTTTCTTGCGGGCGTCGTCCTCTCTGATAAAAAAACTTATCAAATTTATTATCCCGCATTTCATCATATTTATCGGCATTCATTTCATTAATGCCCTCAATAAAATCTTCATATTTACAAATGTTTGCGGCACAGCCTTGCGTCATGAGACTAGACTCTTCAACACCAGGCATTTGAACTACAAGTATATTTACGCCTTTGGCAAAAGCATATCCAGCTTCCCACGCAGTTCCTGCAGTAGAGTGCCGACCATAGTCAGCTAGCACTAACCAATCACATTCATCAATAGCGACGACATCCATTGTAAATACACATTGTGCCCAGGTCTGTATATCTATGCCCCAAGCATTAGGAACTTTGTGCGCACCAGGTCTATACACATAAACCCAATCTCGCTCACAATCTGCATTCCAGATTCGCATACATTCGATTGCTCTTTCGAGATTTCCCATTTGTTTCTTTATTTCTTTGTCATCAGTTATTACTGGACCCGCCAAGTAAATCTTCATTTGCCCATTTCTCCTTTAAACCTTTCATAATCTCTTTGGAACATTTATCACAAAATACTGCGTTTGTAGCGAGCTTGAACCAATCTTCTTCCGGACTTTGCATCTCATACCATTCTTTTCCACATTGCGGGCAGGTGAATCTTACTTCTTCCATAAAGGCTTCTGCTATCATAGTTATACACCTCCTATTACATTATTATTATATTATAATTTTTTAATGTTTTCAAGTTTGGGCAAAAAACGTCGTTGACTTATACGAAAATTTTTAGTATAATGAGTGTAGTAAGTGGGGACAACAGATCATTTATAAGGAGTTGATTGGTATAATTCAATTAGATTATACTATTGATTCTCCAGAAGAAAGACGAAAACTAGTAGAATAGATCTTGCGGGAAGTGCCCGACCCAAGCGAGCAATACCTAGAGATCCTCGGCGATTACTTGGTTCTTTGTATGGAGAAGCAAGAGAAAAAGGAGAAAAAAATACTTACTGAAAATCGTCTAGCTACAATCAATAAGCGAGAGATTTCTTATGAAGGTCTGGTCAGTCAACTTGAAAACGGTGAAGATGGAATATATAATTTAATTACTGATAATGGAAAGAATACAATTTTTTAGCCGAAAGTTACTATTACAAAACAAGACATAGAAGAGATACCGCAACTGGCGCAATTGCGCGAAAGCATAGAGCGCTGGGAAAAGTTACAAAAGACTGCATCCGGACGTGAAGCATTTATAATCAAACGTACTTTGATTGAAATGCGCAAAGATCAATATATTATCAAAAATGCTTATAAACGTCCCATTGTATTCACAAAGTTGTCACGAGGTATGAAAACGTTCCCACCATTACCTTGGAATGAATGGATAGAATATGACGATCAAGATAATGCTATAATCCGATATGATGGCATATCTTTCTGTGATTATCGAGTTATTAATGAAATACTTCAATTGTATCCTATTTTAAAGGGTCGATCTGAAGGTAATTTCGATGGTGATACTTGGTATATGATTCAGGATTTCTAGCCGCTCGTTGAAAGAGCACTTGCGGATTATCCGATGTATAAACGCATTGTTGAGTATAAACAAGATAAATTACAGAATGTAGAGATACAAGCATTGCTTGAAGAAGAGTTCCAATTTACGCACTCAATAGAATATATTAGTAGCTTATGGAGAAATAAGATTCCTAAGCTAATTGCGCAAAAGGCACAAGACGAATGGCTTATGTGGTATTTTACTTATATAGAAAAAGGTAAGTGGAAGAAGTGCTCTCGATGCGGAGAGGTTAAATTAGCACATTCTAAATTCTTCAGTATTAATAAAACGTCAAAAGATGGATTTTATAGTATTTGCAAGAAGTGCCGCAATAGCAAGAAAAAGGAGTGCTATGACTAATGGCAGATGGAAAGACTTTGTACTGTAAGACGTGTAACCGTACAATGGACGAAAATTAGTTTTATCAAACTAAACGCTTAGACAAGTTTCCAGATGGATATTTGCCCGAATGTAAAAAATGTTTAACTCGACACGTTGATAATTGGGATCCAAAAACTTATTTATGGATTCTTGAAGATATAGACGTTCCTTATATTGAAGAGGAATGGACTACATTATTAAATAGATATGCGAAAGATCCTCGTAAAACTACTGGCATGACAATTCTCGGACGTTATTTGTCTAAGATGCGTATGAAGCAGTTTAGTATGTATTCTTGGGCTGATACAGAAAGATTGCGCCAAGAGGCTGACGCTAAGAAAGCGGAAGTTATGGCGCGACAAGGATACAGCGGCGAGGAAATTGAATAGGCTATTCAAACTGGCACAATGCCAGAAAAGCCTCAAGATTTTGTTGAGGCAGAATAGCAATAGGCTACAGTTGCGGCTGAGCCTATAGATTTAAATGCTCCAGATTTCTTTGATGATGATTTAACTGACGAAGATAAGAAGTATCTTACTTTAAAGTGGGGTAAAGCTTATCGTCCATATGAGTGGGTTTAGTTAGAGAAATTATATCAAGAAATGATGGCGGCATTTGATATTGTTACCCCGGCTCATGAAGATTATCTTAAATTGATTTGTAAGACTTCTTTGAAGTGTCATTAGTTGGTCGATCTTGGTGATATTGAAGGATTCCAAAAAATGTCTAAAGTTTATGATACATTAATGAAATCCGCTAAGTTTACTGCGGCACAAAATAAGGCCGAAAGTGGTGAATTTGTATCCGCGATTGATGAATTTATAGTGTTGTGCGAAAAAGAAGATTTTATACCAAGATATTATGTGGATAAGCCACAAGACAAGGTTGATGAGACTTTGGCTGATCTTCGTGGTTATACGCATAGGTTAGTAACTGAAGAAATGAATCTTGGTAATCTTATTGAAAATGCTGTGCGCACTATGGCGCGAGAAGAAGCAAAAGAAGAAGATTCCGAAACTACTGAGATTGATGATGTTGATCTACATGAGCTTGAAGAAGAAGTTCTTAGTGATAATGATTTCTTAAAACACTATGAATTTATTGAAGAAGAATAGGCTGATGATGAAGCCACTATTCGTGACCTCCTCGGAGAGGATGATGAATAATGGCGCTTTAGGATTTATTAAATCTTAAAACTGATGTTGACAAAATTGGCTTATCAGAAGAGCGAGTGCGGGCATGTATTCCAAAAGCACGACAATGGGTATCTTTTTGGAGAGAATATCCAGATTTATTTGTGGATTTTTTACTTCAAAAAAATAATCCAATGAACTTTGAATTATTCTTTTATCAGCGTGTATTTTTACGTGCGGCAATGCGTTATAAGTACACGTATGCAGTATTCCCACGTGCTTATTCAAAATCGTTTTTAGCCGCATTAATTTTAATTATACGTTGTATACTGTATCCAGGAGCAAAGCTATTTGTTACTTCTGGCGGTAAGGAACAGGCATCTAGTATTATTAAAGCTAAAGTACAAGAATTATGTCATCTAATCCCTGCGTTGCACGACGAGATTGATTGGCGTCGTGGTAAGACAATGGAGGGAAAAGATTATGTTAGATACATATTTAAGAACGGGTCAGTGCTGGACAATATAGCAGCTCGCGAAACTTCAAGAGGTCAGCGTCGACATGGCGGGCTCATGGAAGAGTGTGTTGGTATCGACGGTACAATCCTTAACGAAGTTATTATTCCGACAATGAACGTTTCTAGACGCGCGGCATGTGGTGGAAAAGATGACAATGAAGTTCTTAATAAATCACAAATTTATGTTACTACAGCTGGATGGAAGAATACATTTGCTTATGACAAACTAATTCAGATTTTGTGCTGGGAGATTGTAAAGCCTGAACGTGCAATGGTAATGGGCGGTACATGGAGAATTCCGGTTTTAATGGATTTGCTTGATAAGACCTTTATTAGAGATCTTAAAATGGACGGTACATTTAATGAATCTTCCTTTGAGCGTGAATATGAATCAGTTTGGTCTGGCACTATTGAAGATGCGTTCTTTAATGCAGAACAATTCGATCATAATAGAATTTTAAAATAGCCTGAATATGAGTATTCCGGTCGAAGCACAAAAAATGCTTATTATGTGCTTTCTGTCGATGTTGGTCGGCGTGGATGTGATACTGTTGTTTGCGTGTTTAAAGTTAATCCGCAAACTGCGGGAAATGCTTTAATTAGTTTGGTCAATATTTATACATTAAGTGATGCACATTTTGAAGATCAATGTATATTTATTAAGAAGTTATATTATAAATATAAAGCTAAGAAGGTAGTCATTGATGGTAATGGTCTCGGTATTGGTTTAGTTGACTATTTCGTTAAAGGTCAAACTGATCCAGACACTGGCGATGTAATTGCAGACTTTGGTGTAGATAATGACGAAGATGGTGAATATAAGAAATATCGTACTGAGATCTGTGAAGAAAATGCGCTTTGGGTAATTAAAGCAAATGCACCGATTAATACTGAAGTACATGGTAATGTGCAAAGTATGATGCAAGCCGGAAGAGTTAAGATGTTAATTGATGAACGTGTTGCTAAAATTAAATTGATGGCGACTAAAAGAGGTCAGGATATGAAACCTGAGGAACGGGCAGAATATCTTAAACCATTTACTTTAACTTCCATATTAAAAGAAGAAATGATGAATCTTCGTGAGGAAAACGAAGGTGTAAATATCATTTTGAAGCAAGCAAATAAAGGTATTAAAAAGGATAAATTTAGTGCATTTGAATACGGATTATATTGGATAAAATTAGAAGAAGATAAAAAACGTAAACGTAATAAGAAAAGATTTAGCGATATGTTATTTATGAATTGAGGTGTCAAAATTGCGTGCTTCAAGAGGAGAAATAAAGATCGAAGAAATATTGCGCGAAGCCGGTATGAACTTCACTATGGAGCAATCATTCGAAGGACTAAATAGTCCAAATGGCAGACCATTGCGTTTCGATTTTTGTGTATTTGATGATGATGGAAATGTTGATTTTTTGATTGAGTATCAAGGTAAACAACATTTTGAACCATCGAGTAAATATGGCGGAAAGCAAGGATTTTATCGCCAATAGTTCAACGATAAAAATAAGCGTCGTTTTTGTGCGCTTAATGAATATAATCTAGTTGAGATCCCTTATACGGATGAGAATTTAATCACTTATGATTATATTATGGAAAAAGCTGGATATTAAGGAGGGATTGAATTGGGTGATCGCCAAGAGAACATCCACAGCAAGGGCTTTTCAATCGTTCAACGTCCAGAACTCCACGATATCTATGGTAATATAGTAGATTATGGTAAGGTAAAAGTAGGATTTTAGACATTAGATGATGCAGTTGTTGATCTTGGATCTTTTCAAAAGATTGACAGACGTACATATGGAAAACTGTCTATCTTGCAGGCACTTGCGCGCAAGGACTATCCTAAACTTCGTGATATATCAAATTACTTTTTTGAAGTAAGTGGTTTGTACGAAAGATTATGTAAATATTTTGCAGGACTGTATCGTTATGACTGGTATATCATGCCTTACGTAATTAAAGAGAATGAAAAGAATAATGAAAAAATTCTTGAGTAGTTTGCTGAAGCACTTGATTACTTTGATGAGAGTGGGATCAAAAAACTTTGTAATGACATGGCTTTAAAAGTTATTGTTGATGGTTGTTATTATGGTTATATAATTGAAACCTCTAAAGGCTTTACTTTTTAGGAATTACCTATTAATTATTGCCGTAGTCGCTTTAAAGTAGGTAACAAACCTGCGGTTGAGTTTAATCCAAAGTTTTTTGATGATATGTTCCCGGATGTAGAGTTGAGAATGAGAGTTCTCAAAATGTATCCAGAGGAGTTTGCGAAGGCTTATATCGCTTATAAGAAAAACTCTTTGAATCAAAAGATGAACGATGGTAGCCGTGGCTGGTGGCTTTTAGACCCAGACCTTGCCTTTAAAATTAATCTTAATAATAGAGATTATCCATTATTGGTAAGCATCACTCCTAAAATATTGGAATTAGATGAAGCCCAAGATCTTGATCGCCGCAAGATGTTGTAGCAGTTATTGAAAGTTATTATTCAAAAATTGCCACTCGATAAAAATGGCGACTTAATATTTGACGTTGATGAAGCAAGAGATATTCATAATAATACAGTGTAGATGTTGTAGCGTGCGGTTGGTGTAGATGTTATGACAACATTTGCGGAAGTAGATGTTGCCGATCTTGCCGACAAAAATACTACTACAACAAGAGATGAACTTGAAAAGGTTGAGCGCACTGTTTATAATGAAGCTGGCGTTTCTCAAAACCTATTTAACTCTAATAGTAATCTCGCTCTTGAAAAAGCTAGCGCAGTCGATGAAGCCAGTGTGCGGGATTTGATATTTGAGTTTGATGAATTATTTACTCGGATTTTGCGGAATAAATATCCGGGAAATAAAAAATGGTGTTTGCATTTCTTTTTATTAGAGACTACAATTAATAATTATAAAGAAGTGTCTAAAATGTACAAAGAGCATACACAGCTTGGTTTTTCCAAGATTTTACCATAGATTGCTCTTGGACATTCACAAAGTTCTATTTATGCTACTGCTCATTTTGAAAACAATGTAATGAAATTACAAGAAATAATGATTCCGCCTCTTATGAGTTCTACCTTACGCGGATAGGATGTATTACCTGGTTCTAAGGAAGGTAGTAATGCTCAGTCTGGTGCAAATAAGGCTGCACAGCAAGTACAGCAAGCCGCATCTGGAGATAAGAAAATGGGCAGACCAGAAAAAGAGAATGAATAGAAATCTGATAAAACTATAGCGAACCGTGAAGCTGCGGGAAAGGAGTGAGTTAAGTGCCTAAGCACATCAGTGTTCCTATTGAAGGAACTGTTGAGTTACTTAATGTAGCTCCAATCGCTGATAATCCATTATTGAGTCATTGTGATATTAAAGTCTGTTATTTGGGTGAAAACCGTAATCATAGTGTGATTGACAAAGAATCCGCTATTAAAATGGCAAAGACTTTACACGGATGCCCAATTGCTGGATTTTACGACGAGAAGCAGGAAGACTTTTCCGGTCATAATCGTAGTATAGAGGTTGGCGATGGCAAGTTCCGCATTATAGACAGAACTAAGGCTTATGGCTTTGTTGATTCAAGTTCTAAGATTTGGTTCCAAGATTTTATTGATGATAATCAAGTAAGACGTACTTATTTGTTGACTGAAGGTTATCTTTGGTCTACTCTTTATCCAGAAACTAAACGGATTTTGGAAAATGGAAATAACCAATCTATGGAACTTAATGAAGAAAATTTGAAAGGCTCTTGGACATTTGATGATAAAGGTCTTCCTAAATTTTTCATAATTGATGAAGCAATGATACAAAAGCTTTGTATTCTTGGAGAAGATGTTGAGCCTTGTTTTGAAGGCGCGGGTATTGCAGCACAATTCTCATACGACGGTGACTTCAAGAATCAATTATTCTCCTTGATGGAGGATATTAAATCTGCTTTAAGCAAAGGAGGATTTACTTCTATGGAAGAGAACAAGAATGTAAATGATCCTACTTTGGAAACCCCTGAAGTTGATTACAAGAAGAAGGAAGAAGACAATCAGGGAGAAAAGAAAGAAAATCCATTTCCTCCAAAGAAGGATGATGAGGGTGGCGACGAAAAGAAGCCAGCCGAAGGTGAAGACAAGAAAGAAGAAGACGACGAAGATAAGAAGAAGAAGGCTCCAACAAAGCATGAGCTTACTGATGATGAAATCGCCGATTCTGAACTCTATAAAAATCTTGCAGTTCAGTTCACAGAACTTCAGAAGCAGTTTGAAGCTTTAAGAAGCGAAGTTGAACCATTACGTCAGTTCAAAGTTGACGCTGATCGTAAAGCAAAGCAGGATATGATTGATAGCTTCTATATGCTTTCCGACGCTGATAAGAAGGATTGCATTGATAATATTGATACTTATAGTCTCAATGATATTGAAGCTAAGTTATCTATTATTTGTGTTCGTAACAAGGTGTCTTTCAACCTTGATGACGATAAGAAGGAAGATAATACTTCCAAGAAAGAGCCTACCATCTATAGTTTGGATGGTACTGATGGTGAGGACAACGCACCTGCTTGGATTAAGGCTGTGCGCGAAACCGCCAAAGAATTGAACTAATTTTATAAAGGAGGAAGCTACGTATGGCTTTTACAAGATTATCTCCAGAAGCTAAATTCGTTACTTACGGCTTCGGTCAGGTCGAGCCAAACCATCTCAGTGCTCAGAGAACAGCTGAAATCTATGCTCAGTTGCCTGCAGCAGCAAGCATTGATATTCTTGAGAATGGTCAGTTCGTTAAGTACGACTACGCTAATGGTGAAGTAAACTTTACTGGTCCTGGCGAATGGATGCTCGTATTCAACGAAGTTAAAGTATATCGTGATCACGAAACCGATCAGGATTTCGCTATGATCCGTCGTGACTATAATGGTCGTGTTTACAGCCCAGTTGGCGTTGGTGCCGCAGCTGGTATGTGGGGTTCCGCTCAGGGCATCAATGGTGTTAAGATTAATGGTTATGGAAGTTCCGCTGATTGGGACATGATGAAGAAGATCCAGGAACAGGTTGAAATTTATGAGGATGCTCATAACAATCCTGCTGGACAGGCTCCAGACTATGGCCGCAACCATTATGCTATTGGTAACAGCTACGAAGTTGAAAAGCTCAACATCCCTCAGATGGCTGAATATGCACAACCAGATCGCACTGGCAAGATTCCAGGCGCAGAAGGATACAATCCTAATAATAGAGCTGGTTTGATGGTTCCTCGTGTATTTAAGACTCACGAAGGTGACATCTTCACTACTAATACTATTGCTGACGCAACCGTAACACTTGGGTCTGTTCTTACTCCAAATGCTAAAGGTTATCTCAGCGCAACTGGCGCTAACAACGCTGCATTCCAGTGGCAGGTCGTTAAGATCTACAACCTCGGCGATATGCAGAAGGCTGTTAAAGTTATGAGAATTAAGTAATAAGGAAAGGAGAGAAAAGTCAATGTTAGAAAGAAATGAACTTTTAAAATTGATGAAGGCAACTGCTAAAGCTGACCGCTCTGCTCCTGTTGCTTATTCATTCAATGGCTAGAATCTTAGCTACGAAGCTCTTAATGAGACTCTTCGTAAAGAATTAAATGAACTCGCTGGTACATTTGCTCTTTATCGCGAGAATAAGAATACCATCTTCTCTATTATTGAAGAGACTATGGACGACGTTCTTCCTAAGAAAGTCGAAGAAAAGTATGAACAGTTTGCAGAAGTAAAGACTATCCAGCAGGGTAACTCTACTATGTTCTGGCGCAAGCATGATCGTCAGCGTGCAAAGCAGTTCATCACCAAAGTTGGTTTGGCTGGTATTTACGAAGTATTTAAGCTTGGTAAAGATACACCAATTGAAGTTCAGACCAGCGCTATCGGTGGAGCTGCTCAGATCGGTCTTGAAGAGTTCCTCGACGGCCGTGCTGATTTTGCTGAAGTAACTCAGATCGTTATGGAAGGTATTGACGAACTCATTCATTGGGAAATCGGTGCTGCCCTTAAGGAAGGTCTTACTCAGCTTCCTGCTCTCAACACTGTTGTAACCAACGGTTTTGATGAGAAGGCATTTGATCGTTTGCTCGCTATTTCTGCAGCTTACGGCACTCCTACTATCTATTGTACAGAAGAATTTGCTCAGAAGATTCTTCCAAGCAATGGCAATGGTACTTATGCTTCTTGGTCTGATAGCATGAAGGATACCATCTGGAACAATGGACGTTTTGCTTCTTATAAGAATCACGTCATCAACATTCTTCCACAGGGATTCACTGATGCTACTCATACCACTAAGGTTATCGATCCTGGTTTCTGCTATATCCTTCCAGGTAATGTAAAGCCTGTAAAGGTTGTTATGGAAGGTCAGACAATTGTTGACGAGTATACTAACAAGGATCGTAGCCGTGAAATCCAGGTATATAAGAAAGTCGGCGTTGGCGTCGTAATGACTCCTGACATTTGCGTATACAAGGATACCGAACTTGCTGGACAGTATGGCGTATATCAGGGTGACAAGGTTGTTCCTAACAACAATAGCAATAGCACTCCTGAGACTCCAGCTCAAAATCCAAGCAATCCTTAATAAAGATTAATCGCGGGCGTGCGTGATAGACACGCCGCCCGCTTATTCTACTATATGAGAAAAAGGAGAAAAAGTGAATATGAAAAGTGATATGAAAATTAACGTGCGCAATAGAAGTAATTCAGTCGTTGTTTATAACGTTGATGATTTGCGTGTTCGTCGTGAATTTATGCCGGGTGCAGTAAAGAGTGTTCCGCTTGAAGAAATTTATGCGTTAACTCAGCAACCTGGTGGCGCCGAGATTGTTGCTAATTATCTGTTTATTGAAAGCCCCGCCGCGGTGGAAGAGATGTCAATGAATGTAGAACCTGAGTATTATTTGGATGACAAGGGAGTTATTGATCTTCTAACTAATGGCTCAGTAGATGCTTTACTCGATTGTCTTGATTTCGCACCTGCTGGCGTACTTGATTTAGTACAGAAGTATGCTATTGAATTACCAGTAACTGACACTCGTAAGATTAAGGCTATTAAAGATAAGACTGGTTTTGATGTAGCTTTATCTTTAAAACATAAAGCTGAACTCGAAGCAGAAATGGCTGAAGCTGGTGAGCAAACTGAAAGTGGTATGACTGTTGAACGTAGAATTAAAAAGACTGAATAGGCAGAAGCACCATCTGGACGCAGAACAACTCCTAAGTATAATGTCGTAAAGAAAGACTAAGGAGGATGTTAAATGACGTCATTTAATACTATCATTAATGCTTTCCTTAGTAAGATTACAGATGATATGTACTTGGAACTTACTATGGAAGACACGATTCGTGATTCGAAATAGTATTTACTTGATGCCATTCCTTATTTTGAATTTCCAAGATTTGCGTTATATGATTATGATGCATCCGCGGGCGTATACAATGTTGATCTCACATAGGAAGAGATCAACATTTTTGCTATACTTATGAAATAGGCTTGGCTTGATCGGCAAATTAATTCAGTGGAGAATACTCGTATGAAGTATTCTGGTTCTGATTTTAAATTTACTTCTCAGGCAAACCATTTACAAAAGTTATTAGCATTAAAAGCAGAAAATCATCGTGAGAACATTCATGCACAACGTTTATATAAACGTCGCAGATTTAGAAATGATGGATCTGTTATGTCCAATTGGATGATCTTAAATCAAAGCGCTCTTGATACTCAAAGCAGACCACAAAATGTTCCTGCGCAATCTTCATCTGAGAATGATAATGGAGACAATTGGACCCCAATTCAAGAAATCGTTACTCCGGTTAATACCAATAGCGATAATGATGATGATTATTACTGGGAGCAGATTGGTGGTGGCAATTAATGAAATATTATAATGTTAATTTTTCTAATGCCACAATTACACAAGATTTGCGGAGATTAGTCAATCAGATTTGGAAGTTATTGCCAATGCGGGAAAATAATGAGGATTGGCAAAAATAGTTAGATTCTGTTTTAGTAGAACTTAGAGGACTTCATGTGATGTTTGGCGACCAACTCGATTTTCTTATTTTATTAAGTAAGTTAGAAGGATTGCATGAAGTTGAAGACTTTATGATATATCGAGTTACAGTTTTTAGTATGATTTCATTATTAACTGAACTCGCTAATTCAATAGATGCTGGAAAATCTTGAATTAATGAAAATGCGCGCACGTGCTGCGGGTAATGATCGTCAACATAACCGCATGATAATCGATAAGCAACGTAGTTTGCATCGCGCATTATTATATTCCTATCAAGCAGCTTGGGTTAAAAAAGATAATGATTCTTCAGCTGATTGGGTTAGAGCTTTAATGAATCCGGATAAAGTTAAGTTTGACTATGATGAGAAAATTATTTCAATAGATTGGGAACATAATTTTAGACCTGGAGATACCTTTGAATGGGGCAAGGGCACAGGAAGCCATTGGATGGTATTAAAAACTGAGGATACAGAGTTGGCTTATTTAAGAGCCAATTGCCGCAGATGTTAGAAACTATCTGCTTTTGATCCGATAAATAAAGAAATGTTTAGTTAGTGGTGTGTAATACGTGGTCCAGTTGAAACTAAAATAAATACTATTCAAAAGGCTGGTATTGTTGCAGATGTGCCGAATTTGACTCTTGATATATATATGGCTGATACTGAAAGAAATAGACGTACATTTGAGAGATATGTGAATTTTGAGTTTGATGAAAGATTTTGGAAAGTATAGGCTGTGGATTTTATAAGTACACCTGGCGTGTATGAAATTGTAGCTGAAGAGGATTATGAATGTCATAATCATGAACAATATTTACAAGTTGAGAAACCAGAACCAGTGCCGGCAGAGGTAAATGAGATTTTAGGTGACGCTTCAATTAAACCAAGTGAGAAACATTGCTATATGATGAAGCTACCTGCCGTAGGTGAATGGACAATTACATTACCGGCAACTAAGAATAAAGAGATAGATGATGTAATGGACTACACTATTGATGGTGATAAAATCTTTGTTACTTGGACAATGTTGCGGTCTGGATCATTTATACTTCATTATGGTGAATATGAAAAAACTGTAAATGTTGAATCATTATTTTAAGGAGAAAATGGAGTATGAAAGTCGGAGAGGAATTTTTCAATCCTGAATCAAGTTTTTTAATTATTGAAAAGGATTTAGAAAAGATTGCTAATAAAATGCTGAAAAATCAACGGCTTTTAAAATTATTGCATTACCGTGAGGCGAATGCATTAGACAAGCCTAGTTTAACACAAGCTGAAAAATTAGCATTAATAAACCATGAAATAAAAATTGTTCCAAAGATTGACATTGAAAAAGAATGTCCTATTTATGTGATTATCACTTTTGATAATTTTACGCCGAATGTGAATAATGATAAATTTAGAGATTGTACTTTAAGTTTTGATATTTTTTGTCATCCTGATCATTGGAATTTGGGTAACTTTTAGTTACGTCCTTATAAAATTGCGGGCGAATTAGATGCTATGTTTAATAATACAAAGATGACTGGTATAGGAACATTATAGTTCATGGGTGCTAATAATTTAGTACTTAATGATCAATTGATGGGTCTTACATTATTGTATAGATCTGTACAAAGCACAGAGGATACGTTACCAGTTTGAATAAGTTAATGTTATTAACTGGTGTTGATGTTCCAATACCATTGTTATAGTTAACTTTGCATTAGCCAACAATTCGAGAAATTTCTTATATGGGTGAATTGAATTATTTTTCTACATTATAGATATTGTGTTTTGAGAAAAATACTATAATAGCCTCTAACCCAGAGGGCGCTTCTAGTTTATCTAATATGACTGATTTTCAGATATTTATGACATTGATAAACAATCCAGACGTAAAAGAAAGATCACGGATTTAGGGTAATCTTGTTGATGTTTTGACAATTTTATTTCCTGGATATGTTCCTTAGATTATGCCGAATGGATTAGGAATTATGCTGAATAATCCTGAAAAAAAACATAACTTAGTTATTAATGATACAAATTTTGATATATTTAAGAAATCATTGATGGAAGTCACTGATATACGCAATAGCGTAGGTGGCGAGAATTCCGGTTTTAATCCACGAAGCAAGAAAGCGGCCGCAATTGCGGCTAAGATAATGCGAGGACGCGCACGAGCTGCAGCCGATAAAGGCTATAATGGTGATGGCGTACTCGGTAGATATGTTTCTATTCTCACTGTCGGGCTATCGTCCATGAGTTTAGCTGATTGTCTAAACTTAACAACGTATCAGTTGTACGATCTTATTGAACGGTATGGCTTATACATTGGGTGGGATTTAGATATACGGTCACGTCTGGCTGGCGGTAGTCCGGATAATAAACCAGACGACTGGATGAAAGATTTACATTAAATAAGGAGGAAATAACCTATGAAATTTGGTGTACGTGAGATTTGCGACGTCGTTCTTAAGAGAAAAGCAGCTGGTTATTTCGGCAAGTTGTATCTCGATAAGAACATGCCAGTTCTCTATTTTGATACCTTAAAGACCTCTAGCTTAGAGGGTCAGGCAGCCACCGTTTATGCACAGGGTGGTAAAGGTAATCCACGCTTGGTTGCATGGGAAGGTGACAGAACTGTTACATTCACAATGGAAGATGCCTTGATTTCTCCAGAAAGCTTCTCTATTCTTTCTGGTGCTGGCTTCATTGATGCAGAAGATGGCGCTCCAATCTATGTTCATACAACTGAACAGGTTGAAATCAAGAATAATACTATTACTCTTTCTAAGAAGCCTGCAACCAAAGGTGAAATGTACTTGTTACTTATGACCGAAGATGGTTCTATTAATACAAGCAAGCTTCCTATGAAGTTACCTACTGCTACTGTTGCAGGTATTGGTGATGATCTTAGTTTAAGTCTCTCTACTGCATTCCAGGCTTGGGAAACTGAATACAACACTGATACTCGTCACGTTGAACTTCGTCAGGCTGGCGTTTTGAGCGAAGTTTCTGCACCTGTTGGTGTAAGAACTGAAGCTGCTCTCCATGCTGGTGATGGTGACTATATTATCGGTGGTACCGAAGCAACTGATGACCAGGGTTCTGTTATCTATGTAGATTATTATGTAGAAGCAAAGTCTGGCGCAAAACAGATTGATATTGAAGCTTCTAAGTTTGGTGGATCTTACTATCTTGAAGCATCTACATTGTTCCGTGATCAGGCAACTGGTGAAGATTATCCAGCAGAATTCATTATTCCTAATTGTAAGGTACAGTCTAACTTTACCTTCACAATGGCTCCTACTGGTGATCCTTCTACCTTCACCTTTACGATGGACGCTTTCCCAGATTACACTAAGTTCGACAAGACCAAGAAAGTAATTGCTGCTCTTCAGATCGTTGAAGATAAGGAATTGTTTGGTGCTGTTGCTGGTGGAAGTCAGGAAGAAGAACCAAAATTATAATTGAATGACAATAGGGGAGATACGAATAAGTATCTCCCCATTTTTTTTATTACGCGGAAAAGGTGATGCTAATGAGACAACATGTTACTAATTTAAGTTATTTTCATGTTGAAGCTAAATATAGAAGTTAGTATGGCAATGTACCTCCGCAACAAATTTTATAGATGGTTCATCAAGAATTATATAATAAATATAAAAACGTTGCATGGGGAAAAACGAAACAATCTGGCGAAGGTACTCCAGCTGAGGCCAAAATGTTACAAGATTATTTACAAGATTTGAAAAAGGTTGCTAATGAAATGACTGGATCTGGGGAAAAAGCAGATAATTTAATATCTGGAATTAGTAAAGAAATATTACAATCTGTGCTTTAGACTTCTAATGCTGGTAAGTATTTTATGCAACAATGGATATAGTATGGACCTCAACAACGAGGAGCTGTTTTTGAACAGGAATTAGGTTAGGTTTTTGCTGGAACATTTGAGGTTGCTAGCGGAGGTAAATTTAAAAGCGATGGTTCCGATTATGTTTGGGGCACTTAGCAAGTTGATATTGGTGGAGCAAAAAAAGATATATTAAAAGAGTTGGCAAGAAAAGTTGGCCAAGAAGCTATTAAAGATGCTGGCAAATATTTAGATAAACGTTTTTCAAATGCTGAAATTAATCCTCTTATAAAAGATATGATACAAGTTGAAGTTAATGGTAAAGTAGATATTGCTGGTATGAAATGTGAATATAATTTTTCTGCTGAACCAAAAAGTAAACTAGTGACAATTGCTGAATTACTTCAAAAAGCTACAATTACTGCAAAATCTTATGCATCTAAGCAAAGATCGGGTAATTGGATAGATGAAAATGGAATTCGTCATTATTTAAATGCAACAATTAAAGTTATTCATTTAGGTTCTACATATTCTAAACGTATTATTATGGATACTTTGACAGGAAGAGTACCGATTAAAGTTGCTTTAAGTTATCAAATTGTTATTCAAAATAGTCAAAATGTTGATGTACAAGTTGCTTTAAGTAAATTACGTTTTATGTATGAATTAACTGGTGTTGGACAAAAATATGTTGATGACATTTATAGAAAATGGATGGCGGAAAATGGGGCATTAGGTGCTAAATATCTTATTTATAATGACCCTGCTTCATTAAATATTTATGTAAAAAGTAGTGCTGAATTAATTATGGAAGCTGAAAAAGCTATTAATGAAGTAATTGATTGGAATAATAGTAAAATGGAATGGGGCGCTAGTTTATCTAAACAACTTGTTAGTGGTGGAAATTAGTCAATTTAAAAATTTTTTGGTATAATAAGAGAAAAAGGAGGCCAGAAAGATGGCTAAAGTTAGTTTTAATAAAATTACTCCAATTAAATCTGGAGAGATTAAAGAATTAGAAATTAATGGCGAGAAGATTATAGTAAAGCAATATCTTCCTACAGATGAATTAACCGCATTAATTGTAGATGTAATGAATTTTACATTTGACAATGATGGATTTGTAAGTCCACTTAGATATGAAATTTATAGTAAAATGTATATTGTTAAATATTTTACTAATATAAATATTACAGATACAATGATTGATAATATTGAAAAGACTTATGATTTATTAGTTTTGAATAATATTATTAATCAAGTATTAGATAGTATTCCAGATGACGAAATTTGTCGTATTGAAAACATTATGTGGGATACTATGAAAAAGATTCAAGAATATAATACTTCTTTTATTGGTTGGATTAAAACAACAGCGAATGATAAAGCATTGGCAGAAATGGATTTACAGAAAATTGTAAGTGAATTACAAAATACTGAAAATTTTGAAACGGTAAAAGAAGTAATGGAAAATATGACCTAAGAGCCGAAAGGCTCTTTTTTTTATGAGAGAAAGGAGTTGACAATAAGTGGCAGGAAATAACAGAGTGCAGTACACAATAGGTGTAAATGCTGATACTAAATAGGCTGACGCGCAATTGGCTAAATTAAGTTCAACTCTTGATAAGATATAGAAATAGGCTGCAAGTAAAGTTACATTAGATTTAAAAATGGATAGAGCCGCAGAGTCTGCTAGAGTTTTATAGCAATCTTTACAAAAAGCAACTAATATTGATACAGGAAAATTAAATTTATCTAAATTTAATCAAGAATTACATCAAGCTGGCGTTTCTTTAGAAGAATTAACTTCTAGTTTATTACAAGCTGGTTCTAGTGGTTCAACAGCTTTTGTTCAATTAGCTTCGTCTATTGCTGGAGCAGAAGTTCCTATTAAGCATATGAATAGTACACTTGCAAATTTTGCAACTACTTTAAAAAATACAGTTAAATGGGAAATTTCTTCTAAATTAGTCCATGGTGTAGAAAGTTTTTTATCTGGTGCAATTAATTATGCAAAAGATTTAAATGGTACACTTAATGATATTCGTATTGTTACAGGTGCTTCTATTGCGGATATGGGTAAATTTGCTGATCAAGCAAACAGAATGGCAAAAGAATTATCTGCAACAACACAAGAAATTGCTAAAGCATCTTTGATCTACTATCAACAGGGTGATAGTGCGGAAATGGCTGCGAAAAAAGCTGCAATTACAACAAAAGCAGCAAATGTAGCATTTACCGCGTCTGCGCAAGAAATGTCAGAAATGTTAACTGCTGTTTGGAATTCTTATCAAATGGGCGAAGATCAACTCGAACATGCTGTTGATGTTATGGCTCATTTAGGTGCAACTACTGCATCAAGCATGGAAGAAATGGCAACAGCCATGCAGAAAGTTGCTGCTACGGCGAATAATGTTGGTGTATCTATGGAATAGATGTCTGCTATTGTTGCTACATCTGCTTCTGTTACAAGACAAGCTCCGCAGGTTATTGGTACTGCTTGGAATACAATTTTAAGTCGTTTAGGTGGTTTAAAATTAGGGGAAACACTTGAAGATGGCGTTGATCTTAATAAGTATTCTAAAGCATTAGCATCTATTGGTGTGCAAGTATTAGACGCGACTGGTAACTTAAAAGATATGGGTGGAGTTGTTGATGAAATTGGTGCAAAATGGGATACAATGACTCGCGCGCAATAGTCTGCATTAGCACAAACCATTGGTGGTACTCGTCAATATACATAGATCTTAGCATTTTTTGATAATTTTGATAAATATTAGAAAAATTTATAGACTGCAAATAATTCTGAAGGTGCATTAAATAAACAGGCTGAAATTTATGCTCAATCTTGGGAAGCAGCTTCTAAGCGCTAGAAAGCTGCATTGCAAAATGTATTTACTTAGGTTATTAATGATGAAGCTATTATTAAAGTTACAAATAGTTTAACAACTGTAATAGATCGTATTGGAGATATTGTCAAAGGATTTGGTGGAGTTCAAGGTATTTTATTAACTTTAGGCGCCGTAGCAATGAAAGTATTTAATAGTTAGATTGCTACAGGTATAGATTCTGCTTTAACTAGAATTAAAAGTTTTGGAGCTATGCTTGGTTAGGCTAGAGTTATTAGTAAAAAACATGGAAATGAACGTACTGTAAGAGATGCTACTGGCCATCCAGTATATGATGAAAAAGGTAGAGAAAGAAAGACTATTGTAAATGCTGAAACTGGATTAGGAGTTGATGCAAAAACTAGATTAGGTCGTTTTATTGGTGCTATAAAACAATAGGGTAATTATGAAATGCGTCAACAAAGAGCGGCTATATAGGAAAGTAAAGCATAGATTAATGCTTCTATTTCAGAACCAGGAACTAATGCGGAAGGAATTGCTTAGACTTCTGCTTAGAATTTATTAACATTAAAAGAAAAATTATTAAATACTGAATATAAGTTAAGCGCAGCGTAGTAGAAAGTTGCCTAGGAGGCAATTAGTGCTTATGGAAAAGAGTCAGAAAAATTAGTTGAATTAATTTCTAAATCTGAAGAATTAGAAAAACAATAGAGAAAGCATCATAGTGAACAAGCCAGTAGTTTATATTTAAGTAAAGGTAATAAAAAGGGTGGCAAAAAAAGTAAAGCTAAAAAAATGAATGTGTCAGATATATAGCAAAATCTTGATAAATATGTTCAAAATGCAACGGTAGACCAAGTTTGGCAAGATATGTCTGTTAACGGCGAAGAAAAATTAGAAATGAAAGATTGGCAAAATGCTGATAAAAATTGGAATGCTTATTATCGTAATACTTTAGGGACTAGAGTTGGACAAATGATTGAAGCTGTTAGCGGTGATGAAGGTAATAAATTATAGGAATTATATAATAAAATTGGAAAATTGCATGATAATGGTGATGATTTATCTAGTGTAAAGTCACACGTTAAAGAACTTATTGAAGAGATGAAGCGTTTAGGTACTGAAGGAGCTAAGGGCGCTGAAGAAGCAGAGGCAGCATTAAGCAAACTAGGAGATGAAGGTACTGCAGCTTTAAATGAAGCTCAACAAGAGGTATAGGAAAGAAGAGAAAGTATTCAAGAAATAGGAAATTAGTTTGCAAATACAGAACGATCACGAGAAAGCGCAGAACAAAGTTTAGAAGAAAAATATCAAACTACTAAATTTGCTCAAGGAATGGCTAAAGTTGCATCTGCAGCAATGACTGCGATGTCTTCTTTTAGCGCAATGGAAAATACTTTTTCGATAATGAGTGATAAATCAGCTAATTTTTCTTAGAAAGTAACTTCTATATTAAGTACTGTTGGTAATTTAACTAATGCTTGGTCTCAAGGTCTTATTAGTGGTCTTACTGCTACTATATCTGCTGGGCTTGGATTATTAATAGCTCGTTAGGAATAGTTAGAAAAAAATAATCAAGCATCACGTAAACAAATTTCTGATGAAATAAATGAAAATACTAATAAACTAGTTGAAGATACTGAAAAAGCTGTTGAAGCATTAAAAGAATATGAAAAATTAAAGTCTTAGTTTGAAGAAAATGAAATATCGAGAAATGAATATGTAGCTGGTTTAACTAATATAACTAATTCTTTAGATATTGAAGGAACACATGTTGCAGAATTAACAGGGAATTATCGTGAATTAGAAACTGCTATTAAAAATGCTACAGCAGAAAGATTAGCTTCTAATTCAAAAGAAGCGTTTATAGAATATAGTAATGCCAGAGATTCAAGTTAGACATTGTTATTATCTGCAAAAGAGCAAGATTCTAATAGCTATATTGATTTAAAGAAATTTCAAAATTAGTCTAATACTGCTGTTGAATCAATTGATTTTTTAGAACAAATGTTAAATAGTGGTGAATATAAGGCTAATTTAAAACGATTTAGTCAAACAGATTCTGTTGAAGAAATTTTTAATTTAATGTTTGGTGGTATTACAGGAGTTTCACGTGGACAAGACGGAATTCTTGGTGGTGGATTCGCAGATGATTTATATTTTGAATCTGATATTGAAACATTAAAACAATTATCTGATCGATTTAAAGAGTTAAGAGAAAAAGCTTCTGATGTGACTGATCCAATGCGCAGTATTTATGGAGCAATTATTAGTTCTATTCCTTTTTAGAATTTAGAATCATACGTAAATAGTGCAGTAGATCCAGTAAAAAAATTATAGGCTGTATCTATGAAATCATTTGCATCAGAATATTTGAATACTATTAATAGAAATACATTTGTATCTAATTATAAATCAAATTAGGAATAGTTTGGTAGAGATGCACTAATTCAATAGGTATTAAATGTTTGGGATAGTAAAAATATTGATATTAGTGAATATGGAGAAGAAGATGCTAAAATTTTAGCTCAACAATTTGTTGATGCATTTTTAGATGGATTTTCTGATTTATCATTTGAGACTGCAACTGAAAAAGATGCTGCCGCAATGCGAGATTAGATTTATAAAATTTTAGATAATATTTTATCTCCAGAAAAAGCATCTGAAATTAAAGACTATATAAAACAAAATTGGGATAATATTTTTAAAGATATATTTGCAAATATGAAGAACCCATATGAATTTGATTGGGGTTCTTTAGAAAATACTGAAATAGAAGATATTATTCCAAATCTTCAGGGCTTATCTGAATATAATAAAGCTACAAATAAATATGAGACATTATTAAATTATACTACTAGAAATGATCTTACGTCTGCAGATTTACCAGATATTTTAGGTTTATTAAATGATGAAGATATTTCAAGAATATTTGATAATTAGTACAGTACTGTTAGTTCTCTTTAGTCTGCATTAGATAATGGTCTTGTAGATAAAACAAAAGTTTTAAATACTATTTTAAATGATTTAACAGCTAATATAATGCTATATTATGATGCAATTTTAGATCCTGCGACAGTTTTATAGGCTAGCATTACAAAATAGGTAGCTGATATTCGAAATAATTGGAAAACACGTATAGGAAAACCGACTATAGATGAAGAAACTTTAAGTGAATATTTAGAAAATGGGCAAAAAATTTATGATGCTGATAAAAAAGATTTAGCTAATCAAGAAGAAAAAGAAGAAGTTTCAAAAGTTTTACGAGCTTTAATTGATAACAGCCCTTCTTTTAAAAAATTTATGTTAGAGCAACTTGCTGACATGGATACTGGACTAAATTGGGTGTCAAATGAATCTTTAATTAATGGATATACTGATAGTGGTAGACCAACATATTTTTCCGCGTTAACTGATGAAAAACTTAAATATGTAATAGGTGTTGCTCAATAGTATTATACAGCTGATAGTATATAGAAAGGGCAACAATTAAATACAACATTAAATAATTTACCAGAAATAAGATATGGTGCATCTACATCTATTACTTCTTCTAAAACTATCCATACTTAGGAAGAAGCTATGGCAGCTGAACAAGAAAGACAAAAAGCAAAATCTGATGCGGAAAATGCTAAACGAGAAGCTGAGGAACGAGCTAAACAAGCTCAACGAGATAAGATTAAGACTGATATTACTAGCTTAAAAGATATTAATTTAAAAAAATTAGATGTTATTACTCCTCAAATACAAGCATTATTAAATTTAGATGAACAATAGGTATTAGATTTCCATAAATTAGATACACAAAGTTAGGAAAATTTTATTACTCAAGCTTTAAAAGAAAATAAGACTAAACTTGAAAATTCTTATGCTGAAGATGAAGAAATTAGTTTAGAAGATAAATAGATATTAGCTATATTAACTCAATTAATACAAGAACGTGAAAACGCTCCAGATAAAGCTAATTATGAAGCTGCTTATGAGGCAACCAAAACAGCATTACAAGAATAGCAAACTGAATTAACTAAAATGTAGTCCGGAGCGAATACTTTATTAAATAATTATCAAACAGGAAAATTAGATAATGTTGCTTTAAATACATTAAGTCAAAGTGGCTTAGGAAAATTAGTTCAAGATTATCAAACTGTAACGACTGAGCAAGAACGTTTAAATATTGCTACTCAAGCATATAGTCAATATTTACTTCAATAGCAAGAATATTTAACTGAATAGAATAAATTATACCAAGAAATTAATAGTAATATAAACAAAATGACAGATGAACAAAAAGAAAGTACTGATAAAATTACTGACTCAACACAATTTATTAAAGATTATTTTGGTAATGTAAGTGAGCCAACAAAAGGATTATTATTGTCTGCAATGCAAACAGTGGCTTCTAAAAAAGGAGTCGCATCTATTGCTGACATGTCAGTTAAAGAAATGCTTCCTGCATTATAGGAATATATTGATACTGTTATTACAGAAAATAATAATGCGTTTTAGACTATTAAAGCAACTGGTATTGATACATTAACTTCAACTTGGGAAGCTGCAGCGTCTGAGGCGGCTACGGCTGCAAAGAGTTCGGTAGAAGAATGGGAAACTGCGTTCTCTAATATTGCTGTGCTAAGAGAAAAGTTATTAAAAGGTGAAAGCATTGCTAAAGATGTATTTGGTGATTGGACTAAATACAGAGATGCTTATCTTGCCAGTGGCGAAGAAAGTTATGAAGAATTTAATAAAAAAGTTTTATTAAATGATGATACATTAAATTTACAGCAAAAAGACTTTAAAGATTATACAGAAAGACTTAAAAAGAATTTTGGATTAACTAGTCAAACAGTTGGACGCGATGGAATGTACATATCTGCAGAAGCATAGATGTCTGCGGAAAGAGCTAAATTTAGTCGTAAATATACTAATTTACCTGAATATGCAGTTAATTCCATGTGGGCAAGTAGTAATGAAAGAAAATTAGCAGAAACATATGTAAGACAAAATGCAAAGACATTATTACAAAGTTACTATGGAGATAGTAAAACAGAGACAGAAATTAATGATCTAGTAGATCAATATATGCATGGCTCAGTTGAAGTTATGCAAGAAGCTGCTAATGCTATGAATAAAGTAGCTGATGGCATGGCGCAAGGTACTGAAAGAGATCAATTACTTTCTGATGTTGAAATTCAACAATAGGAAATTACTGAACAACAAAGTACAGCAAGAGAATTATTGGAGTCTATTATTACTGGTAAAGTAGATACTCCATGGCAAAATCGTTTAGATAAAAATGAAGCAAAAAATGAACAGAAATTATAGGAATTAGCTGATGCATTAAATATGCCATTAGAAGATTTAAAGAAATTATCATATGAACAAATACAAGAAAAATATAAAGAACTTGGTATACAAATTGATAAAACTGCGGATGAATTTAATATATTAAATCAAGCAATCGCCGCCGGTGATTTTGATGGTAAAAAAGTTTCAAATTATACAAAGGATGGTCATATTTTATTTGAAACAGATTAGCCAATTACAAAATATGGTTCTGAAGCAGGATATGATACAGAAAAACTTGCTAGACAAGATTGGTTAGCAATGAAAAAATCTGGCGAAGTAAATATCGAAAACACAAAAGTTGTTAAAGGTAATGATGGAAAATATTATATACTTGATAATGTTGAAGAATCATAGGTAGAAGAAGGTAAATATACTTCTACAGCAAAATCAAATGTTGCGGGTGAATCAGAATCTGCTCTTGATCAAGCTAATAAATAGGCTCAAGAAGATTGGCTATCTAATCGTAGTAAAGAACTTGAAAAATTAGATGCTTTACAAATTGATTTAAATAATCCTGATGTAAAACCTGCTAAACTTGTTAATGATTGGGAAGCATTAGCTAGCACTCTTGATTTAACTAACGAAAAGATTGCTTATTATTATCAATAGATGCAACAGGCTGGCGATGATAGTGACAAATTATAGGCTGCTATTGATGGAATGACTGCTTCAATTCTTCAGCAAGGCGATGTAATGCTTACTGATACTGAATCTTTAAGCTTAATGCTTTAGCAATTTGCTGAATTATATAAAGTTACTGATAAAAGTGGTAATGCTTTAAATTATAATACATTAATGGCAATTCGTTTAGCAAGAGAAACATTAAGTTTAAAGAGCATAGTACAAGATTTAAATACTAAAGTTAAAACATATACTAATAATACTGATTATGCCTCAGATTCAGTTAAAGATTTACGTAAAAAATTAAATGAAGCAAATGAATCATTTGATGATTATGTAGATAAATTAAACGATGCATCTGATGAAGAAAAAGATTTATTAAAAGCAACTAATAACATGATCAACGGATTTGAAGATTTAGGAAAAGAATTAGGCGTAAAACCTGAAGAATTAGATGATTATGTTGATTCATTAATAGATGCTGAAGATACTTCTGATTTTGTTAAAAAAGCTTTAAGTAATGTTGGACAAGAAACAAAAAATGCTTTAGCTGAAGCTGCAGACTATTTTACTGGCGAAGATTTTAAAACTGATATGGCAGCAGATGTTAATGCAGAATTAGCAAGAGATTTTAATGACATGGTAACTCAATCAGCTGCACTTTGTGATATTTCAGTTGTAGAAATGAATCAAGTTTATGATAATTTTATGGCTGAATTGAAATAGCATAGTGGAGATGTCAATGAAATCAATTGGGGCAATGTAATTCCTAATCTTGATGTAGATACATCAAAAATACAAAGTGTATTAATTAATTTAGTAAATTTAGCAAGTTCAGTTAAAAGTGCGGTAACTGGAACTGGAGTAACTGCTTTAAGTGGATTAGTTAATAATATTGGAAAAATAAAACAGGCTTTAGCATTAGCTAAAACCGCTAATACCAAAGGCGGCGGAGGCGGTGGCGCTTCTAATGTTAAAAATGATGTTGCTCCTACTGAATCTTCTGGTGGTGGCGGTGGTAATAAAACCAAGAAGTCGCTTGAAAAAATGCAAGAAGATGAAAAAGAACGCTATCATGAAATAACAAAGCGCATTGATGAACAAAGCAAAGAATTAAATAAATTAGACAAAATTAAATCCGCAGCTTTTGGTGCAAATCATATTAAAGCTATTAACGATGAAATTACAGCATTAAAGAAAGAAAAAGTTTTATATGATGAATTAGCGACAGAAGCAAATAGTAATCTTGCAACTAATAGATCTGCTCTTGTCGGATTTGGTGCAACGTTTAATTCAGATGGTACAGTAAATTATGATGAGTTTATGAACAAAATTACTCGTGAGTATAATGCTGCCGTTGAGAAGTATAATGACACAGACGCAGAAGACCAGAAGAAAGCAAAAATAGATTTAGATTATGCAAAAGAAAGATATGATAAAGCAAAAGAAGCATTAGAAGATTATGAAGAAGATATGGAGAAAGTACAAGATGCTGAAGAAAATCTTCTTGATATTGTAAACCAGATTTCCGCAAAGACTCTTGAAGCTATTGAGTATAAGATTGAAGTTAAGTTTGATATCAATGACCGCGATGTTAAATATATGCAATATCTTAGAAACAAATGGGAAGACGTGTTAGATAAAGCAGATGAATCAATGGAACAAATGATCAATGAAGCAAAAGAGTATAAGGATAATTTAGATGTATTACAAATTGCGAATGATGAATTGTATAAACAATATAATGAAGGTAATTTAACTGCGGCCGATTTCGCTGAAGGTCTAAAAGAAATTAATGATAAGAGTCTTGAAATGCTTGAGAATTTAATCACAATCAAAAAGTCTATTAAAGAAGCATATGGTAATGCATTAGAAACAGCAAATGACGAACTTGAAAAGCATACTGCTGTATTAGAACATTCTTATTCTATGATGGAAAAATATATTCAGATACAGCAATTGATTGGTATGGGAACCGATTATACTGGTCTTAAAGCTATGTACGAGTTCTAGTACAAATCTAGCTTGGCTAGTGTTGAAGCTGCAAAAATTTATTTAGACACTTTAAAGGATGAAGAAGAAGTATTACAAAGACAAATTAATGCTTATGGTTGGACTGAAGTTTTAAAACAACAATGGGAAGATTTACAAGAACGTATTCGCGATGGTGAAGATGAATTAGCTGAAAAAACAAATCAAACATTAACAACTGCACAAAATGCTTTTGCTAATGCGATCAAAGCTGCAATTGAAAAGTTTGATGAATTCGTATTTGGAGTGCGGGGCGGGCTTTCTAAGTTAGAAGCCGATTACCAGTACTATCAAGAGGAACAAGAAAGATATCTTTCTACTTCTAAAGAGTTATACGAAGTTGCTAAATTAAATAGAGAAATTAATGGATCTTTAGATGAAGTAACTAGTCAGCTCACAAAAACTAGATTGCGCGAATTGCAAGAAGAAATTAAATCTCTTTCTGAAAAGAATCGCTTGACTGAATATGATGTTCAAATGTTAGAGTTACAATACAAGTATGCTCTTGCTCTTGAAGATCTTGAAGATAAGAAAAATGCTAAGTCTATTGTGCGGTTAACTCGTGATGAAAATGGTAATTATGGTTATCAGTATACCGCAGATAGCGAAGAGATTGATAAAGCCGCGCAGCAGGTCGATGATGTATTGCAATAGATCAATGAACTCGCAGCCAATCGCACTGCCGAAATTGAGCAGGCAGCTATTTCTGCGCAACGTAATTATTATGATAACTTAGAGCAAATTTCTAATGATACTAGCTTAAGTATTGAAGAACGTCAAGCCCGCATCGAAGAGTTAACTCAACGTTATGCGGAAACGATGCAATTTAATCAAGAGCAATACAATAACGCTACTAATGCGCTCTTGACCAATCAAGAATATGTATATAAGCGTTATGGTACAAGTATTATGGAAAATACCGGAATGATTCAAGATCAGATGAATAGTGCAATTACCGCAATGATTAATAAGACTAATGATTGGTCAGCTTATTTAAGCACTCAGTTACAGCCTGGTGGAGAAATTTATGAAGCTCTTGAAACTTATAAGCAATAGCTTGATGAAACAAATATTTCCGCGGGACTGGGTAATCGTCAACAAGCAGTACAAAACATGACTAATAGTATTGATGATTTGACTGAAGCTAATGAAGCGGCTGATGAAGCAATTCGTAACATCGCTGATACATTAGATGATACATTAAAGAACATTAATGCGCAAACAATTGCATGGGAAGAATTAACTGGATCCATTCAAGATGCTATTGATGCATATGAAAAATTGGCTTAGACTTCCGGCAATAAGATTGGTGAGCTTGGTTAGAATGTAGTTAATACTGGTGTAGGTGGCGAAGAAGTAAAGACTAAACCAAAGAATGTATATACTTATACCTGGGTTGATGAATATGGTATTATGCATCCTGGTGAATGGTCTTATGATAGTTATAGCTCTGCTATGGAAGGTGCTGAATAGAATATTAAATCATTCTATTCTTCTTACTTAACTGCTGGCGAGGATGATGCTGAAACAGCTGCCAATAAGGCTACATATGAATCATTAATCAATGCAGCTTTAGGTACACGTAGTGCTCCATCTACGCAAGTTGCAACGTTCCTTCATGGCGGTATGATTGATTTTACAGGTCCTGCCTGGGTTGATGGCTCAACTAGTTCCCCAGAATCAATCTTAAACGCTGGTGATACAGCAAATATGGTCCGCATGGCTAATTTAATTCATGATATTGATCTTGAAGCATTGAGATTACTTTATGAATCAATTAACCAGTCTGCTCTTGGAATGATGTATCCACTTAATGGATTACTTAATAGCCAATCTATTAATCCATTTGCAACTGAATTACAACAACATGTTACAATCACTGCTGAGTTCCCTAACGCTACTGACCATAGTGAAATCGAACAGGCATTTGAAGATATTGTTAATCTAGCCGCACAGTATGCGGGACGTAAATAAGAGGGTGGCTTTGCCACCCTCTTATTTTTATTTGGGTAATATACATTAATAAATTTGACAAGATTTTTAAAAATTGGTAGAATATGAGAAAAAGGAGTGAGTAGTTTGTCTAATAGTACCGAGAAATTATTTGATGCTGTAAGTCTTGTTGCTAATAGTATTGTATAGAAATATCAATATGATAAGACTATTGAAGCTAAGATTGTTTCTGATGACAAAAAAGATTAGGGCATCTATAAGGTAGAATTTGAAAATGCTATAATGGACGCATATTCAAATGACAGCTACTACAAAAATGAGATTGTCTATGTCCATATTCCAAATGGCGATTTTAGTAAATAGAAACATATCGTTGGACGTAAAGTGGATATAGAAAAAGCACCAAACCGCACTTTTAATTTAAGGATGCCTTTTGATGATTTTGTTGGGATTGAAAAGTTAACTGAACAAACTCCTTACATATTTGGTAAGAGAGGATATTTAGCTAACTATCCTAAACATGGTAATAACTATATATTTGATCAAGATTATTTAGATGCTGTTGCTGAAATAAGCGCTTAGATATCTACGTGTGATCGTCAATTTTATTCTAATTTAAATGGTTTAAATTATTTATATTTACAATTCTTAGATGAGTTAAATACTGATAATCTATTGAATACATATAATATAAAGTTAGTTGGCGGTTCCCGTATTAGAAATGTAATTGCGGAAAGTACAAAAACTTTCTATGATGTATTAGTAGAAAGCGTTGAAGCAAAATCTATAGAAAATTTTAGAGATTATTTACAAAATTATGCCTCATTACAAGGATCAGTAGCTAAAGATATTTCTGCGGAAATTGGTCAAACAGATTATGATGATTTAATTAAATATATTAATTTAGCTTGTGAAAAAGAAACAGTATTATTATAGACTGCTTATCAAGCAGATCGTGATATTTATGTAAAGCAAGCACAAGAAATAACTGATAATTTCGCTGAAGGCAATTATAATTTATTATGGTCTTGGCGCAATACATCATCTACTCCTCTTGTAGAAACTATGTTAGGGATTTCCGCAGATTTCCAAACATTAATTGGATCTTATCGACCTATTAGAGGTTTATATGGTTTAAGAATTTTAATTTCTGGTATTTTACGTTAGCCAGAAGAGAATCAGCCTTCTTATCATACAGAAGAAATTATTTGGAATAATGAAGAGATGTATGGTAATACATATGCATATGCTACACCATATACTCAACAAAAAGTTCTTGATGTATCTAATTTCTTGTCTTTAACCGGTATTGATATTTATTTCTATCAAGATGATAGTCATTATGTAAATGACATTGCCGATCATTTCCTTTTGGATAATTTTATGGATGAATAGCATTAGCTTATTCCTTATGATGATGATGATCATAGATTATTACCTAAAAATATTTATGTAGATAATTTACAAGTATTTTTAGGTTTAACTACTTCTCAATGTAATACTGATAGAGTTTTGTTATATACATATGATTCTACTCAATATGGCGAAGATCCATTTAATGAAAATTCAAGAGATCAAGTAGATAAAAGAACTATTCAGATTTCTTGGATTCACAAAATGAAAGATGGATCTATGGTGTTAGTAGATCATGCGAAAAAACGAAATGAGCATGATAATGCGGCACTTGAATGCTATGATGCAGAAATTCATTGGTATCATTATGTGTTTGAAATTCCGCAAGATACTACTATCATAGAGCAACGTCAAGGTGGAGTTAACTGGGAATATCTAGCCTATGAATATGTAGATGATGTTAAAGAAGAAACTGTTTGGGTTAATGATGAACCAGAAACAGTAGAAGTTCCATATCACGCATATACTAAGTTTGCTATTGATGTAACTCCAGATATTGCAAAAGCAAAAGAAAAATGGAAAGTTATTGTTTCTGTTGGTGGAGTTCCTTATATTTCTGAACCGCTTATATTCTACAATTATGACTAGACAGTTGAACAAGCTGAACTTGAATCTGTTAATGAAGTTGTATTTAGAATTTTACGGGAAACCATTGATGAAAAAACTGGAAAAAAGATGCTTAAAGAAGATAATTCTTTAGATCAATTTCTTGTTTATGATGAAAATGGTAATTGTTTAAAAAATGATGATAATTTAAAATGGTCTCAAATTTGGTTCTATATACAGGTTTGGATTCGTAATAATGAAGATGGCGGATATACTCCAATTGCTTTGTCAATAGATGAAGATAATTGGGATACATATACGACTTCAATTGAGTGGTTATTGCCAGGCATAAATAGTATGTTATATAATATACTTGAACCAACCGATCAAGATTTAGCGAACGCTGAACTTGCGCCGACTACTGAGAATATTTCAGAAGGTTTTAGAACAGCTATTCGTTTAAGTACACGTAAGTTCTAGATTAGAGATCATTGGAATTTAAGATACACAGATAATACAATCGCGGCACGCATTGTGCGGAATGGACGTTCTTATAATATTCAAAAGAAATTTGAATTTGGTCAGTCCGGCACAATGGGTAGTGAATATTCTGTCGCTATTGTGCAAGATCTTCCTGAACGTGATTATATGATTCAGGGAGAAGAATTCAGGGTAAGAGCAGTTGTTTATGATAGTAGAGGGAATAGAGTGAACAACTCAAACTTTGTTTTCTCTTGGGAATTGCTCTCACCAACTAAGATTACGCCTGGTAAAAATAATCCTTACGAAGAATCTACTGCACAAGAATTATTTGAATAGATTCAGTATGGGTCAGACACTGCGGGCAATCATAATAATGTAATTACCGGATTTATTCGTAATGAATATCCTCCAGTATTTAGAGTTACTATTCGTAATGCGGCAGATTATCCTTTAACTCAAACTGTTGGTTTTAGCTTAGTAAATCAAGTCTATGTAGATTCTTGTGATTTCATAGTTAATTGCCCTAATAAGATTGAATTTAAGAGCGATGGTAAAGTACCAATTACAATTACCAGTCCTTTCGAAATTATTCGTATTGCAGATGGTTATACTAAGATTGAGCATTGTGATTGGGGACTTGAACAATATGTTTTAGATGACGACGTATATGTTCAAGTACAAGATAGTGATATAAGATGTGTAGGATTGAAACAAACTACATATCAAGATGAATCAATAGTAACAAATAACAACCCAGTTATTTATTGTTATGTTATGAATGATGAAATTGATTTTGATTCATCTTTTAGCTTAGAAAATGATGGCATACATACAGTTGCATATTTTTATACGAATGTAAAGAATGCTATTAACCAAGATTATGCAGATAAGATTAGTGAACTATATGATTAGGATACAGTTGATCTTGACGCAGAATCAGCATTATTAATCACTAAGAATAATCGTATTCGTGAACTGAATCGTATTGTATAGAATCTTATTCCCCAATATACTGAATATGCTCTTGATCCTTATATTGGATATACACCAGGACGTGACGTCCCTTGGCAGTGGGATGATTCGCTTGAAGACGATTATTATACAATTTTATATTTTACTAACACAGATAATTTAAATGGTTAGGCTTATTATAAACAAGCCATTCCATTTACTCGTAATGTATATAGTTCTTCATTGGTTAATTCTTGGAATGGTTCTTTAACTCTTGATGAACAAAATGGTGCTGTCTTGGCAACAATGATTAGCGCTGGCGCAAAAGACAGTAAGAATCGTTTTACAGGTGTTATGATGGGTGATTGGGCAGAGAAAGCTGATAACTCATTAGATGTACCTGGATTATATGGATTAAAATATGGAGAACAAGTATTTGGATTTAAGACTGATGGTACTGGATTTATAGGTGCTTCTGGTAAGGGACGTATTGAGTTTGATGGTAATAAGTCTTTAATTAGTAATAATGATAGAACTTGTTACATTAACTTAGATCCAATTATCTACACTCTTGATACAAATAATCAAGTTGCGAGATTAAATAATTATTCTGGTTTTTCTCAATATTTCTTATATGCGCAAACTAAGAAAACAAGTAATGGAAATTATTTGGGTGAAGATAAATTAGAGGCTTCTACCTCTTGGGCATATGATTTTATGTAGGATACAACAAATGATTACTTCATTGTTGATCCTAATAATGGTATTTTAACTACTGGTGGAATAATTGCGCGATATGGTAAGATTGGCAACTGGATGATTTCTAATCTTGGTTTATACCAAAAGAAATCAGATGGTTTGACTTATACTGATAATCGTTATATGTATTTAGGCTTTTCCGCACTTACTGATGAAGAGCAAGCAATTATTGATGCTAAATATGGAACTAAGTATGCGAACCTTGAAAATCGTTATAGTATGATGATTCGAAGCGCGCGATCCAAGTTCCGCATGGAAGAGTTTAAAGTAATTGGTTAGTATAAGAAAGATATCTTTAATGTTGACCCAATTCATTTCTTTAATTACGCATGGCCAGTATATGACATTATTCAAGCATTGTAGGATACTCTTGATTGGGTTGATGATAATCCTGAGTATACTACAAATGAACTAATTAATACTTTAAAAGAACGAGTAGGCTATTACATTTATGAGCAAACTTATTCTGGTTATCATAGACATTATAGTCATGGTGTAATGGAAAACGGTACACCTTATACTGGTGGTACTAGTGTTTATGGATATTGTATAACTAATTTGTCTGTTACTAATGATTCATACAGTGGTCAAACATTATAGATAGTTGCTAATACAAATAGACAACCAGAAGGACATCATTTCGCAGTATTTTGGACTTCAAGCACAAATAATACAAGTTTAATGAGTAGATACAATAACTTCTTTGGTACTCCTGGTTCATAGGGTGCATCTCAAAATCCACCTTATTACACAAGTGCGGAAGTTACTGCACATCAATGGGCTAATTGCTATACAGAGTATGGCGCAAAGACTGCAACATGTTCACGCTTAAATACTAATTTAGGTGAACAATATAATAATGTTGAAGTATATCAAGAGACTCTTGATTGGTTGACAGCTTATTATAATTATCATTTGGAAGCATACCTTGATCAATTGGATATGATGATTGCGGAAGGATTAAAAGATCTTACCGCAGAACAACGTGCTATTTATGATGCGGCAAAAGCAGAGAATGAAAGACAATTGCAATTGTATATTAAAAATGTAGTTGATCCTATTTATAATTCTTATAAGTCTGCTTTTGATACTGCGAAGAATAAAGATATTCAAGAGTTCTTAGATGCTTCTTATGAAAATAGATATGCAATATTTGCGGGATATCAATATGACCATGACCCACTATTTAGTGTAAACTGGCGTGGATATATGACCGCACGTGCGGGTAAAATTGGTGATTCTGCACCTTGGTATATTACAGATCACGGTCTTACATAGACAAGTGAATATGAACAAAGAGATAATTCAAATTTGCTAATTAGAAAAATTTATAGTACAATATTCTTAGGGAATCCAGATGCTCCTGCTAATAAAGCTGATTGGACTGACCTTGCAGGTGACACAGATCAATTAACTTTATTGCCAAATCATAATGAGGATGATAGTCCGCTGGTTTGGGGTGCATCTGATTTACCAAATGCTCCAACAAGAGGACGATTTGCTATTTATGCCGGTGGTCCTGGTTATGAGCGCAATTGGAATCCAAGCACAAATACTTGGACCAGAGAATGGGTAAATACTGGAAAAATAAAATTTGGTGTGCGTCCAGATGGTACATTATATTCTACTCAAGGCGAAATTGGTAAATGGAAAATTTCTAATATGAGTTTGAGTAGTTATGATGATAATATTATTTTGGACTCAAATAATTCATAGATTGTGCTTGGTATGGGTCGTACCATTTTATATGGTAATGGTAAGATTAAGTTAATTAATAGTGATGATAATGGCAATACCGCACGAGCTTGTATTGAATTAGCTGATTATCAATTAAGTGCGGATACTACAACTCATAGTGCAAGTAATTTACAAGTATTATCCGCGATTTCTACTGGCAGTTCTGGTGGTGGTGGAGATGGTAATATTACTAGTTTTGATGTTAATTGGCATTATAGCGGTGTTCATAGTGGTTAGTCTTACACTTATACTTGGAACACAGCGACTGCGATAACTGGTGAATCATCATCCACTATTGGAACATTATCAGAGCCAAATATTTTTTCTATTTGGGAACAAGGCTTGAATAATGCTGGTGTTAATTTAGTTACTGGTAAATTAGATTCAACAATTATTGGTGCAATATTATATCCACATAATGTAACAAATGGTTATGCAACTTTAGGTACTCCTGGATCACCATGGAATTTATATGCTAATTCTATTTAGGGTGGCAATGCAAGATTAAATTCATTATATCTAGACCAAGATGAATTGTATCTTGGTGGTGAAAAAGCTGCAACTCAAGAATGGGTTATCAATAAGTTAAAAGATTTAGTTGATAATGTATTATCTAATGCAAATAGTGATGCTGGTGAAACAGCAGAAAAAGCTTAGAATGGTGTGCACAATGTTTGGAATAAATTAGCAGGTGCTTTTGATGGACCTTATTTTATTCATTCTTACAGTTTTGGTACTAATATTGGCTCTGGAGAAAAATTAGTATTATGGAGAACTTATAGTACATTTAATTTTGGAGCAATAGCTGATGGTGGAAATACTGCTAGTATAAATGTAAGAAATACAACATTAGAGAAACAGTCTTTAGGCGGAGAAGTTATAATTAATGGATTTGATGGAGGCGCTTCTGGTAAAGTTGCTGATGGTTCATCTGTTTCTTCAACAGACTCCATAAAATCTTCACTTGGTACTTTAATAACAGCGTCAAGTAAAAGTGTAACAAAAATTGATACACTTACAATGAATGGCAAAAATATAAAATTGCAATTAGGTAATGCAAATGGTACTTGTGGTGATGCTGCTGAATAGTCTCTTAATCATTCACATGATTTTAATTTTGATTTTAGTGGTGGTGTTGTATCATTAACTATAGGTGATGCAAATTTTAATTCGGCCACGTCGGGACCTAAAACGTTCAACGTGGCCGCGACTCGCTGGTATGATGATTAGATTTAGACTGCTAAAGTTGAAGCATCAAATGCAGCATTATCTGGTGTCTATGTTGGCTTTTCTGATGGAAAAGCAATTGCATATTCTGAAGGCGGATCAGCTTTAGACAGTAAATCATATCCAACGTCAAGTGTATCTGTTTCATTGGTTAAAGGTGATAGTACAATTCCTATTACTAGTGGATACACAATTCCATCTTCAGCAGTAGGCTATACTATAACATTCTAATATAGAGTAAAAGGAGAATAAAATTATGGAACTTAATTTTAGTAAAATTACAGGTTTAAATGAAGCTTTAATGGCATTGAAAGATAAACAACTTCCATTTAAGCTCAGTCTTATTATTGCAAAAGATCTTGCTCTTCTTGCAAAAGAGATCGAATTTTATATCGAACAAGAGCGTGAATTTGCAAACAAGTATCTTCAGAAAGACCCTGAGACAGGAATGTTTATTCAGGAATCTGAAGGCGTCTTCAAGATTATTGAAGGTAAAGAAGAAGAGTGCAATGAAGCTCGTAAAACTCTCGATGCATTCACAACTGAGGTAGATCTTCGTACAATTCCAGTAAGTTTGATTGAAAATCTCGAACTTACACCAGCACAAGTGGGGGCTTTAGAAATTATTATTGAGGAGGAATAATCGTGGCTTTATCTCCTACAAAATTGCCACCACCAAGTGTTTCTGGTACTATTCCTCCATTTTATGAAGATACAATCAAAGGGACTGTCAAATTGACAGTCCCTTTTACGATGAATCGTACCGTAAGCACATTGGAAGTTGGTGGTTTTTAGCTTCGTATAAAAGATGCTAATACAAATGCCTCATTGGGCAATATAACCACATATAATTGGAATAATGATATTAATAGTCCAGAAGTAGTATTTGATTTAGGCAATGCAAGTTCTAAGACAAGTATTGCTGGAAAATTAAATGTTGGATATTATTATAAAATATAGATTGCATATATTGATTCTTCAATGCTTCATCACGCAGGATATTTTTCAACTATTTGTATTGTTAAATTTACAAATAAACCAAAAGTATATCTCGCGCACTTGAATCGCTATATGACTAATACAGATGTAATTGATTATACTGGAGTATATAGTAATTCAGATACAAGTGAAAAAGCATATCAATATATGTTTACATTGCGTGATTCTAATGGAACTATTCTTGAAAATTCTGGCTGGCTAACTCATAACTCTAACACTGACACTGAGCAAGGTCAATCTCAAGACTTATATACTTTAATGCACGCAATTACTCCAGATGATAAATATACTATGCAATATAGTGTATTAACAACAAATAAACTTCGTATTGATAGTCCACGCTATCAAATAGTTGGTTCAACATCTATTCTTCCTGAATTAGATGCTTTCTTAATCGCCGATCCTGATTATGAAAATGGATGTATAAATCTTACACTACAACCCAAATCTATGGGTCGTGATAAAACAACAGGCGAAAAATTAGTTGCTAAATTAAGTGGATCATTTGTTTTAACAAGATCTTCTTCAGAAGAAAATTTTGCAATTTGGACTCGTTTATATGCGTTTACCCTTACCGGCAGATTGCCGGATGGTGCTTTATTCACTGATCATACTATTGAACAAGGTCAAACATATAAGTATGCTATTCAATAGTATAATGAACATGGAATATTCTCAAGTCGTATTTATGCTTCATATAGAGAATATGATGAGTTCGGTGATTTAGTACCAAGTGAGAAAACAGAAATAGTTGCTACATTTGAAGATATGTTCTTATATGATGGAGAGAAACAATTACGTATTCGCTTTAATCCTAAAGTATCTTCTTTTAAAACAACATTATCTGAAAGTAAGAAAACAACAATAGGAAGTAAATATCCGTTCTTCTTTAGAAATGGTATTACACAATTTAAAGAATTTCCAATCTCTGGTTTAATTTCATACATGATCGATGATAATGAATATTTCTTAGATCGAGTTAATGATCTTAATATGCCAATAGACTGGACAGATATAACTGATATAACAGATGAAAACTTAACATATGAACGTAAGTTTAAGTTAGCTGTATTAGATTGGTTAAATGATGGTTAGATTAAACTATTTAGATCACCTGGTGAGGGCAATTATCTTGTGCGGTTAATGAATGTTTAGCTTACACCAAATGATTCACTTTCCCGCATGATCCATACCTTTCAATGCCAAGCGACAGAAGTAGATGATTGTAACGCATCTAACTTATCTAAATATGGATTCTTAAAAGCTGATCCAACAATACCAATGTAGTTACGTTTTGGTACTATTGTTTTAGATGAGTTTATTGAAGAGATAATTGAAAAGATTACTCATCAAAGACGCAATAACAGTGATGAATATTATACAGTAGCTGATGCTTTGGAAATGGTTAAAACTCAAGACCTATTGAATGGTTGGGCATGTCAATATTTAAAAATAGAAGAATGCTGGCCGCATACAGAGTTTGAACTTGATGGCAATAATTTTTATATTGGATCTACTGGTCAATATGAAGCGTCATTTACTGATAAGCCATATGGACTTTATTTAAAGAATCCTCGTCGGCACATGCAAGGTATCATTACCTATGGTGTACTTACTTCTGTCAATAATCAATTTGATACAGTCGTAAGTTTAACTCAGTCTGATGTATTTCAATTTTTAGATTATCAAGGTGGATCTAATTTTATTGAAGAGAATACATTCCAGAAATCACGTATTAACAAGATTTACTTTATGCACTTTTATCTTAATGATTTAATTTATGACTTTGAATCTCTTGAGCATTTTTAGAATATGTATGGCATGTATATGCAGATTTAGCATGAAGAAAACATTGGTGATGAGACAGATCAAAATGGTATATTAATTTGTCATTTAAGAGGCGTTGAACCAATTTCTGAAGAATATCATTATTTAGATGAATATTATCATAAAGTATATAATGAACAAACTAATACGTTTTATTATGAATATATTCAACGTGGCGCGGGAGATCTTTATGTAGATAATACATTAATTCGCATGGCGAATGGTGATATTTATAGATATACTTTAAAGAGTGATTTTGATTATTATGCGCCTGACCCATTACACGGTGGCGGTTATTATACTAATGCAGAACATTTTGGTATCGCTGGTATTATGACAAAACTTGAAATTGATGAAGAAGGCGTAGCACCAAGTCAAGTTATTATTGATAATGATGTAATTGATATTTCACTAACAAAAGATGCTTATCTTCCAATGACTGAAAAAATCCCAGAAGTTGTTCGTTGGGGTGAAGCAGTTCGTGCGGAAATCTGCTACCAGAGACTTACTATTGATTATGGTCCAGAGTTTAACGAAAAAGTCATTGTTGGTAAATCATATTCAATGAAAGATCTCTATGATTATATAGATGAATTACATAAATATTATGATGCGTCTATTTTAAGATATGATAGATGGCCTGGTAATATTAATATTATTAACTTAGTTAGAAACTTAAATAGTGATCCAAATATGACATTCTATGTTTGGAAGCCTTGGGATAGATTCTATCGCTTAGAAGATGAAGAACGTTTATCTTTTACTGGCGAAGAAGTATGGATTCCATGCACTGGATGGAAATTTGATGCGAACGATGAGTGGGAATATGCTGATGGAGAAATAATTTCTGGCGCGAGTTATTATGTACCTACTAATCCAGTGGTTGATTATAACTCTGTGGAACAGCCAACAGACGGTCCTGGAAATTATTATCCACATGCAATTCGGCAATATGACCAACAATTAATTGAGAAACTTGCGGAAGAGGAGAGGGAGTTGAACTTAGATGGCAACTGATGCTTTACTTGATAAAGATTTTTTACAGAAGCTTGACGCTAATCGGCATAAGACTCTCTATGCAAAAATTATTTCCTTGAACTTTGATGAAGATCCAATAGCAGAAATTACTGGCAATATTACTGGTGGTAGTATCAATGTTGATGGGTCTTCATCTGTCCGCCGGTCATGTTCTCTCACTCTTGTTACAAATAGCGTTCGTATTAATGAAGTTGATTGGACTTTGCGCACAAAGTTTAGAGCTATGATTGGCGTGTAGAACACAGTTGATCCAAATTATGATGATGTTATTTGGTTCCCACAAGGAACATTTGTAATTACTTCATTTAGTTCTACATTAAATGATAAAGGATATACAATTAATATATCTGGTAAAGATAAGATGTGTTTACTTAATGGCGAAGTGGGCGGTTAGTTATTTGCGGCGCATGAATTCAGTACGATATATACTGAACAAAAGGATGGTACGATAACTAAAACAAAAATACCTATTTCTACTATTGTGCGCGAAGCTGTTCATACCTATGGACAAGAACCATACTTTAATATTATTATTAATGATTTAGAATCTTGCGGCGTTGAATTAATTGATTATATTGGCGACGATGCTAAGATGTATATTTTTGAACTCAAAGCACAAGATACAATGGACCCATATACACAACAGATTACATTTGAAGGGTCTTATATTGCTGATCTTTGGGATGCAGAGATAGAAGCTCATAATGGTTTAAAGCAAGATATTTATATGACTATTGGTGATAGTGAAACTGGCTATTATGAATATCATTTATTAAAATGTATTGATCCGAATGAAGATCCTGATACTACCGCAGGTTATCGGGCAACAGATCTTATTTATCCAAATGATTTAATTGTTAACATTGGTGGTAATATAACTTAGATGTTAGATGAGATTATTAAGATGCTTGGTGAGTTTGAATATTTTTATGATGTAAATGGTAGATTTATTTTTCAACGTAAAAAGATTTATTATAATTCATCCTGGAATAATGCAATTACTTATGAGAATCAAACATATTATGATTCTGTAGCTAATAGTTCAGCAAGTGTTTATAATTTTCAATCTGGTTATTTAGTAAACTCATTCTAGAATAAACCAAATATCGGTGCAATTCGTAATGACTATTCAGTATGGGGTAAGCGCACAAGTGCGTCCGGTGATGAACTTCCTATTCATTTGCGCGAAGCCTTTGATGTGCGACCAACAATATATTACAGCCTATTGGATAGAAAAACTTATATGGCAGATTTTTATAGCTTTAAAGCTATTTCTGGATATAAGAAAGATGATTCTGGCAATTATATATATGACTCTATTGGTTAGCCGATTCCAGAGTATACAATTGTATCTGGTAATTATGACTGGCGTGAATTGATTTATCAAATGGCGCGAGATAATCTCGCAGCCGATACAAAGATTAAAGCATTTAATTATGCGCTTCAAGAAAAATTTTATCATTATTCTGAATATAAAATGGATAAACAATAGGATTATTTACATTATTATAAATTTAATACTGTAACCGAAAAGTTTGAAGCATTAAAAGAACAAGATAAATCAGGACTTGAAGAAGAAGAATATGAAGCTCAACCAGGTTTGGCTGCTTATGAAGAGTGTAAAGAAAATGGTGTATATTTATTTGGTCCAGATATGTCAATGGCAGAATGGTATATAACTGATTCTACTATTGAACAATTGGAAAATGATATACGTTTTGGTGTATATTATATTTATGATGAACAACATGATACTTACGAAAAAGTTACGAAATATGATAAAGTAATTGAAGACTATGTGTATGGTGTAAATGATTATTAGACTTAGTTCTTAAATATATATTATTCCGCAGATTACACAATAGAACAAAAGCAAGTATTACTTAATGATCTATTAGAATTAAAAGAAAGAGAACAAGATCTATTAGATTATTATAATCGTAATAATGTTATTGATGATCTATTGCATGAAATTGATGCATGGTCAAAGACGTTCAATACTGGTTATGATGCTTATTATGCGGATATGCTTTAGTTCTGGCCTTATATGTATAGAACTACAAATGTAATTCAATTTGTATATGATGAAGATGGCAATATTTCGCTTGATGATAATGGTGATCCAATTTATTCTTCATCAAGCATTCCGTCAAAGAAATGGAAAAAATGGTGTGACAATGGATATTGGAATCCTGATTTGATTTATTGGAATCCTCAAACAAGAGAGATTACATTTAAAAATCCTGAATTGTTATATTTTTGGATTGAATTTATTGAACAAGATACCGATCCATCTTTATGGGAGTACTCAGTCCCTGTCATCGGAAGACGGTCAAAATCAATTAATGATGATAAGGTAAAAGCTATCTATTTTAGAGAGACGCCTAATATTTTATTCGTAAGTTCTGATTGGGATGAAGTAAAAGGGTCTGAATATTTAGGATATGAAAGCATTACAACAGATCAAACTTGTATTGCTCATATTAACTTAGTACCACCAATATCTAATTATTTTCGCATTAGTCAATAGGGCAAGAGTGCAAAGGAAGTAATAGATGGTTTGATTTATGATGGTACTTATTATAAAGAATCTATTACTTTAAGTTGTATACCTATATATTATTTTGAACCTAACACGCGCATAACTGTTTAGGATGATATGACAGGTATTAACGGTGAATATCTTATTAAATCATTTTCTATTCCACTCGCTCACGATGGGTTCATGTCCATTCAAGCGACGCGTGTTGTTGATAGAATAGATTAAGGAGGAAACGGAGAATGGCGAAGAGAATTGGTTAGATTCGTTATTTCGGTGAGAAAGATAAACAAAATTATCCGGCAACGATTAATGCAACTCGCTTGCGCACCGGGGCAGCCTTTACTTCTGTATACCCTATTGTTCAATTAGGTATACAAACTATGCCGGGCACAAAGTTCTATGTAAATAACCATACAACTCCTGTCGTAGTTGGAGCTACTGGTATTTACGAATTGGACGTTGATGGTTTATCTAATATTACTGATATTCAATTTGATGATAAATCTTTATAGATGATAAATGGTAATGCGAATGCATATATTATAATCGACTATATTTATGAAACGGAGTGAGCTAAATGGGATTTTATGGTAAGATAGCTAACTCCAATAAGACAGCTTTTAGTTTTGATATAACTTATTAGACCAGACAATACATGGATGAAATGGCTCAATCCGATGGTGTCTTTATTGGTCGTTATGTTTTGATTGAATATGATGAACCACCTATCACAGGTTATTTTAATGGTACTGATTTCTATACAACTCCTACATTTAATTCGGCAGTTGTAGAAACAAAAATCGAACCTCGTGAAGGTGTTGTTTATCAAGATTTAATGAAATATAATAGTGTTGCTTCTTTCTATCGTTGGGATGGCGAGAGATATGTAGCGCTTGATGTTTCAACTGGATACGCAGCTTGCTTTAATACAGACGTTATTCGCTATGGACGTGGTTATGATTCTACTGCTTGGATGAAAACATGGGATACTACAAATCAGCGGTATCGCTATGTAATGGTAGCAGAATTAAATACTATTGTTCCTACTTTTAGTATTATTGCGGACTAGCCTGGTGATGCACCAACCGCGCCTTATTTTGATAGAGATTCTAGCAATGTAAATTATTTCTTACACGTACAAAGTGCTTGGCAATCAAGTATTCGTTAGGCTAATCCGCAAGGGCGTTTAGGAGATAATGACAGAATTATTCCTTCAAAAGACGCTTTTGATGTATCTGATGAAAATGTTTCATTTACAAAAATTAATTGGAGTAGTGACGTAAACTTAAATCAGCAATTCTATGCTATTGAAGAGTACAATACTCCTGGTGATATTTTCTATAATAAAGCTGGTTTCCAAAAAGAACAACGCAACTTTTATACTTTAGCTATTGATCCAGATCGTCCAAACGATCCTACTGATGGTAAGATGATTAATACTATCAACTATGATTTAAATCGTAGTGGTAGACGTTATGGCGCGGGCTTAAACGCAAGTGGTACTGCGTGGACTTCTGGTAAAACTGCTGATGATATGATGTAGTGGTATATTCATTTACCGATTCTTGGTAATTCTATTTGTACTCTTTGGGATACATTATATGGATATGATACTCAAACTAATTCAAGATATACTCGTTTAGGATCTCAGCGTAGTGATCCGGATTCTAAAGTAAGTTATAATACCGCTTCAGCTATTGGTTGTATTAATAGAATCCGTGATATGCTTGGTTGGGGTATCCAACAATTAGATCAGCAAACAACTATTGGAACTACTACTTTAAATAGTGCTGATGCAGATAAACTTTATTATACTTTAACCAGTGAAGGTTTAGAAAAAGAAGAAGAAATTGTGGATAAGTATTATTACTATGCTTATTATCCTCTTTGGGTTGAAGTATTTTATGATAGTGTAAATAATGAATGGTACTATAATACAGAAGAAGAAGGTCGTGTTGTAATTGAAACATCCGATCATCATCCTGATTATTATAGATTATATTATTTAGATCCTAAAGACCATATTTATAAGCATGTACAAGGTACATTATATCAAAGTCAATTGACTGATGGCACACCAATGCCAGCTTATTATCAGCATTATTATACTCCACAACCTCAATGGATTTTGACTGAATTAGAAGCTCCAGATGAAGATTCATTATATGGGTTAATTTTACGTTTGCATCAATTGATTGGAACTAATGCTGAAACTGAACGCAATCCAGAATCTTTGTGGGGAGTTATCAATATTATGAATGACACAATCAAGAATATTGGTAAACAACTCGCACCACAAAGAATTTTAGCTACTGACCAAGGTGGTCAGATTATTACAACTAATACTGAGTTCCCATTTGCGGCCACTCGCACAACAGTAACAGATAAAAACAATGTAATTCACAATGTGACTGGTGGACATGAAAGTCTTACAAGCTAGGGTGAATGGCGTTTGCTTCCAGATTATAAGTTATATACCTATTCTGAAATGAACGATCAGAATGGTCTAGCTTATTTTGATGCTGGCTATTATGGAAATAGTAATAAGCATATTGTTGAACAAACAGATACTTTAGGTGAAGCTATTCGTAAGATTTCAAATGAATTAGCTGATTTGAATTATCAACCACAAACTGCAAAGCTCTTCGCGCACGCAAGAGTAGAGGGCGAAGCTAATTCAGATTATCTTGCTGTTGAAAATGGAAAAAATATTACCGATATAACTCTTGATTATGAATTAAATAAAGGTCCTCGTTACTCTATTTCAATTCAAGATATTACGGGAACTCCTCGTACAATTTATTCTGCGACTATCAGTGATACATTGGCGCACTTAGCCAGTGGATATGCTGAAACTGCTACTGGCACTCAGCACGATACTGATGGTATTGAAAGTACGATAGGTAATAGAGACCATGATATTACGTATCGTATATCTGTTGTAGATGAACGTTCTAATACTGCAACAGCAAATGCAGTGATTAAATATATGAACAAATGTTATTGGGGCGTTGGATCTGCATACAGCGCTAGTGCTCTTGATAATATTACTCATTTGGACAATGCTATTACTGGTGGCTCAAAACTTACGAGAGAAAAGTTCAATCCACCTACAATGATAGCAGGAGAAAATCAATATGTTTATTGGATGCAACCTGCTTCATTTGATGATCCTATTTTCCGCATGAACTGTGTTGAAGGTGGAATGGATTACTTAGGCATTGTTGAATTTACTAATGCTTCTAATTATGCAACAAATTATAAAGTATGGCGTAGCACTAATACCAAACTTGGTAAAGTTGATTTAATGGTACTATAAGGAGGGAATATAAATGCAAACAATGGATCATAATAACTTACAATTTCCACAAGGAGAAAATTTATATTCCACTCCATATGATTATAATAAGACACTAGGTTTAGATGAAAATTGTGTATTAACTAATGAGCGCACATATGCTGGCACAGTAGTAGTGCCATCAGGTTTGACGCAAGTTAATGGAAATGATTTCCCATTAATTCATGCAAAAGACATACAGATTGGTAATTATCCGCAAGATAGATTAACTTATAAGTTAGAAGTTTATGATGCTATCTTGCGTGATTTATATGGCACAAGTTCTCCAACGGTTTTGGAAGCATTGCCAGATGGACGTGATCCATTAGATCTTGCTTCTATTGGAGACAATGATGGAGCCTCTGGATTAACTGGCATACATTCTTTAACACGTATTGCTCAAATTCTCAACAATAGAACTGAAACGATTGATGATCGTATTATTGATCTTCGTATTTTTAAGACTGTAAGCATTGGTGCGCAAGGTACATATACTAGTGATTGGGAGACTGGGTCAGAAGCAACTGATTTGATTTCTGATAGTAATCATGATACATTATCAATTGCATCTAAAAATAAATGGATTATTTTAGATGCAGATACCGATCATGACTCATTCACTATTGGTCACTATAAGAAAGACTTTAATCCTACTACAAGCACATTAGATTTAAATAGTTCTGGTACTTTTGATATACCTTCTTATGTATATGATGAAGCTGGTCATGTAACTGCAAAAGATACAAAGACATTAACATTGCCTTATAATTATAAGACAATCGCTTTAAACAATGCTTTGTCAACTGCTGTTACTGATATCACTACGAATAACACATCTGTTGTAGCTGACGATCAAGTAGAAACAGTTACATTTATTGCTGGCAATAAATGGATTAGATTTGCTGGCGAAACTACGACAGGTAAATCAATTACCTTCGCGCATTTGCTCTCTGTATTAACATAGGGTGCTCATGCAAGTGGTTGGTCATTAGATGCGCAAACGCCATTATTTGGTGCGACGTTTAATATGCTTATTCCGGCAGTTTCTTTCACTACTGATGAAGCAGGTCATATAACTGCATATGAATATTCAAATAGTACAACGACAGTATAGATCCCTATGCTATCTGTTGTTGATAATGCAACAGGTGATATTGTAACTGGATTAAGTGTACAAACTTCCAATAATACAAGTAATGGTACATTTACAACTACTCGCGCATATGTTGGATCATTTGCATTAACTGGTTATATTGCACCAGATTTACCATTTGGATATTATGCATCTACTGATAATAATCCAGAACATATAAAGAAAGTACGTAGTAGTATCGCTGCGACAGATACACTACAATCTGCTATTGCTTCTTTACAAACTTATGCTTATAATAACCAGGTGGCTATTGAAACAGAAGTTGTTGATCGTCAACAGGCAATTACTAATTTGATTAATGGCGCATCATCAGATTATGATACATTAAAAGAATTAGAAGATGCAATAAAGCAAGAAGTTACTGATCGTGGCATTGCAATTACTAATTTAATAAATGGTGCTTCTGATGGCTATGATACTTTTAAAGAGTTAGAGGATGCTATTAAACAAGAGACGACAGATCGTGGCACAGCCTTAACGAACTTAGTAAATAATGCGAGTGCTAACTTCGACACTCTTGGCGAGATTGAAACTTAGGTTACTAACCATACCAGTAACACAAGCAATCCTCATCAAGTAACAGCCACACAGGTTGGTTTAGGTAATGTTACTAATGACGCGCAGATTAAAGCATTAAGTTCATTAGCTTCTGGCAATGTTGGCAAAGTTGCTATTTGGTCTGCGGCAAATGAATTGGGCGTAAGTGATTATACTATTGGTAAATCAGTTCCTTCTGATGCAGTGCTTACTGCTACTGCTATTAATGAATTGATTACTACACAATTAGAAAGTTTCTCTAAGAATTTTGATATGACTGTGAAGATGCCGAACTCTGTTTCTTGGGCATACAATGAAGATACAGGTATATTAAGTGCTTCTCAAGTTGGGGATTTGTCTGGTGTTACTATTTCGATCGAAAAAAACGAGGGCTCCAGTTGGGTTCCCGTTACCGATCCCGTCCCAGCAGATGGAGACGAGTTCAGAGCTATCGCTTCAAGAACTCTCACCGTTGGTGAATCAACATTCTCTGGAACGAAGATATTCAATCAAACTTATACTTATCACGAATAAAATATCTGGGTCTATGTTGGTTAATCCACATAGACCCTTTTTTAATGTATAAAGATGAGAAAACTATTTACCGAAGGAGTTGAATTATATGGCTGAATCCAATACTAAAGTGTTGTTCAAATTTGGCTCTAGAGCGGAATATGAATCCTTGTCACCGATACAAATACAAAATAATGCGTTATACTTTTTAACTGATACTAATGAGTTATATCGTGGTTCCGTACCGATGTGTAAGTCTCATTATTATGAAGGCGAAGTACAGAAAGAAGAAACAGTATTACACGCACAAGCTCGTATTCTCGATGAGGCAATTCCGGTAGCTAATGATATTCTCGTTTTATGCTATGAGAATGGTAATAGAATTCCATATATCTATACTGAAGACGCAGGTTGGAAATTATTAATCAACGTTGTTGTTGAAGGTTCCACTCCTGTTGAAGCAGGTATGGATTATGACGCACTTGATGAGGATGTTTTCTCTACAATTGAAGAAAATAATGAAACAGTTGGTTTTACACTTAAAGATTTTGGTGTAAAGTATTATGATTATGTTGATGGTAATTATGTTTTGGTTACTGTTGACGATCAGCATCCTTGGCCAACTGGTCTTACTCCAAGAGTAACCTTGGAGAATGGTCGCCCAGTATTAGGTTGGTTTATGCCGAATCCGGATACTGGTGCGGGACAAGCTGAAGATCTTACTGCGCTTAAGCAGGATGTTGCTGACTTAAAGTCAATTGTAGGTCATGCCGGCACAGGTAGTTCCCCAGCTACTGGTTTAGTCCAGAAAGTTGGATCTTTGGTTGAAAAGATTAAGATAGGTAGCACAACCCTTACTCCAGTTGATGGTATATTAGAGCTTAATATTTTCGACGGTACAAATAATGGTTTAGTTCCAAAACCTTCCGGAATTAGCGGAATTAAAGTTCTTGGTTCTAATGGTTATTGGCTTGATCCAAATGATTTCTTTGAACTTGAATGGAAACCTATTTTAGAATCATAATGACAGCAAGGAGGAAATATAATGGCTAATTTGTTTTTTAAGCGTGGTTTAAAAGCTAACCTTGCTACTGCAGCCGTTCAAGACGGTGCTATTTATGTAACTACCGATGAACACGCAATGTATGTTGACGTTGGTGAAACTCGTATTCGTTTAGGCGATTTTAGAGAATACCCAACTTGGGCAAAAATTGCAGCGTTACCAGCAGCTAAATTAGATACCACAGCTCTTTATTATGCAGCCCAGGAAAATATTCTTTGTAAATATACTGGAGATCCAGCTGGTGCCGATGGTGGTTGGGTACAAATTAATGCTCAGTCTAATTTAGCAGGCATTTTAACCGCAGTTATTAATTCTACTACTGCTATTGCAGGTACTAACAATGTTGGAGCAGGTACCGCAGTACAGACTGATTATAAAGATAAGAATAGTGTAACTGCACGCACTAGCACTGTAAATTATGTTTCTGGTAATGAATATATTAATGTCGCAGGTTCTTCAAATGCGCAGACTGGTGTAGCGACAGTAACTATTACTCCAGAGCATATTGTTGAAAGTGCTTCTATTAATGCAGCTGAAGACCAGAATAATGCTGGTGATGTTAAGTTAATTATTACTAACAGCAAGACTGGTACTACTGCGTAGGGCACTGCAGTCAACAATTCTACTGAATCTTTCATTACCTTAAGAGGTAACGGCATTGCTTTAGCAGAAAATAATGGCATTTTAACCTTCACCAATGAAGGCGGCGTTGTTAGTGTTAACAATGCATTTGACTCTAATGGTAAGTTCGAAACAGTTGTTACATTGACAACTGGTGACACAGTAAGATCTAATACTGTATCTCCTGCAACAGCTCTTACACCTACTATTCGTTATGGTCAGGTTACTTCTGATGCAGTATTCGCAAATGGCGTAGCTGTTCTTGATATTTATACTAAGAGTGAAGTAGATACCAAGATCTCTAATGAACTTAGGGCTGTTAATGCAATGACCTTCAAGGGTGCTATTGGTCAGGGTATGGGCGCGTCTTCTGATGATTTACCTACATCTAATGTCGCTAATGGTGATACATATATTGTAAATTCTGATGGCGATTATGGTGATGATGGCACTAATTACTTATATCCAGATTGCCGCAAGGGCGATTTGTTCCTCGCTCAAGGTACTGAAGGGACAGATGGATATATTCCAGCAAATGATCTTACTTGGATTTATATTCCATCTGGTGATGATATTTCTCAGACCTATTCATTCAAATATGATAATTCCACTGGTAAGGTTCAGTTAGTTGATTCTGCACTTAGTCCTGTAAGTTCTATCGTTGCTGGAACTGATATTGCGCTTAGCGGTGATAATACTACTAAGGATATGACAATTAGCCATGCTAATGTCACCCGTACTAATACCACCGGTACCGCACAGACTCAGGTATCTGGTAATGGTCCATTTGCGGTAAGTGTAATTACCGGTGTTACTACATCTGCTACTGGCCATGTAACAGGAGTTGAAACAACTACTCTTACAATTGCCGATGAATTCAATCAGCTTCTTTCTCTTGGTGTTACTACTTCTGTTGAACAGAATGGTGATGCTAAGATTAACATTGCTGTTGCAGATGGTAAGACTTCAGTAAATAATGACTTGTACTTGCGTTCTAATTCTCTCACCTTTGGTTCTGCTTCTGGTGGAGTTACAACAATTGAAATGCAGTGGGGTTCATTCTAATAAAAAAAATAAAGGGGCGGTGAAAACCGCCCCTATTATTGTCAGAGAGAAGGGAGTTTTAAAATGGCTTTCAGCACATCTAGCGATCCTTTTAAAGTGTATCGTGGTTTAGAAGCAAAGATAAAAGACGAATATCAAACTCCTATTGTCAATGGCCGTGTATATTTTGCTTATGACTCTGATAAAATCTTCTATGACGCTCAGGGCGTTCGTCATGAAATTTCTGGCGGCGGTGATGTATCATTTATCAAAGCCAAAAGTGCGCCTACATTTGAAGGCGATACTGGTTATTATGTCTTCCCTATGGCAGATATCGAAGCTAAGAAATTAGCAGTTGATAATATTGTCTTAGCAATAGATGACTGTATCTACCGTGTAGTTATCATTGATGACGAAACAAATGTAGTTAAAACAAAGCAGATAGCCGGCGGTGGCGGCGGTGGTGGTGTAACTAATCCACTTACAATTACCACAGTGTCTAATTTCCCTAACCGTACTATTGATACGGAAGATGTAACTTGTACGATCAAAGTTAATTCTATGATTACAACTGATCAGACTTGTATGTTACAAGTATTTGTCAATAACGTAGAAGTTACTAATTTAGGTAATTTGGATTTCCCACTCCGCACAGAGGCTGATTTCACAATCCCTCATCGTTATTATCGTTTAGATGGTGTTAATGAAGTTAAATTTGTTGCAACAGTTGATGAGAATACAAAAGAAAAGACAATGCGTTTCTATGCGTTCCATTCTGAATTTGCTGTAACTGATTTCAACTATCGCGCACCTTACGGCACAGATGAGGCAGTAACCAAAGTTTTAAACATTGGTTATAGTTTTACTGGCTTGGATGAAATCTATGGTCATATTCATTTCACTATTGATGGAGAAGAACTCTGGGATCTTAGTAATGAGATCGATCAACAGGTTCTTGCGGCTGGCGGCGGTCAGATTAGAAGCTCCATTGGTAGTTTAACAATTTCTTGTTTAAGAGAAGAGTTTGTTACTCTTGAACATGGAAATCACACTTTGACTCTTAATGCTTATGCAGTTGTTAATAATGAAGAGTTCTTTGTTAATTCTGTAAGCTATGATATTATTTGGGCAACAGAAGCTGGCGCAGATACACCAATTATTATTAGTGCTTATCCAGACTATGCAGAAGAAGAAAACTATAATATCATTAGTATTCCTTATTTGATTTATGCAAAGAATACTGAAAAGATTATTACACATTTGTATGTTAATAATCAAGAGTTAGCAACGAGTCCTATTAACTATGAAAATAAAGGTTACAATAGCTGGCAGTATTGGACTGTTTCTAAGTATACTCCTAACTTCACTAACACATTCTCTATGTTAGCCAATGTTGGTGGTAAGACTGCAATTCGTGAATTTACAGTTAAGATTACCCCAAGTGATTTGAAGTTAGATGGTATTGCTGATGGTTTATTGTTATATTTAAGCGCACAAGATCGTTCTAATGCAGAATCTGCATTAAGTCGTCAGACTTGGACTTATACGAATGACGCAAACAATCAGACCACCAATGCTCAATTCAGTGGCTTTAACTGGTATAATAATGGTTGGCAATTGGACGATGATGGTGATAATGTACTTCGTTTAAACAACGGGGCGAGAGTAACCATTCCATTCGATCAAGTGTTACAAGTTGATATGCCATCCAGAGGTTTCACTATTGAAACTGAATTTCGTTGTCGTAACGCTATTAACTTCGCTAAGTTATTAACTTATTCTTCTAAATCTATTCAGGATACGGATGAATATGGCAACTTATTATGGGAAACTGAAGTTGTATATGAAGAAGATGGCGTAACGCCTAAGATGAAGATTCAGATGATGCGTGACGAGCATGGTCAAGAGACAGATATTCCTGTACAGGTTGTTGACGCACGTGGTCACTTAGCGTATGAGATCCATACTGGAGATGATCCAGAAACTGGAGAAGAAATTTGGGCAACTTATTATGCTTGGGAAGATGAGCAAGGTAATGTTACTTATTGGACCAAGAAGAACGTACAATATGCCGATGATCAAGGTAATCCAATTATTCCTGCTCCAGCAAATATTAGACCTATTTATGTTTATGAAGAAGTAACAAGAAACGTAAAGAGAGATCCTAATGGCGCAGATGAAGCAAGTAACTGGGTTCCTATTATGGTTGCTGATGGTGCTGTTACTAAATAGATCAATTATGTTTTAGATGACAATGGCGATCCTACTGATCAAGTAGCTAATGCTGTTGGTACCTTCTTCGGAAATAAACGTGGTTTGTGTATTGGTACACAAGAAGCTTTCTTCGCTTCTCGTGACATCACAGTAAACGTTCGTTATGCTGATAATGATAAAGTAAAGATTTCTGTCGTTGCTGACACAGTATCTAAATTACTTTATATCTATATTAATGCTGTTCTTTCTGGTGTTGAGCGTTTTAGTGATAGAGACGTATTCTCTACTGGCGCGCTTGGAATGATCTTCAATTCTGATTATTGTGACTTAGACCTTTATACAATTCGTATTTATAATAAGCCACTTAATTTTGCTGAAATTGTTTAGAACTGGGTTGGTGACGCTCCTAACTTACAGGAAAAGAGAAAACGTTATCAAGAGAATAGTATTACTCATATTGATAGCCGCAATGGCTATGTAACATTAGACTATGATTTAACTAGAAAGTTAAGTAAGGATATGGCTGATAATTATAAGACTCAGATTGCTCTTGGTAATTCCGATGCGCAAAAGGGTCTTCCAATTGCAGTTATTTCTACTTATCCTTCTCACCTATCTAACGATACTAAGTCTGACTTGTTACCTTATAATAAGGCAATCAAGCAGTATGTTGATATTCGTTTCTGGGATCCAAATGGTGATGTACCGAGCTTTAAGGCACAAGACTTTGAATTATCTGTTCAGGGTACATCTTCTCAAGGTTATCCTCGTCGTAATTATAAAGCTAAATTGAAAGCAACTGATGCGGCTAAGAACGCATATGCTAACAAGTATCCATTCTATTTCACAACTTGGGATGGTAATGAAGATTTGAAAGATGTATGGCCTACATTTAATTATCCAGATCCATTACCTTCTACTGCAACACAAGCTGAAAAGGATGCTTATGATGCGGCTTACTCCGCAGCAGAAGAGGCAGGTTGGGCAGCTTATAAAGAAGCAACCAAAGTTGCTACTGATGAGGGTATGACCGCTGGTTACAAGAAGTTAAAAAAGATTGATATTGGTAATGGAACACAAGAAACTAATTTCTGTTTCAAGGCAGATTATATGGACAGTTCTTCCGCACACAATACTTCTTTAGCAAACTTCGTAACTGAATTGTGTAAATATAATGCTGATTTAACTTATCCTATTAAGAATTAGGTTGGTAATCCAGGTAACTGGAGATCTACTGTTTATGGCTTCCCAATGTTAGTATTCTGGGATCATAAAGGATAGAGCACTGCTCCTGAATTTGTTGGTCGCTATAACTTTAATACTGATAAGAGTGCTATTAGTTCTTTCGGTTTCAAAGTTGAAGAACCGCATAATTATTTACATGATGTAGATTATATTGGTTGGACTACTGAAATCAATAATAAGGGTAAAAAAGTTGATGTAGTTAAGGTCATCCATGGTGATCCTACCTATGCTGATATTTGCGAATGTTGGGAATTAACTTCTAACCAGCACGGTTTCACTGGTTTCCGCAGAAACGACTTTGATGCTGTTGATACAGATGGTAAGTTAGACTTCTATAACTTCTTCGAAAATCGTCAACATATCGCTGATTTCGATCCAGCAGATATTTATGACGAAGAATCTGATATTACAGTTGCAAATCAGAAATTGAGATTATATGCTAATAATATCATCGATTTGTCTAAATGGATTTATTCTACTGATATCCATCCTTGGGATGGTGAAGGCTCTGAATCTTATGACGCTTCTGATACAACACATCATAAGTTGACTGCAATATCTGACTCTTCTCAGATTCGTTATAGAATTATTAATGAGACAGAGGAAGAAGTTACTGAATTTGCTTTACTTAGAGACTACTATACAGTAGCAGGAACTAAGTGTACTTTAGTACAGCCTAAGCAGTTCAAGATTACTAAGTCGACAGTAGATGATGTGACAACATATATCGTAACCATTTATGAACTCGATGCAAATGAAGACGTAACAGAAACTGCAATTCCTGCAAGCCGTTTGTGGGTTGATGAGATTAACGCTACACTTGATACACCTGCATTCTACCTCACTCGTGACGAAGAACCAGATGTTGAATGGCTTGGCGCAAATCACGATCAGCGCAGAGTAAATAAGACTTATTATAGCGCACCGGATGAACAACATCCAATTCCAGAAACTTGGTACAAACGTGTTGAAATCACGACTGAAAACAAGGTTTGGGATGATGACGCTAATAATGGTCAGGGTGGTTATGTTGGCACTGGTCAGTTCACTGTTGTTGGTTATACAACAAAGATCGAAGATGAGACTGGTAAAGTATATGACATTGATAAGGTTTATGAAGAATATGTAAAAGATACAAAAGCATATCGTCTTGCTAAGTATCGTGCAGAATTCAGTGAACACTTGAATTTTGCATATTGTGCATTCTACTTCATCTTAACCGAGTTTATGATCCTTTACGATTCTCGTGAAAAGAATATGATGATCGCTACCTGGGGTCCTGAGAAGCCAGGTGGTAGTTATATTTGGTACCCTATCTTCTACGATATGGATACTCAGTTAGGTATTAATAACTCTGGTACAGTATTCTGGGATTATGATGTTAATGCTCAAGACGATGGTTTGTTCTCTGGTGCTGGTTCAGTATTGTGGGACAACTTCTATGCTTGCTTTATTGATGAGATTAAAGCTTTCTATCGTAAGATGCGTAGCTCTGGTCACTTCAATCTTGATGAATGTATTAAGTATTATAATACTCAGAGTGCAGATCGTTGGACACCAATTATGAAGAACATTGATGCTTTCTATAAGTATGTTGCTCCTTCTATTGATGCTCCTGGTTTACGTTATGTTACTAAACAGGGTGACGAAGCAATTACAGCTTCTTTCTTCTATTGCGCGCAGGGTGATAGAACATTAAACCGTTCCGCTTTCTTCCGCAATAGATTCAACTATAAAGACTCTGAATGGCTCGGTGGTTCTTATCAGACCCAGGGCGGTAAGAATATTGAAATGCGTTATGATGCTAACTCTAATGCCTCTGGTAAGACTTCTGATCCAGATGCAGCCGCAAGAGAAGGTGGCATTGGCGCGAGCATTATTCCAAAAGCAGAACATCCAGAGTTAGAATCTAATGCAACATTTGATATTAAGCCTTATTTAACACAGTATATTTCTGTATATTATGATGAACTTCCTCGTGAAGGTGGACGTTATGATATTCAGTTTGAGCCTACTGTTGATGTAAGCGGTGTGGCTTCCGCATCTACAAAGTTGCATTATCCAAAGAACTGGCAAAATGTTAAGAAAGACGGTTTCATTACTGTTGATCCATTACCAGCAATTCAAGAGACTATTGATTCCGGCTTAGAGTTATCTCAACAGTTGGTTTATATCTATGGTCCTGAATATATCCGCGATCTTGGCGATTTAAGCTTGAAATACTTAGACCGTTTCTTCTGCGGTGATGCTATTCGTTTGAATAGATTGGTAATTGGTAATGATAATCCATTGTATAAGAACGATGGTATGTCTGGTGCTTTCTCTCTTGATACTTCTTATTATAGCTCATTTGTCGGCGAAGATGGTACTAAGAAATTGAATCCAAACGCTAAGGCATTGTTACAGTACATCGATTTAAGTAACTTGGGTGGCTTATCCGGTGGTCTTGACTTGTCTGGTTGCTTGAAGTTGAATACTTTGAAAGCACGCGGTACCAATTATAGTGGTATTACAGTACCAGAAGGTAACGTTATCGAAACCTTATACTTGCCAGCTTCTACTCAGTCTTTTGTACAGATCCAGGCTCAGAAACTTAATAAAGTTATCAGAAATGCTAACTTGGCAAGTGACTATGAGCAAAAGAAAGTTGGATCTACTCAGGCTGTCGGCTTGTTTATTGAAAAACTTACTGATCGTATGAATGTAAGTAGAGATGCTGATATTTATGATGTTTACACTTCCGCAGGTAGTGAAGAAACTCATAAGAGTGCAATTGCTTCTTATATTACCAGCGATCCTAATTATAATTCTACTACTCCTTCTGAGTCCGATTATATGACTCATATTGATACATTCAATATTGAAGGTGGTAAGTTAGGATTTATTTCATATGAACTTCTTGACTATATCTTAAAGCAAAAGATTAAGGCTCGTTATGATTCTGCTATTAAGAATGATACACCAAACTTAAAACTTCGTTTATTAGATGTAGCTTGGACTCCATATGAAAAGATTGATAGTGCTTATGAAGATGATCGCGGCTATACCGATAATCAATACTTCATTAGAACTGACAAATTAACTTATGAACCATTACCAGCAAGTACAACATTTGAATATGCAAATCAGAACTTGGGTGGCATCTATCGTAAGACTGATAATCGCTTAAGTATTGATGGTACTGCTAACAATGTTGCTGAAGGTATTCCAAATCTTAAGATGCTTAAGATGTTTGTATCTGATTTTAATAATGCAAATCGTACAAATACAAATCCTAATAACTTGTATCTTGTTCGTGATACCTATATTCCAGATAACCTCGCTAAGAGATTACCTCTTATCGGTGGTGAAATATATGTTGATAATGATGAAGCTATTAGTGAATATGAGTTGTATAATTTAGCTCTTACATTTACGACAGAAGTTCTTAAGATGGACCCAGACGCAACTCCATTAACAATCTGCGCAAAAACAGTAACTGAGTGCCCTCGCGCAAAGTTTATTGAAATTGAAGCAGGTGCTGGTGACGCTGATGCTGATGGTATAAAGGCTAATGGTACTCAAAAAACAATTGCTACTTATCGTAGTAATGATGCAAATGCTGATGTTGAAATTCCTACAGACTTGATTCGTAATGACTATGACTTCCGTGGTTGGGCAACTTACGAAGCAATTCAAGAGTATCAAGATTCTAACAAACCATTCTTGTCAGTTGATGGCAATGGTGTTGTATTAAGCAATACTGGTGGTGTTGTTGCAACTGATAGTCCAATCCTTGAACATTTAGCTGTTACAATTGATATGACAACTCGTGAGCGCACTTACGCTGATGACGCTTCTTCATTGAAGTTTGGCGCAACTCCTACAACATATTATGCAATCTTTACATTACATAAATATGAAGTAAGATATATCTTAGATAAGGATGCATATGATTTATCAGAAGGTGCAGATCCTAATTCTTATGAATCAGTATTAGTTCCTTCTAATGCTTATATTGATGCTTATCCACCAGAACATATTCCTTATTTCCATAATGATACATTACCTATTGGACAGATGCATAAGTTCCTTGGTTGGGGCATCTCAACTGACTTAAAGCCTCGTTCATTACACTACGCAATTCGTAAGGACGTTGTGTTCTATCCATTCTACTCTGTAGTTAATGCATATAAAGAACCATTAGACGCTAATTACTTTGATTGGACAGTAGTCAATGGTGGTGTAGTAATTTATGGTATGAAATACCATGTCGGTGGACGTATCTGTATCCCTAAGATGATTAATAATCTTCCAGTAACTCAAATCCTTGGTTCTTTCTACAAGATCGCTACAAATAGTTACACTTCTGAAGTAATTCAGGGTGCATCTCCTGCGGCTAGAACTAAGGTTGAAGGTAATGGTTTACAATCTAACTTGGAGATTGAGCATGTATACTTTGAAGGTGCAAATGATGGAACCTGTAATTTACAGGCAATTGGTCAGTATGCATTCTTCTATGCATGGTACTTAAAGTATGTTGATCTTCCAGATTCCTTAACTTAGATTGATACTTATGCTTTCGCAAGATGTGGTTACATTGGATATGCTAACTTAAATAATGTAAGAAACATTGGTCAGTATGCATTCACTTGTACTAATACTGCTAACTATGACCGTGAAAGTGGATCTTATGTTGGCGACCATGTTGACATCATCTATATTGATGGTGATACTAACATTGGTGCTGGCGCATTTAACGGTGTTGGTTATCGTCAGATTATAATCGGTAGTGAAGGTAAGCCTTCTTCTAAATCAAGTTATAACTTGGTTAGTGCAGGCGCTGGTCAATTCTTCCATACTGGCAATCCTTATGGTGATACCTTACCTTTCCCTGAGTTGGTTAGATTGTACAGTTCTGTATTAGGTCCGTCTAGCACGGGTGTATCTAGAATGGTACAGTCTCCAATCGAACTTTCTGTTATTACAGTTGCACAAAGCTAAGGAGAATCAATATGATTAAGAATACACTTTATCGTTACCTCGGCACAAACGGAGTAATTGAGTCTCCTGTGCATCTTGAGGATATTTATTATGTCCGTATAGTACAGTTGATTGCGGAAGGCCGCAATCAACTTACTGACGGTGAGAAATACGTTAAGACAATTACAGTGCCTGAAGACGAAGTCTCTAAATGGCACGAAATTCCTTTGGGCGTAAATAACTAAATAATATAGGACGTTTTTTATATTATTTAGAAGCTTGGGGCTTCTTCGGAAGCCCCATTTTTTGTGTAAAAGGAGAGAATAATCATGGCAACAGTAATTGTTGATGCGAAACCCACAATGAGGGCAATAGGAATCAATGGTAGTTCTCAAGTCAACATCGAAGAAGTTGAATGGTGCCTTGAGAACTCTCTTACAAAAGATACCGACGTGTATGCTATAATACAAGGTCGGAAATCTCGCTTATATGATATTGTGCGATTGGTTGGCGGACAACCTTACGATAAACTTCATACTATTTATAAGATTTATCCAGATCAAAATCTTAGAATAAATGACGAACAGGTACTTGTTAAATTAATGATACTTGATCGTGGGAAGACAGGACAGCGTACTACTAACTCCATTGCGTTTATCCTTGAAACTGATAATTACGCATTAGCACGTTAGACCGCAATCGCGCACGAACTTGGCCTCACATTAGATCGCTATTATGAGGCACTTACTCTAATGCTTAACGAATTAAAGAAAGGGGATATCGTTGATGATAACGAAAGTTAATGGCAATAACTATGAAGAGTTATTCCGTGCGGCTGAAGTGCAATTAGGCAAGCCAACTGGTAGTATTGATACTATTCACGCTTATCTTGACGCCATTTCCGCAATCAATGTACGTAAAGACTCTAACAACTATAATCTTTTAAGATTACCAGTTGAAGCAGATGAACCTCTCTTCGTAATTGATGCTAATACTCGTGAAATTAAGATTCCAGACGTATTCAAACAGAATGGTTTGACCATCCAGGGCGATATGCTTGCTGAAATCGTTTATTTCAAAATGGCTCGTTTCTTCGATATGATGGACTTATATCGTTTCAGAAATGACAACTTCGATGGTACTACTCATATGGGCGCACACGCTTATATTGAATGGTACAATCCTTCCGCGAAAGCAGAAGAATATCAGAAGGGTGTAGACTTAGCATACGCAATGACCTGCGATGATGACTACATTTATTTCGGATGGCCTCTTGCTGATAAGGTTTCTGGTGAAGCAGGTAATATTCAGTTTACCGTTCGTTTCCTTGAGATCGAAGGCGACGAGATTATTTATAACTATTCTACTAAGATTGCAAGTTGTGAAATTAAGACAACTTTGAATTTTGATATTAAAGATGGCGGATTGAAAATTGACTCTTATGAAGATTTGCTTTATAACCGCGCAATTTATTCTTCTGTTATCAACTCTATTGAATCTCCAGCTGCTATTCTCTTGAAGGGTATTGAAACTGGCATTTATGATATGACTAAGACAATTGAGGAATATGACACCGGAGCAATTGATGAAAATGAAGATCCAATTATGGGAGAAAGAGAAGTATGGAATCTTGATATTCCTGTTGTAGCTACTGTTTCTTCTGCTATTGGAACTAATCCTAATACTGGTGAGCCTTTGACTCAGACCTTAACCTTCCAGTGGTATCGTAATGACTTACAGCTTCCTGCTTCTGAAATTCCTGCTCGTGTTACTACTGGTAACGCTCCTGCAGAATATGAAGATGAAAAAGCAAAACAGTCTGTATTCCACGCAAATAAAGTTGGTCGTTACACAGTTTATATCGGCAACCAGATCGAAGGTAAAAACAATGTTCGTTATATCTACACTGGTACCGTTACTATCCCTGGTCCAGAAGCAGTTGTTATGGACCGTTCTGGTATCTCTGATAAGGGCTATGTTGGTAAGGTAGTATTAACTGCGGGTGTAGCCAATACAGTTTCTCAGTTAAATCCTGTATATACTTGGTATAAGTATGTTGATGGTGAAGCAGTAGAAATTCCTGGCGTAACTGGTGCTACTTACACTCCTACAGACGAGGGTGTATACTTTGCGCACGTAAAAAACTTACGTAATGGCGAAGAGACTGGCGATTCTGACGCTTCCTTCTCTCAAGAGTCTGATGTACGTATGGCTCCACAGAGACTTACTAGCTTGACTCTTGATTATAACGCTCAGGGTAAATATTTCGTATGTACTGCAACCCATGCTTATGCAGGACATAAGATTCACTACACTTGGTATCGTTTGGATCCTAAGACTCTTGAACAGTCTATCATCAAGGATGAATTGACTGGTACTCAGAGTGAATTTGAGCCAACACAGCCTGGTAACTACTATGTATATGCTCGTGAAGTAGTATTTGATGATGATCCAATTCTTCGGACTGAAGCTTCTGCATCTGATCGTTCTACTTCTAATGAAATTCAGCTTGATGAAAATTTACAGCAGATCGTTGGTGAATAATCTTTAAAGGAGGGAGCTACAGATGGCTGATACTGAATTATACGATGAATATTATCAACAGCATCCATATTACGCTCTTTTAAGACAGATCCAAGATAAAACAATTGCTGTAAATACTCAGAAAAATCTTTTATCTGTAAATTTGTTCAAGATTGATCTGGATACACGTGAAATTATTGCTCCACCTGGTTATACCGAGTTTATCGGTATAACCGGTGAGCACAAATCTGAGACAATCACATTCCAGGTTGACCGGTATTATGAAGATATTGATCTTGCGAATATGACGATTGTTGTTGAATACGTCAACGCAGATGGCGAAGGAAGAGTGTCTCCAATAGTATTGAGAGATTATGATACTTTCCCAGATCAAATTCTTTTTGACTGGATTATAGACGCGGGAATGACAAAATCCGCAGGTATTGTTTATTTCGATGTACGTTTTTATATGGTTGGCGACTCAGTAGATGGAAACCCTGAAAACCGTCCATTGGTTTATAGTTTGCGCACAAAACCATTTACTTCAAACGTTATTGATACTTTACCTCTTGATCCAGACGAATTTGAAGAACAATATCGTGATGCTTTTGCGGATCAATTAGACGCTTTAATTGGCGCCACCGCAAATTTAGAAACTAAAATTGAAAATAAAGAATTATATTGGATAGATATTGTATAAGGAGGGTAACATATGCCAAGTAATCCAGTCGTAAAATTAAAACGGGGTTCATATAGTACCTTATCAAGCTATCCTACTATTGATGGCACTTTATATTTTGGAGTCGATGCAACTCCAACTTTATAGCAGTCTGAAAAAGGCGATAATGCGGCTTACAATTTATTCGTGTTGGACATGGATGATGGTACTGGTAGTATAATTCGTAAAACCCTTGATGGTTATCGCGCATTATATGCAAAAGAAGCTGGAACAGCTGATTCCGCAGCCATTTGGTCTTCTTCTTCAGTATTTAAAATTCAAGATAATGACGGCACAAATACAGAAGCCAGTGGTGTTTCTGTTAATGGTAGCGCAGCCACTTATACATTAAAATTACCAGCAACTATTAAGGCTTCTATCACTGGTAATTTGACTGGTACTGCTGATAAAGCTAAACAGTTAGTCAATGGTAGTGGTACAGCATATAGTATTGGTTCTTCTACAAAACCTGTTTACTTCTCTAATGGTGTTCCTGTTGCAGTAGACAGTGTTGATGCAACCGCTACAGCAGCTGATAAGTGGTCTTCTCCAAAAGTTTTCCGCATTGAAGACAGTGCAACTACACCTCATAAAGGCGCAGATGTTAGCGTTGATGGTTCTAATGCAACTTATGTTTTAAAGTTACCTGCTACAATTCAGGCTTCATTAAGTGGTACTGCTACTAATGCTACTAAGTTAGTAAATAGTAGTAATGGGGCTGCTTATACTGTTGGTGATACAACACAACCTATTTACTTTAATAATGGTGTTCCTACTGTTATGGGTACCACGCTTGGTTCTAGTGGTACTAATGGTGTATCTTGGACTGTTTATGGTACTTTAATGGGTACTGCTACAAAAGCAGAATCCTTAGCTTTAACTCAAAAAGTCGGCGACACTAATCGCCCAGTATTCTTTAGTGCTGAAGGTTTACCAGTTGCAGTTACTAGTTTAGATGCTTCTTTAATTAGTGGTACAATTAGTGCTGATAACTTACCAGCCAGCGTTAAAGAACGTATGATTGTTGTTGCTGATGAAGCAGCAATGAAGGCATTAAGTGATGCTAATGCTCAGGAAGGTGACACAGTTCGTCTTTCTGGCACTGGTTCGGATAAATCTTTATATTATATTGTATCCAAGAGTGCAACTTCACTTCCTTCTGATACAATTACTGGTACAAACTTCAAATTCGTTCCATATAGCGCAGGTAGTGCGGCCCATGCAGATAATGCAACAACTGCAGATACATTATCTTCAGCTAAGTCCTTCTCCATTACTGGCGGTGTTGCTACATCTAATAGTATTAGTTTCAATGGTAGTGGTAATGTTGCATTAAGTGTAACCACTTTAGCTCTTGGTAGCTTTACTTCTATTACTGGTCAGTTAGGTTATGCAAATGGTGGTACTGGATTTAGTTCATACACCAAGGGCGATATGATCTATGCTAGTGCTAATAACACTTTATCTAAGTTGGCTATTGGCACTACTGGTCAGATTATGACAGCAAACAATGGCATCCCTACTTGGACAGACACAAGTGATATTACTGATGTTGGTTCTGCTCAACAGTTATCAGTTACTAAGACAATTAACGGCACAGGCTTCAATGGTACTGGCAATATTGTTACTGCTACTTGGGGTACTGCGCGCACAATTACAATTTCTGACAAGGATGGAACAAATACTGAATCTACTGCTAACATCAATGGTGGTTCAGACTTCACATTAAAATTACCTGCAACTATTAAAGCTACTTTAGCTGGTAAAGCTAATACTGCTGGTACTGCAGATAAAGTCGCTAATGCATTAACATTATCTTACACTAATGTTGGTGGTGCTTCTTCTACTGCTGTTACATTCGATGGTAGTCAAAATAGTGCAGCCTTTACAGTTAGCGCAGATAATTTGTTCTATAAGTTCACTGCAACTAAAACATTTAGCTCAGCCGTTACTGCCGGAACCTGGACTGCGATTGGCACTCCAACTGGTATGTCAACAGGCACATATATTGTACAAATTGCTACAAATAATGCAACCTTTAATGTTGAATTGTTTAGTGGCGTAATGAGTTTCTCTTCTGAAACTTGCGAAAATGTTTCTACCGCAACAGATAGTCATGAAGTTATTCTTCATGCTTGCGGAAAGAATGCTAAGACTCATAATATCTTCTTACGTACACGTAGAGTACAGAATAATAAGGTTGTTATTGAGTTCTCTGCTGACGTAGGATTTACTACAAGCGATCAGCTTACATTTACATTCAGAAGAATGATTTAATAGATAAAAAGGAGTGATTTCATTTGGCGGAAATTAGACTACCCTTGTCTGGGACAAGTACGCATAAAAGTGTAAATCCTTCTTCTTTAACGTTAAAAACAGATGCTAGTACTTCCGTTGTTTATGACGGAAGTACTGGTAAAACTGTTAATCTATATAGTTTGTCTGTGGCTTCAGCTGACAAATGGACTAGCACTTGTAATTTAACAATTGGTAATAAAACAATTGCAGTAGATGGCTCTACGGCACAGACTTGGTCTTTGGCTGCTATTGGTGCTTTACCGGCGGCTGGAGGAAAAGCTACAGGACGTATTTATAGAGAAGGTGCTTCTACCAACTGGAATAAAGGTAGATCAAATGCTTTAGTCGCAACCTCAACAATTAGTGGTTACTCTCCTTTTGCGTCTATTAAAACTAAAAATGGTTCTTGGGATATCGGTGCTTATGATAATGCTAATTATCAAGATGATTTAATTTTTTCATATGTAACTGATACATTATTTAATGGTTCTAGTTCTAATACAACTGCGCAAATTAGATTCCTTGAAAATGGTCATATTGTTGCTGATTTAGATGGTAATGCATCAACAGCTTCAAGCGCAGCCAAGTGGGCAGCCACAAAATCTTTCACTATTGGTAATACTACAAGATCAGTAGATGGTTCTTCAGATGTTTCTTGGACGGTTGCTGAAATTGGTGCGGCCGCTTCAAGTCATACTCATGGAAACATTACTAATAGTGGCGCTAAATCTGGTACAACTGTTAAATCAACAGATGTTGTAACTACTTCACATAAATTTTTACGTGAAGATGGCACATGGCAAGTTCCTATTTATTTAACTATTGGTAGTACCGCAAGTCAAGCTATGGCTGGTAATACTAATGTTAATAATGTTGCTATTAGCGCAAATGTAACTACTAATGCTAATTATCCTGTTGTGTTTGCAGTAACTAATACCAGCACAACTTCTGCGAAGAATGAAGGATTGCAGAAAGCTAGTACGTTATACTTTAATCCTTCTACTGGTACTCTTACTGCTACTAAGTTCTCTGGTAATGTAACAGGTTCATCTGGATCTTGTACTGGTAATGCAGCCACAGCGACTAAATTTGCTTCTAGTTAGTCTGTCGCTTTAACAGGTGTTGTAACTGGTTCTGCAAGTTCTCAAGCAGGTTGGTCTATTACCACTACTATTGGATCTGGTAAAGTTACTAACGCTATGTTAGAAGGTTCTATTGCTAATGGCAAGTTGGCTAATTCAAGTATGACATTTGGTAGTCAACAAATTAGTCTTGGTGGAGAACTTAGTTTACCTACATTACTTACTGACTTAGGTATTACGAGAGTTTTCCAATATTTAGGTTCGACAAAAAATGTACCATCTGGATCGACAGTAAATAATATCAATTGTGTATCAGGTGATATGGTTCTTGTTACTGGTAATGCTACTGCTTCTAATGATGGTATTTATGTATATAATGGCTCCACTTGGGATAAGATTGACTCTTCCAATGGTGCCTATAAAGTTTTACAGACTGGTACAAGCGGAACAGGTTCCACGCTTAAAACTATCACTTCTTGGAGCCAAAATGAAAATGGTGAAATTACTATTACATATAGTGATATTCAAAGTGGTACAACCAGTCAAAAAGGTTTAGTTCAATTAGCTAGTTCTCATAGTGCATCTGATTCGACAATGGCTGCGACAGGTGCTACAGTTGCATCAGCTATATCTGCTGCCATTGGCGCATTAGATGGTTCTATTACTGGTTCTGCTGGTTCTGGTAAGACTTTAACTGCGTTTAGTGAAACAAATGGCGTTGTCAGTGCTACATTTGGTAATATTAGTATTACTAAATCGCAGATTTCTGACTTCCCATCTACAATGACTCCTGCAAGTCATACTCATGGCAATATTTCAAATGCTGGTGCAATTACCGCAAATGCTGTTACTATTGCTAATAATGATTTTATAATTGTTGGAGATGCAAGCGATAGTAGTAAACTTACAAAAGGTCCTGTATTTGATGGTTCAACTGCTACTCAGTGTTTAACTAAAAAAGGTACTTGGGCTAATTTCAATAATTATTCATTACCAACTACTACATATAATACACTGGGTGGCGTAAAACCTTGGTACAGTCATACATCTGCTAGCACTGGTCCTACTGCAGGATCTAATGCTACTGCAGTCGCTGTTAATACTATTAGTTCTACTGCTGGTAGATATTATGCTGTTGAATCTGATAGCAATGGTAGATTATTTGTAAACGTTCCTTGGTCCGGCGGTGATACATCTGGATTGTTGCCTAAATCTGGTGGAACAATGACTGGTACATTAACTCTTCGTGGAGTTAAAGGTACCTCCACAATTGACTATGGTGATGTTCTTCCTGCTGATGGCGCAGAAGGTAGAATTTTCTTCCAGGTCAGTGATGGTGGATCTGATATGCCTCCAGGTGGTACAACAGGTCAAGCGCTCGTTAAAGCAAGTAATGCTGATGGCGATGTAACTTGGGGCGCTGCGGGTGGTATTTTAAGACCTACTACTACAACTAAATACTATGTTGGTGGATCTGCATCTAAAACTGAAAATACAAATCCAATCTTGTTCGATACAGCGATCTATGTTGAAAATAGTGTTCTTCAAGGCGCAGCTTGGAACGACTATGCTGAATATCGTGCAACTAAAGAAGTAATTGAAGCCGGACGTTGTGTGGTTGAAGTCGGCGATGATACGCTCGAATTATCGACTTCCCGCAGACAACCAGGAGCTGAAATTGTTTCCGATACATTTGGTTTTGCTATTGGTCAAACTGAAAAATGTAACACTCCTATTGCAGTTACTGGACGTGTTCTTGCGTTCCCTTATGAAGATTTAAGTCGATTTACTCCTGGTCGACCTGTATGTTCTGGTCCGCAAGGTACAGTAAGTGTAATGAGTGATGAAGAAGCTCGAAACTATCCTTGGTGTATAATTGGTACTGTTTCTGGTATTCCGCAAGAAGAATATTGGGGTGCTAATAAAGTATCAACCAAAGGAAGAGTTTGGATTAGAGTGAAGTAATATGCCTAGTTATCAGTCAAGTCATACAGGAGCTTAGCATGATGATTATGTGACAAAGACTGAACTAGTTAATTTGATTTATCCAATTGGCGCTATTTATATAAGTACAAATAGCGCCGATCCTTCTTTATTATTTGGTGGCTCTTGGACACAAATTGAGGATACATTTTTACTTGGTGCTGGAAGCACATATACGGCTGGTGGGACTGGTGGAAGTGCGGATCATACACATACGACTAATGCTGGTACTACTGGTGCGCATACTTTAACAGAATCAGAATTGCCTAAAATTAGTGGTAGTTTAAGATGGCATGGCCAAGAACATGGTACACATATTTATCATATTGATGGACATTGTACTGGTAATCTTATTAATGGTATGTATCAAACTACAGGACAAACTTCAGGTGCATATTCATATGGTGACACCGGATTTGCATTTGGTGGCGATGGTTCTCACACACATCCACAAACATCCGTTGGTACATCTTCATCATCAAATCTCCCGCCATATTTAGTAGTTTATATTTGGAAGAGGGTGGCATAATTGCCTTCATATAATTCACAACATACTGGTTTACAAATTGATAATGGTATTATCGCCGCCAATGCGGCCTTGTCTAAATCTGAGGCTTCAACTACTTATTTAACATAGGCTAAGGCGGCTTCTACTTATTTAACATAGGCAAATGCTTCTACTACCTATTTAACACAAACAAACGCTGCCAGTACATATTTTCCTAAATCAAACGTATTTATCATAACAGATAAAACTGTTGCTATTGCGGACTGGGCATCTGATGCCACCTATACTGCTTATCCATATAAAGCTATTGTTTCAGATTCTCGTGTCACAGCGAGTACATATTGTGAAGTTGTATTTAATTTGACAGATGCAACTTCTGGTTATTTTGCCCCAATTTGTAATAGTGTTGCGGGCGGAATTGAGATATGGGCTAGTTCCATCCCTTTGACCGCAATCACTATTCCAACTATTAAGTGTACGATAGGATAAGGAGTGAATATCAATGGCATCAGGCGGTGTAGCCGTTTGGCATACAACAGATTTTGATTATTATAAGGTTAAACTATATAAAAATGGTTCCTGGAAGGGAGCTACTCCTTGGGTATACACTGACGGAGAGTGGAGAAAAGTCGGTGGCGCAAATTGCCTGATGATTGAGTGGTATGACAAGAATGGCAATTTGATGGTTGATTCTCAAGGAAGAACAATTTTGGTACGTGATAGATAATGCCAAGTTATAATTCTACCCATACTGGTATATAGATTGATAATGCCGTTGACACTTACTAGACTCAATCTTAGGTTTAGGCTTTAATTAATAGCGCAATTGAAACAGCTGTCGCGCAAACCAAATTAGCTATGTATCCTATTGGGTCTATATATATGTCATTGCAGAATACAAATCCTAGCGCATTCATTGGTGGTACTTGGCAATAGATTAAAGATACATTTATACTCGCAGCGGGAGATACTTATACTGCTGGTGATATTAGCGGCAAAGCCACACATACACATACAACGATAGAAACTACTACAGGAAGCCATATATTAACAGTTAATGAAATGCCATCTCATAGACATGCTACTTCTAACTATAATGGTGGCGGTAATAGCGCTGGACATGCAACTACAAATGCATATCCACATGGTGATAGAAATTATTGGAACTATAATAATCCTGGTTATTCTAGTTATACAGGTGGAGGATAGGGGCATACACATACACAAGTATCTACAACTACTTCAAGCGAATCAAATATGCCTCCTTATCTTGTAGCATATGTTTGGAAAAGAATAGCATAAAGTTGGTGATGATATGGTCGGCACCACAAATACAAACACTAAAATTGATTTATCACCTTATGCTTTATCATCTTCAGTTCCTATTATAAAACGTGGGTACGTTTAGTTTGGTCAGTCTGGTAGCACAAATATAGGTAGTACAACTTATTATGGTAGTGCAACAGTTTATTATGGATATACATTTCCAAGCGCACCGACAGTCATTTTAACAGGGAATGATTTATCAAGTGGTGTATTTGGTGCAGAAATTGATGGCGCAGTAACTAATACATATTTCCAATGTACAGGATATGGCGCAAGTAGTGGTACATATGGTGTATATTGGGTAGCGGTTTGGACGGGATAAGTATGATTGGTACGACTAATATTGAAGCTCGTTTAGCTTATGGATGGAAACGTTGGGGTTCAATTAGTTTATCTGGCGGTAATTCTTCTACTCAAAGTATTACAATTACAACTCATGGTCATCCTGTATATTTGAGTTTAATGGGTAATAATAATCCTGATAATAATGCTTGGTGTAGAGGTTATATCTATAGAGGATCTACTGAGTTATGTTATGTAACTTGTCACGATCCAGGAGCATCTACAAATCGTCCATTTTGTTGTTAGTATTTAGATATTATAGAAGCTGGAACTTATACATATAATTTTAAAATATAGACACATTCTGGGACTATTAGTTATTCTGAGAACGGTGCAAATGAAAGTCCTTCTTGTGTTTGTTTTGAGATTTGAGGGATGCATATGGTTGGAATAACGTCAGCAGTAGAAACATATCGTAATTTTAATATAGGTACTGAACCAATCTATATGCATAAAGATAATAATACTTATGTCCAAGTATATTACCATGATACTGGAGCTGGTTATTGGACAAAAAGTCTTTCAAGTATATTATATTCTACTGATTCGCGCAAATATTCATTATTTAGTAAATTAGATTAGTTAACTTATCAACCAAGCATATATCAATTTATTTTAGAGTATCCTGGATATAGTAGCACATCATATAATGAATGGTCTCAAACATCAAATCCTACAATGTATGACAATGCTGTTACTGGTTATACTCCAATTCATATTGATTGGAATGGGTCAAGTTCTTCTGTTTATTTTAATGGTTTAAGTTTTATGCCAAGTCATTCATCTTGTTATTGTAAAAGTTATTGTGGCACATCAAGTAACTGGTGGTTTGCTTTATTTTCTTATAGTTCTTATGAAGGCGGAGTACCTGGCCCAGAATGGGGCTCAAGCTCATATAAAATAGTTACTAAAATACGTTTATGGTTGCGGGTGAAGTAATATGATAGGAACAACAAGTAGTATTAATCATATTATTTAGCAAGATGTAAATAATTATGATCATTTGGTTATATGGCTGGATGGCACCGATTTTATGAATCATGGAAATGATTAGAGTTATACAATTTCTAATGGTAATAATTTTAATCAATTGGTTATGTAGACTATTAAAAATAAATCTGTTTCTACATATTATAAAAGAAGTGCTGCTGCTCGTGCAAATAGTATAATAATTACTCCAACCGCATTACATAATTATAGTTCAATTACAATGATGGCTTGGTGCGCTCGTTGCGATAATACTGACCATAATAATTTATTTACTTGTGGAGATGCAAGTAGTGGTTTTTTTGAAGCACGTTTTAGATTGACTGGAACTAATGCAGTTGGTTATTTATGGGCATCTGGTTCATCTTATGACTATCATAGTGTAGCTGTAGGACAACAAATAAATGAATGGGGTCATATGGCTTTTATTAGAAATGGATCATCAATAAAATGTTATTATAATGGAATTGTTGTTGACCAAGTAACTGCTTCAACAACTAGAAATTCTATTTCGATTTTTCATTTATTAGGTGATACCTGTTGGACATCTGACACTGGTGGAGCAAGTTATTGTACAGATTATAGATATTATGATATAGCATTAAGCGATGCGGATATTTTAGAAATATACAATGCTGGTCCGCAATAGCATAGAAGTTAAATTGTGGTGATATAATGATTGGGACTACATCAATTACACCAAATATGTATCCTTTTTTCCAATTTTCTACTGATGAATAGAAAACACCATTTAAATGGATTGATGGGAAAGATTTATATTGTAAAATATTAAAAATGACTACTGGATATTCAGAAGGAACTGCTTATACTGTTGCTACAAATGTAGATTAGCCTGTTTTAATTTAGTTTATTGTTAGTACCACTTCTGAAAGTCCATATGTATGGACAATTGGTAATTATTATTGCTCTGGAGGAGATAGAAATTATTCTTACTGTCGTTTAAATAATGGAACATTAACATTTATGCATCGTAGCGGTAGTAGCTATGCTTATGGCAGGACATGGGTAATCTGTTTTTATACTAAAAAATAAGTAGGTGATAAAATGAAAGTCACCGTTAAATTAAGTCTACAATCAAATATAGATCATTATGGTACATCAATTGTAGAACTTGATATAGAAGAATATGTTAAAGGCGTAGTGCCTGCGGAAATAGGTAATGCGCGTATAGAAGCCTGTAAAGCTCAGGCAGTGGCTTCCCGCACTTTTGCTTTTATAAAAGCTAGCAAGGGAAAGCAATTGACCGATCAAAGTAGTAAAGACCAAGCCTTTAAAGCAGTTCGTATTTCCTCTTCATATCCTAATGCAATGCAAGCTGTGGAAGAAACAGCGGGGCAAGTCTTATATTACAACGGTCAATTAATAACAACAAGTTCATATTCAAACGCGAATGGTGGACGCGTTAAATCCGCCAAAGAAGTCTGGGGTAGTGATCGTCCTTGGTTGATCTCTAAACCAGACCCATATAATGGAACTAAAACCGGTGGGCATGGCGTTGGTATGTCACAGACTGGCGCAAAAAACATGGCTGCGCAAGGTTTTTCATATAAAGATATTCTCGCTTTCTATTATGTAGGAACTGAGATACGCAATAACTATGGAGAGGAGAGAGTTATGACAAAAGCAGAAAAAGTTGCTAGTTGGGCTCGTTCAAAAGTAGGTTGCGGTTATGTTTATGGTGCTACTGGTCAAAAGGCTACTGAATCAAGCGTTCAAGCATTAATCAAATCATATGGTACATCAAATATAGATTATTCAATTGTGAAGAAATGGATTGACAAGGGTGTACAAGTATATGACTGTGCGGGGCTCGTCTCAGAAGCTATAAGTGCCGGCGGTCTACCAGGTATGTCCACTGGCGCCACGTCTCAGTGGAATAAAACTACTTGGCTCAAACGTGGTACTATTGATACTTTACCTAAGGATAAAGTGTGCTGCCTTTATCGTTAGGTTTAGGCTAATCCGGTAAAAATGCAACATACCGGCATATATCTTGGTGATGGAACATTTATCGATTCAAGAGATAGCACCAGAGGCGTCATTGGTCCTAACAAGTTATCTTCGTATAAATGGACTCACTGGGGCATTCCGAAGGGGTTATATTCGGAAAGTGATATTGATATTCCTGAGGTGATTAAAGTGGCTTATCAAGCTAAGGTAACAGCTTCTTCTGGTTCTACTGTTAATATGCGCAAGACTCCTTCTTCTAATGGTGCATTGATCTCTAAGATTGGTATAGGACAAATTATTGATGTGACAAGTGTTAGCGGTGATTGGTCCGCGATCACTTGGAATGGCAAGTCTGGTTATATGATGTCTAAGTTCTTGCAAAAGGTTGAGGGTTCGGAAAATAATAAGGTATGGTATGTCCGCCTCGAGTGCGACAGCGAAGAGCAAGCAAAGGCAATCGCGCAAATCCTCGCGAAAGCGAAAGCAACCACTTGAGTTTAGCAAGAAGTTAACAATTGCAGACATCCTTGTCTATGTATTGTTAACTCTTGGTGTACTTATATTATTATTTCTAGAACCTGAAACTCTTGGTGCTTTTGCACAAACTATTTTTGCTTATTTAACCACTGCTTATGTATCATTGCGACTTGGTTATACAGCAAAAGCTGGTGTGGAAAATTATAAGAAAATTGCCACAAATTATAAATCAATCGCAGAACTCGCGGATAATGAAGACTGTGAGTCTGACGATGAAGAAGAAAGTCAAGGCTGACAGTTCGAGAAAGGGTGAGTTAAAATGGTTAGTTGGGCATTGGTCTTAGAAACGGCTATTAAATGGCTCATTCCAGCGCTTTGTGTTGCTATTGTTGGTTTAGTGGCTTCTCGTTTTGTAAAGCCATGGAAAACCGGAACAAAAGCAAATCAGCAACAGCAATGGGATGAATGCATGAAGAATTCTGAACTACCTAAGACCTATTGCGACCAGACATATAATAAACTCAAAGCTGAATCTGATGCTAAGGATTCAGAGATTTTAAAGAGTATTAAAAATTTAAGCGATAAGATAGAAGAGAATCATAAAGAGGCTTGTAAATATCACGAAAGAGTAGACGAGCAAATGGATGGATTGCGCTTAGGCGTTTTAGATGCACATCTACAAAACCTCATACAAACTTGCAAGCAATATATACGACGTGGTTATATTACATTAGATGAATATGATGTATATAAAGAACGTTATGAAACATATAAGAAACTTGGCGGAAATGGGCATATGGATCACTGGAATAAATTAATTGAGGAATTACCTCATAAAGATCCTAATGGGAATATTCAACAGGTACCTCCTGCTATAAAACCTGCTAATCCGCCAAAAACACATATATAAAAAAAAATAAGGGCGACTCTTAATTGAGTCGCCCTTATTTTTTTTATCCTTGTGTAGGTTTACTAATGTTAACAGTTGCTTCGATCGCATTCTTAATGTAATCGTTCAAATCTCCAACTGCTTCGCTCAAATAGGTCTGAGCCTCGGAGCCGAGCTGTTTGAGAATTGCATTATAAGTCATTTCAAATGCTTTCTTTTGCGCTTCTGCATCAAATTTACCTTGCGCTTTTAAAGCTTCAACATAAGTCTGATTGGTTGCGACAACTGTCTGTTGGATTGTGCGGTTAAGCATATCAATGTACTTTTTGTAAGTATCATTCTTTGCTTTTTCCTTGAACTCTTGTGCCTTGATATTCACAAAATGGCAAAAATACTTGACCAAGAGTGCGAGAAGAGGAATAAGAACCACACGGAATACTTCTTCAATAATTATTGTCCATTCCATAATTTTACTCCCAATTTAATTCATTATTTAATGCATGATCGGCTGCATATCCTATACAAATCGCGTCGGCTTCGTCCTATGTACAGATCTTGCCAAACTTCTCTCTAACCCACTCTTGAGCAATTTTTTTCTGAGCATTACGTTTTTTATCATTATCTTTTAAGAAATGACATTCCGCACGCCATTGATTTGGTGCCCAAATCTCGAATGGAGTATATTTAGATAGAAGTGTTTCAATAATTGCTCCTTGTAATTGAGCCAATGCTTTAAAAGTTTGTACATTATTAGTTTGTCCCTGCAAAGAAATATCTTCTATAATAACCTTATCTGGTTTGAACTTAATGAGCATAACCTATAAATATATACAAACTTTATGGATTCTTTTTAATATATCTTCATCGTCAAATGTTACTTTGCCGAAGTCGGTCAACTAACCATCTTCAAAGATTGCCCACCCGCTAGTGCGGGTAGCCTAATCAAGGGCTAGGATTTTCATCCGTAGAACCGAATCCACCCTCGCGTTCGCCATTTGTCACATCGTCAATTGTTGTTCCATATTGGAGGAAGACACCTTGACCGATACAGTCGCCTTTTTTCAATATAATATCAAAGGGTAGTAGATTAATAATTTGGAAATAGATGTGTCCTTCATTGGATGGATTATTATAATAATCTGCATCAATAATTCCAACACCATTTCCTAATATCAGCCAATGCTTTAATGAAAGGCTGGACCGCACACTTAATTGTAAATACCAATCTTCTGGCATTTTAGCCTTAATTCCTGTTGGAACAAGTGTAACTTTCTTTTTGTATTTCTTTACAAAAGTGGCAGTTGTGTCAAGATTATATGGAAGACTCTTGATAAACTCCTCAAATGATCCATAGTATGTAGATAGATCCTTTGCTAACTCATTTGCAAAGTCAGCTTCAATAGCACTTAGATAACTCGGTATGACCGTATCTTCTGCAACGTAGAAGTCATAACCAGCAGATGCTTTTGTTTTCCGAACTGGAATTTTAATATCTGGATCATCTTTATACTGTTCAATTTTTTCAAACTTTGCGTCAATAGTCATAGCTTACTTTTACACCAGATACAGGATCTTTTTCGTTATTAATAACTTTCTTAACCTGTACAACCTGGTACTCCTCTTCAGTTTTCTTGTTAAATTTAGTGGTGTATTTAAATGACTGCAAGTCATATTCTGGCGCAGTATTAAATTCATCACGTAGTTCCAATGCTTCATTTACAGTATCCACACGATAGGTTTCAGTTACGTTTAAAAGATAACGAGCCATATTTTTCTCCTTATTTTGAATTTAGTTCAAATGTAATTTCGCCATAGTTAAATTGATGCATTAAATATTCCTGAATCGAATCACTTAAACCCAATCCAGCATAATTACATAATACATGGTCGATATGACCAGAATTAATACAAGCACTTATTGCTTCGATTAATTTATCCATTTCTGCTATATGAAACTAAGTTTCTCTCGGTTGACCATTATCATCTAAATAAAAGAAGATAGATGGTCCAACCGGATCATAATTAAAATATCCGTATTTCAATAATATACAACTCCTTGTTCGTATGGGAACAAATAAGCCACGGTAGGCTCTCCATCCCACATTGCCCAAATTTCAACTGCGCCAGATGGCTTACCATCGATCATTTCTACTTCAATAGAACGAAGATCATGATCACCATAATGGTTCGTTAAAACATCTTTTAATTCTGCTCGGAAGCTCTGCCAAGGAGTCATACGAACAGGACGTTTAAGCGCATTACAAGCGAAGATAGTAAAGTAATGCTTTTCGTGATTAAGCAAAGCAAAATGAAGCATATATTTATCTTTTGTATGTTCATCGAACCAATCTACAATTTTATCAAGAGCATTATTGACTTCCATATTGGTCATAGATTTTAGACCATTAATTAAGTCTTTATTCATCTGATACATAGTAACTTGCGCGATAGGTTCTTCACGTTGCTCTTCGGGCAAGTTTTTAACCTGATTTTTAAGATATTCCGCGTATTCATCAGGTTCCATAAAGATAGGTTCTGGCTCTTCCGCAGGAATAGTTTTCTCCAATGTGGTTTCTTCTTCCACTATTGGCTCAATATCAGTATTTTCTTCTACCTTAATTTTTCGTCTGGACATTTTCAATCCTCCTATCATCTATTTTATTATACCAAATATTTTTTTCGTGGTCAAGAGTCCAAACCTCTTGATTGGAACTGCCACGATAAGGTAATGTAATATCGCGTAGTTCTTGAACAAAAGGTCCAGTTACTAACGTATCTATATTTTGAAGGATTAATTTAAGATGTGAATTACTTTTATTTGACATAATTTCATTCATTGTATATCCAGACCAAAGCCAAATTTTAATATTTGGATAAACATTGCGCACTTCCTGTATAATCATTGCTGTCAAGAATAAATTAGGACGTGCAAGAGGTTCTCCACCTAATACTGCAAAATTGCGAGTTATATTATTTTTTTTAATGCCACTAATGATATGTTCTAATGTTTCTGCGGTAAACTCATGTCCGCCGTCAAAATCCCAGGTACAAGGATTGTGACATCCAGGACAATGAATGTCACAACCCTGAGTGTAAAATGAAAGGCATAAACCTGGTGCGGCCGCAGTATCATCATATATGATTCCAGCGTAACGCATTAATTTTCTATCCTTCCTGTGTGTTTTACTCGTTCTTCAACTTCCTTTTGTTTTCCCCAATTAAAGGCTGTTGTGTAATTCCCAGTAAGGTATCCAGTAACTCTACGCAACTGCTGAATATGAGAACTGGAACAAATAGGACAAATATCATTAAACTCACCAGTATAACCGCAATCCAAACAGGTATCATTAGGCACATTGATAGCAAAGTAAGGAATATCATGATCCATAGCATAGTTTACAATCTGTTCCATTGCATCAAGATTGTTTTCTATACCTGTCTCCAATTCTACGTAGGTGATGCATCCTGCGCTACTATACCCGGTTAATTGTGATTCAATATCAATCTTATCAAGAACTCCAACTTTCTCCCAAACCGGAACGTGGATACTATTGGTAAAGTATTCATGATCAGATACATTCTTAATAGTTCCGTACTTCTTGCGGAACTTTTTCATCGCTGTGTAGCAAAGGTTTTCCGCAGGTGTGTAATAAACACCAAAGTTAAGTTTATATTTTTGTTTAAATTCAGCACACCGATCTTTAAACAATTGTTCTATCCTCTTGGCATATTTCATGCCTTCTTCATGACATTGATTAGTATTGAAAAGAATTTCAAGTGTTTCAGCTAAACCGAGCTGACCAATTACTACTGTTCCATGTTTAAGTGCGGAACGGATACCCTCTTCCGGCACGTAACCAGCCATAGTATGGTTCTCATACATGAACTGTGCGGAACGAGGATCTTGTTTGCATATATACTCGAAGCGTTCAATTAGCATGTCTTTTGCTTGATCGATCTTTGAATCAAGAATTGCCATAAAAATTTCGAAGAGTGCTTCCGGATCACCGTCAGCGTGTCCGTTCAGATCAGACTCAACGGCATTTTTAGCCATCATCGCAAGTGTAGGAAGAATAATGGTTACTGGACAGATGTTGCCTCGACCATCTTTAAGTTGTCCAAATCCATTGATATCGAATCCATTTGCGGTTCTGCATCCCATTGTGCTGAAATAGGTTTTTGGGTCTTTCGGATCATAACCAGCGTTGCCGGACCAATCGCAATTCGCGTAGTTGGGGTAGAGTCTTTTGGCAGTTGATTTAAGGGCGAGTTTATAAAGGTCGTAGTTTGGATCTCCTGGTTCACGATTGACTCCTTTCATCATTTGGAAAATTCCGCATGGGAAAATTGGTGTGCGGTGAAGTTTACCAACACCTTTAATAGATCCTTCAAGCAAAGCCTTGATTACCATTCTACCTTCTGGTAGAGTGCAAGTTCCATAATTGATAGAAGTAAATGGAAGTTGATTTCCGCTTCTTGATTGAAGAGTATTTAAATTATGATACATACCTTCTACTGCTTGTTGAAGTTCGCGTTCAGTCATATCCATTGCATAATTATAGCACTTTTCACCATATGATTTAGCATCTGGCGAATCAATTCCTGGAACCTCATATTTAGGATCATATAATTTTACATCATAGTTATCTTTTCCAATAGCACCTTCTATATACATTAAGCCATCACGCATATGCTTCCAGAAACTTTTTCTTACATAAGGTACCATAGTCCAGTCTAAATGACTGGCGCTCACACCGCCGAATTGTTGCAAACTTTGAAGCTGAAAAATTACAGCGATAAGTTGAAATGCAGTGTTAATACTGCGTGCAGGTCTAACGTCAGTTTGACGAGTGTTGAATCCTTTTGCAAGTAAATCATCAAAAGGAATAGTTAAACAGTTATGCATACCTACCGCATAAGCGTCAAGATCGTGAATATAAATCATATTATTTTCGTGATTTTCTTTCGCCATATCACTCATACAATAGTTAAGTGCATATTCTTTCATAACCGCAGAATCAGTTTCACCTTTACGTCCACCAAATGAATACTCGTCAACGTTCGCATTCTGATTCTGTACATTGGTTGCTTCAATTTTATCTTTTAGTTTAAGGAAGAAATCATCACGTTGTTCACGAATAACCTCTTTCTTGTAACGATACCGCACATATTTGCGGGCAGTCTTAGGATCATATTTCATCAAGAACTCTTCAACTTTATCTTGGATTTCTTCAACTGAAATATCATAAGCCTCATTCTCTTCTTCCATATAAGTAACAATATCTTCTACGTAAGGAGGGTATGGTTTATCTGGGGTATACTCTGGATCCCAGTATGCTTTTGCAATAGCTACGCGGATTTTGTTACCATCGAACTCGACTTTTCGTCCATCACGTTTTGTAATCAAAATATAACCTCCTCTATGGGTTGTATAATATATTTGAAAATTAAACTATATATATTATTCACCCATGACCTTGGATACATCATTTAGTATATACTTAAAGCATCGCACCATATCTTGGTCTGATTCATTCCAAAGACTGGTTAGATCTTTATCTTCATCTAACAATTCAAAATCTTCTTCATCAGCTTGAAAGCGACGTACAATTTCATGTACATCAGGATCTTCTTCTCTATTAAGACTTCTTAATAAGCGAGTCTTATCTCTACATCGAATCCAATAGGGCATCAATATAATATCTGAATCATACTTAACTGTTTCCTTCAAACAGTCATAACCTTCTGGATTCCATACACCTACATTAATTCCATCAACTAATGAAGATTTCATTGTGCCGTAATGCCAATCATTAAAATATGTAGCTTCAAGCATTTCGCCATTTATAACCTTTTCCGCAAACTGTTCCGGAGTCAAGAAGTAATAACTCTCTCCTTCTCTTTCTTTCTCTCTCTTAGGACGAGTTGTGCAGGAAACCACATTATGCCAGCCTGGTTGTTTGGACAGTAGGAGAGCTATACTGTCCTTGCCGGCTGCGCTTTTTCCAATTAAACAAACTATTATTTTACGCGACATCTTCTTCGCTCTCTCCTTGTGCTCTTTCACTTCTCAGAACTATGCTACCGTTAGCAAATATCTCATCAATTTTATATAATTGATGTCCAGGAGTTCCACTATACTTTTTGCTCACAAATTCAGTACCACGGCGTAATCCTGTTACTACGAGCATACTTCCTCTCTTAAACCAAGATCTTTCAACTATTTGTTTCGTTCCATCCGCTCTGCGCTGACTAATTTGTCGATCAAACATTGCGAAAAACTCTTTTGTGAACTTAACTGTGATAACGCTATTATCTGATGCCAATAGGGTAACAGTTGACTTCATTTTATTCTTCGCTATAACTGTCCCGCAAATGCGCGCCAGCTTATAGATCGGAATGTGACCGCGCCACAAACTCTCAACCAGAGGCTCTTCCGGCAACTGACTGTAATCAATCAATCCATATTTCCTCTTGTTTACATTTGCAAGTTCATGTTCATGGTCGTAGAAACACATAACTTCCATTTCCCAACTTGAATAATTACCCTTTGCGTATTTATCCCAATCAGCCACAAAGATTTCTTTATTCAATCTATAAAGAACTTCATCCTGATTATTCTTCATCCATTCGCGCACTTTATCCATTTCAACCTGGTATACTTTATCCCACGTCTTGCAATTCAACAACAGATTTCCATCTATTGGGATATCATATCTACCATTTATGAAGTTCAATGCTCTATCATCTAATACGAAGAAATCTCCTCGTTTACATTTATCTTTCAGATATCTATTAAATTCAAATACCTTTCTTTGTTCATTCAATTCATCTGGCAACATATTTCTTTGAATCAAACCATTCATATTCTGTAACGTGATTCTCTTTTTACGATCACACGTTGCATATATATATTTCGCCATTATATGTTTTCTTTCATCAAACTTATCAAATGCGCCAGACTTAATCAAAGATATCATTGGCTGTTTGCCTAACCGCACTTTTCCGCAGAACTGTTCAAATGATATATAAGGACGATTATCAATTATCTGAGCGATAACATCCTCACCCACATTTAACAATCCTTTCATACCAAACATAATTGCATTTTCCTTTACATTCGGTGTGAATCCATATTCTGAGACATTTATGTCAATCGGCAGAACCTTAATTCCACGACCTTTAATATCATTTACTGCCTTTGCGATCTTTCCATAGTTTGTTTGTCCTTTTTCTTCCGGATCGACAGCTCCACTATTGACAATCAAACAAGCTGAGTTCCAATATACTGGGCTAAATTGTGTTGCCAATATAATTGTCTGAATACCTACGAAGCTATAAGGCAAACTATGATTCAAACTAAATGCATATCCTAACTGTGGGCGAACCGCAATTTCCCAGATATAATCCGCATTTGCGCCAACCGCATCATATACCTTTTGCTTCAACTCTGGGATTCTCTTTTGTTGCTTTTTCGCCACAATCTTTCTTGCATCATTCGCATCTTTCAATGAGAACTTTGCTATATCTGGATCCATCAGAATCTGCATCATTTGCTCTTGGATTGCACAACATCCATAATACGTGTCACAATACTTATGCATTGCTTCACGCATCTTGTCGGGCAATCCACTTCTCTGCATTTCAATATCAAATAATCTAATTCCGCCATCTCTGATCCGCACATATCTATCTTGCTGGCTCTCCACACCAGGTTCAGACATCAAACGAATCATTGCATTGGCTGCTGTCATTTCAAGAGGATTCGTTGCTTTAATCATCTTAGCCATTGCCAATCCAACACCACTGTTAAACTGGAACACATCCAATACGTCACCTTTTGCAAGATGATCCCAAATCTTTTGATCTGTTGTGTCAATATGTTCCGGATGAAGATATTCATCATAAAATGATCTTAAATCCATATCTGGGATTTCTTTATTTGATTTCAAAAGTTTATAACACTCAATGATTTTATCACAAACTTCTGTTACCAAGAAGTCATATTTTGTGTCGCCGGCTGCCTCAGCCATGTGAAGATCATAACACGTTGTTAAATCTCCATCTTTACCTCTCATAATCGCAGCCGTATCATACAAAGTTGCGGGATCATATAAAATTGTGCCAGATGCGTGGATACCTCTTGACTTAACTATTCCTTCAATGTTTATTATAATATCTGCTAATCCAGGATATTTCGCCAATTCTGTTATCATTGCCGGAACTGGACGTTTACCTAAAACTTCATTTCCCTTCATACAATCCTCAAAAGAATAGATAATTCCACGAGGTTGCGGAATTAATGTTGTAATATAGTTTGCAATATCAACATCAATTCCATCCGGGAACTCTTCACTTCTATATCCACGACAAGCTGTTTGAATCGCACTTCTTGTCGCTTCTGTGCCGAATGTAACAACCTGCACCAAACCCAACTCGCCACGTTCTTCTCTGATCTTCTCAAAGATCAACGGACGAATACTTGATGCCAAGTCAATATCAATATCTGGCAATTCCGCACGTTCCATATTCAAAAATCTCCAATATGGAAGTCCCCATTTTATTGGATCTAATTGCGTAATACCAAGAAGATAATTACTAAGAAAGCCAGTAGCACTTCCGCGTCCAGGACCAACAATAGACCCGCATTCCCAGAAAAGGTCAATATAGTGTTTAAAAGTATTAAAATAAGCAAAAAGACACGTACCAAGTCGGTCACCAATATGTCTAATAACTCTTGCTTCTTGCTCTATTCTATCTACATAATCTTCATGTTCGTTCCACACCCCAATCTTCTCCTGAAGAGCGTCCCAAACATCATTAATCCATTGACGCTCTTGAGGTTCGTTGGATACGAACAGACTGCCGATTGTACTATAACATCCATCCTTAAAATCATCTGCATACTGGGTATTATTTCCCCACCATGCAAATGGCTTTGGAGGATTAATTTCTACGGTCGGTATTCTCTGATTCTTCAACAGAGAATAATCCTGTATACTATTTTTCATATCAATGGAAAACTCGAACATTCTGTCAATCCATTCATCTTCAAAAGAAGCCCTTAAATGTTCACGACATTCGTCCTCGCTCATAAGATATGCATAACGATAGAATGCATCAGTCTCTCTGTCTCCATCCTTGGATTTCAGATAAGCCTCATGCGCGAACCGCAAATCTTTACTTAGATAATGACTATCTGTGCCGGGAATCATTTTCAATCCCCATTGCTCTGCACATTCTTTTAACATTTTATTGGCAATAATCTGATCATCATATTCAGCTGGGGCGCACTCGATATAAAAATCATCCTTGCCAAATGTATCAATACAAAATTGTAAGAACTCATCAATTGATTTTTCATTCAATGAATCCTTAATTCCTGCGGTCATGCTCAAATGCTTTTGCAATAATCTCGACGACAATTCACCACCAAGACATGCAGTTGTTCCAATTACATGACCTTTATATTCTTTCATCACTTCCGCAAGTTCGCTCTTTAATGTTGGAACTCTCTCTTGAAACCAATCATATTTATTATACCATGCTTTAGAACTTAGAATGCGGAGTGCCTTATGTCCTAATTCATCTTTTGCAATCAAGATAAAATGATAATATACTTGACGCTGTTCTCTTGTGTCTGTTAGATAAATCTCATTACCTAATGCCACTTTGAAGTCGGGATATTTTTCTTTTATCTCTTGTGCATATTTATTCACTTCAATGTGACAACATAACGCTTCATGATCTGTGATTGCAATACCAGAAAGACCTAATTGAATAGCTCTGTCAATTAGGTCTTTGGGTTTGTTAATAGAATCAATCAAACGGATGTTGCTATACATGGTGTGATTATGATCATTGAAAAACGCCATGATAAACAATTCCTTTCTTTCATTCTATATATATTATATCATTTTTTTATATAAAAATCAAACGTGAAAATTCTTAACAATGATCAACTTTTGCGCAGCCCGTGTAGTCGCTGTATAGAGCCATCGCGCATGATCCTCTCTGGTTTCACCTTTTAAAAACTCTTCCAACACAATCACTTTATTAAATTCACTACCTTGTGATTTATGACAAGTAATTGCATATCCGTAATCAAACTCATGCGGATGAAAGATTTTTGGAATCTTTTTCCAATTACTATTGTATCCTCTTGTTACAGTTGTTTCACCTTCGGTTAATAGCTTATAGTCAACCTCAATTCCGCAGAATGTATCGGCATCATCATAGTCCGGCATAAAGTCAATTATAGGAGTACGTTTCATCCATGGATTTTCTTTTGGACCTTCTCCATATTCAATACCGATTAATTTTCCAGTTAATCCATTAACAAGAGCGTCACCATTCATATTGGTAATTTCCCAATCATTGCGCAAACATATAAGCCTGTCGCCTACAATAGGTTCTGGCGAATATTCATCAAGCCAGATTGTGCGACGCATTTTATCGTTAATCAATCGGCGTGTATCGTTCTTCCCGCATATTATCTGATCCGCCCAAAAGAAGAAACCCTGTTTTAAAATTTCATTTCGATCTACTATTCGTACCTCTTGACCCATCTGATACTTTAACGGATTACCGGCACGAATATCCATTGTAAGCTGAATGATTTCACTTTCCGCAGCCTGGCGCATAACTTCATCGAGAAATACGTGCGGGTGCACAAGTGCATCATTCATTTCAGCGGCGACCGGAGGCAACTGACCTGGATCGCCAAGAGCAATAACATGGACTCCATAGAACAACAATTGATCCCACATTTTCTTAGGAAGCATAGAAATCTCATCAACAACAATAAGACGATATGGAGCAAGTGTTTCAACAGGAACATGAATGAAAGTGCCATCATTACGAGGATGTGATTTATACAATAATTTATGTGCAGTCATTGCATTCTGACAACCTTTTGATCTAAGTACCTGCGCGGCTTTGCCTGTGTATGCAATATATGCCACTAACGCTGGATCTATATCTAATGCTGCAATGATAAAACGAATAAGGGTAGATTTTCCTACCCCTGCATAACCGGCAATTACTGTATAAGGTTCGTGGTTGTTATATCGTTCGATCGCTATCTTCAATCCTTGCTCTTGCTTTGCTGTAAGTATCATTCTCTTTGTTCTCCAATACCCAATCTAAAATACTTCTTATTTGTTTTAATTCATCTATTGACAATTCTAACCACTGAAAGCTTTCTGGAATAGCGATGATTTTTATACCCATATCATGAGTCATTTCATCAACCTGTTGAACGATATCTCGTATTTGATTTATATCAAACTTCCACAGTGGATACTGTAATAAAATGTATTTTTTATCTTCCATAATAATACCATAACTTTCTTATGTTGTCAAAAATCCCAAGATGATACTGTTTCGAAGAAATAATCAATAATCTTTATTTGCGGATATTCACCATTCCAGTCATTAATTTCGCAAGTACCAATAACTGTAATAGTTTTATCCAAAAGATTTTCATATTCTTCAATATTACTACCAAACTTAATAATTGAAGTTTGTTTTGGTTTAAGATCTATTCTTAATGTGCCTTTTTGCAATAAATTAACCGCAATAGGATCACTTAGTTTTATATGTTCAATTGCAACAATTGGTTCTGGAACGCCTTGACCCCACACATCTTTATAACGCGCAATATCAATAATTGTGGAATCAAAATCATCAGCCATTGTCCAAATAAAATCTACTTCGTATACTTTTTCAAAAATTGTTGTGCCGAAATCTTCTCTTACCTTATTTTTAAACCGCTCCAACCCATCAGGAGTAAAACTGACGCCAAATGCCATAGCATGACCTTGAGCAAAAATGGCGCAGCCAGATTGAACAATATAATCACGCCAATTTCCAACCCCAGCAGTATTAAACCCTCTTCCGCTACCCAACCATCTAATTTCCCCAGTATCGCAATCCACGCATTGGTTAAGAATGAGGGTTGGCTTACTGTACGTAGCCATAATGCTGTTAGCAACAAGCCCAGTAATACCTCTAATAGGATCATCATCAGAAACTCCCTTGTTTTGAATAATAATTAATGGTTCATCAGCAAGTTTATATTTCTCAATTTTATCATACATTTCTTCAAGCAATTTCTTCTTTTCATCATCTTGATGACGTTTTACATTAGAAGCGTGTCGAACTGCTTGAACTACTCTAAGTTCTTCATCGTCTTTTTTAGCACCACGCTTATCACTTGGAATGAGTTGACCAGCTTTCCAAGAGAGCATAGATTCAAATACTAATAATTTATCTTCGTCACTACCAATACGGGTCACCGCATTAATAAATGGAACAATATACCAGGCAACTGAATGCGGATTAAACTTACTTTTCATTGAAAATTCATTCTTATCCGCAAGATATACAAAGAATGGATTGTTTACTTGCTTAAATCCTTCTGTTATATAATAATTAGTTTCTGGTGACCGCATATCCATCATATCACCGGTTAAACCGAGGGCAACGAGATCGAGGTAATATGATACGGCTCCTTCTTTTCGTTGTAGCCTATCCATACATTGTAAGGTCTTATATACCACACCAACTCCGGAGAGGGTTTTATTGGCATACCCAGAAAGCTGATTGTTGACAATAATCGCAGGATCGCCGGTAATATCTCTATCGGTTTCATGGTGGTCCAAAACGATGACATCCACTCCTCTCTCGGCAAGATTTTCATGTATCTCTCTTTCATTGCTGGAAGAATCTGGAGCGATAACCAATGTGCATCCTTCGGGAATATCATCAACGTTAATACCGTGAAGCTTCGCTTTGTGCAATCCATAATGCCAGTTTCGTTCCACTGTTGCTGGGGCGATGTCGTGCATATAGTTGAGCAACAGGGCTGAAGATGTGTATCCATCACAATCACTATCCACCTGTATATAAACTGTCTCTTGGCGCACGAGTGCTTTTAACATACGTCTCGCAGCCTGTTCTGTGTTATCTAAATCATAACAATCTAATTGATCATTTTCTGATGGATTCAAAAAATGCCAATCAGTATCTCTTAAATATAAAACACGGGATATAGGATCTAATCCTTCGCCGCCTTTTCTTAATTTAATCTCCATTAAACATTCACTCTATTCTTATACAATTCTTTAAATACATCTGGTCCTTTATCAATCGGACTATCTTTATATCCCAATTTGTTCTTCGTATCAAGTATAAAACTTATATTGACAAATCCAGAGTATTTGAGATTGATCGCACGAAGGTTCTTAGTCCAATGCTCATATTCTGCATCACCTAACTTTTGATACTGTCTATCAAAAGCAATTATAATTTCCTTGGCTCCGCACTCAATCAATTTAGTTATTTGCCAGTAGCTAACTGCGCTACCACAACAAGCAACAGATATATCGCTATCTTTTCCGAAATAACTTCTATAAAGCAAACAGGATTTTTCTCCTTCAAATACGATTGCTTTATGAAATTTTCCTATATTTTGCTTACTATTGTTTAAGTTATAAAGATTTAATCCAAGAGGATGGTTATACATTTGTCCATTTAATATCATTGGACGATATTTACCATATAGTTCTGCTTCTTCTTTTCCAAGAGTACGACCACGTAAACCAATAAATCCACCATTTTCATCGAAGTGCGGAATAGTTATCTGATCTGTTGATGGACAGAAACCAATCCACGCATCTTTGAGGATTTCATTGGTCATTCCCTCGTCCAACCAATCACCAATCCGAGGATAGCAAAGACGATCAAGAATATGATAATCATATGTTTTTAACTCAATTCTCTTTTGATCTTCTGGCAGGACTTTTATGCGTGCGTACTTATCGAAGACACCCATGTCTGGAAGTCCTCCAAAGTCATCTTCTGTGTCAATATATTCTCCAGAGATTCCGAATTTTTGGGCCACATATCTAACTCCGTTGTACAATGCCCATTCGGATCCTGGATTTGTAAGGTTATGGACTTTACATACCAATTCGAATATATCGAAGGTAGCATCGCAGCCAGTATAGCATCGAAACAGTCTTGTGTTTTCATAATAGTATAACTTATGGCTCCCTTCTCCTGGATGATTATGACAAATGGTGCCCGCAATAAAACCAAATGATGTTTCTTGCGGGTCACCGCCGAAATCACGGACTAAATCTTCAACCATATCAGTAGTTAATTGTTCCTTGATTTCATCTTTGTCAAATTTCATTTTAAACTCCTTATGCGGTCATTACATCTTCAAGCATTGCCGGAGTGCGTGGACCTGTTATAGCCTCGTCTTCCAGCACAAGGGAGGTTACATAACCCAACAGACCATAAGTCTGATTAATGTAGTCCATAGCAAACTGGAACTTATCACCCTTCACGTCCTTAGTCAGATCCTCAAACGTGCGACGGGGCATAATATATTCCAGTTCACGACCCCAAAACATCTTCTTACCTCTGTTTACACCCTTGTTCTTTTTCTGCTTTGCCATTTTCTTGTTCTACTCCCATCATATTTTTTATTAATCTTTTTGAATATTTTAAACCAGCAGTCCAACGTGGGTCAACTGGCAATTCTTCCGCAGCCACTGCATCAATTAATTTTAATGCATCTTCACCACATATGTAATGTTTTCCTTCGTAATAAATCATTCTTCGTCTTCCTCAAATGCACTGAAATCATTGATTATAACTTTTAGATCATCAATTCCAATCCATTCATACATAAAGTCTGTCATATACATCGGTTTAATTCTGCATGTACCCAAATCTGCATCACACCATAAGATAACGCTCTTATATCTTCCTCGTCTATTCTTATAGATTGAAAGTTTAATCTTTGGAGTTGGGAACTGTGGATTACGTTGAATAATTGATTCCAAACTGCCAAGATCTTGTTCTTTTACAGGAAGAAGAATACTACCATAGTCAATTTTATCCGCTATTGCTTTTGCACCACGAAGTAGGTTCTGGTCTGGTGTTTTACTATCTTGATAATCACCATTAAGCTGAGTTGCGCTCATAATAAATACATTATTCTTTACGCATATATCTTTAATACGTGCGCTCAATAGGAACAGAATATTATCTTCACGAAGTGCAACTTTACCTGCGCGACGGCTAATTTCTTCCAAAATCTTCAAAGATGTATGAATATAATCGTGGAACACATACTGAATATCCTTTTCGCGCAAATTGCGCTTAATTGTATTTTCTACATCTTGCAAATTGAAATCTGGAAGAACTTCAATGTACAAAGGACTATTCTTGATAACCTGAGCTGCCCGCATTACCCTATCTCGTTCATCATTTTCATAACGACCAGTTAAAATATGTTCTTCATTAACATTAGACAAGAAAGCTAACATCATTGTCTGGATCTCAGCTTTATCTTGCTCTGTTCCAATAAACAATGTCGGGAAAGTTCTACCATTCTTGCGCCAACCAAATTGCTCATCATAAAACCAATCACAAGCTATGTAACAGGCATCCGCAATCATACTTCTCGTTTTGCCAACTCCAGTAGGGGCAGAACGCAAATAAAACTTTCCAAGCCGGGCTCCTCTAGTAATAGTATTGATGTAATTTCCATAGAGTTGTACACCAACATCAGGAGTTGTTTCAAATGAAGTAATAAGTTCTTCAATACCATCACCCGCAGAGAAACTTCCAGCACCATCATCATTGTCAACAAATTTTGCTTTAATTGCATCAATTTTTTCATCTATTTTATTGACAATTTCAGATGGAGTAACATGATCTAACCATTCTTCTTGTGCTTCTTTCTTACGACTATCCAAAATATTATCTGGATCATACAACCAAGAAAGATCCATTCCAAGATTATTATACATACGTAGAATTGTCATTTTCCGCATGCGCTTATAATAATAATCAAATGTAGAACGTATTGCTACTTCACTAATTTTTTGTAGCCATTCATTTCCATGATTTATATCATATATTGCCTTTACTTTTGGATGATTTTCCAAGAAATCATTTATTGCTTCAATAGTAAACCGAGTTGCTCCATCTTCATGTAGTTTAAACATAGTTCCAATAATTATTTTATGAAACTCGTTTGGAAAATCTTCTTCGTTTATATTATATGTATCACCTGCATCCAAAATACTTGGATCATTATAAATGCACCCTATTACTTGCACTATTGATGTGCTATCTACATATTTAGACGCCATTTACTTTTTCATCCTCTTTTTCTATAAATGAGAATTTATTACTTTTCATAGGTTTGCGTTTTGGCGGTGGAATATGAATTTCAATCACATTAGGCTTCCATTGCTCAATAGGTTTAGATTTATTTTGCTGAGAAGCCATCCACATAGCTGTGTAATAGTTTCGTGCATCTTCATATACGTAAGGGATAATACCAATTCCGCCACGAGCCTTTTCTATTGAATTTCCTTTTACTCCATAAAAATACAAAAGAGTTTTATACATACCACTATATGTATACCCTTTTTCATTGTGATAATCGTCCATTTGTTTCTTTATCTTTGCGGAAATTGCTTCAATTTTGAATAATTGCTTAATATAATTCTCAAGAATCTGTTTATCTCTTTCTTCTTGAGAAAGTTCAGCATTATGACGATCATAGCATGCCTTATGCGCATATCGTGTTTTGTTTATTTGAACATATTCTTCCGCTTCTCTGTGAAAATATTTACTACAATATGGACATTTTACAGGTGCTAACTTTTTCGCCATTCACGTATCCTTTCCAGACGTTCAATTGCTATATCAAACTCATCTTTTGTTAATATATTGGTCATATATAAAAACATTAAATACCAATGTGCTTTTTCAAGTCTATACGGAAACTTCGGATTTAATTCTTTATTCATATTTATTATATCATAATAAAAGATAAAAGTCAAGCGAGCCGTTTTTAGGCTCGCTTGAATCTTACTTGTTTAGAACTCGCAGTTCTTGTATAATCAGCCAAACCTTTTCTGCATCAGCTTCAGTTGTGTCTTTGAACTGCTTACCAACTCCAAGATATTCAGAAACAATCTTGGAAATTTTTAATCTATTTCCTGGATCTTTTGCCATCAATTCTCCGAATAATACTTCGGCTTCTGACTTCATGTCAGCGAATTTCGGCATATCCAGCTCATGTTCTTTATATTCATTCTGTCGTTCATTAGTAACGAACTTGTTATCGTGTTCTTTTGCTTCCTGGTCAATAGCATCGCCAATTGCATTTACAAGGTTATCATATGTAAACACAATACTGGATGGAATGTACTTGAAACGTGAGCCCGCGACAAACCTAGGGGTGCCACGCAAGAATAGTCTTGTTTCAAGTTCACCAGTTTCTTTGCTAACAACAGGTTGCGCAAGACCGATAATGTCACAAGTACGTTCGCAAATCTTACGACCACGCTTATCGAGAGTTGGCTCGATGCGACTATACTCTTCGCCCTGCTCGTTCTTTTCAGTACGTTCAGTGCTATGAGAAATCAATACAAGACCATAATCCAGCTGAATGATTTTACGAAGGCAGGTATCAAATTCTTTCTCGACAAGACCATAGCCTTTACCATAGCCAATATCGCTGATATTATCAACACCTTCGTCATTGCAAATATAATCAGTGCAATAATCATATGCAATATCCGCAGTATCAATAATTACTGTCTGGAACACCTGCTTTGTTTCTTCTTCTTTTAACTCAACCAATAATCTGCGAAATTCATTCCAACTATTGATTGGCTGAGCCATAACACCAGGGAGAGCGCTGTATCCTTTTTCAAAAGCGAAGAGCACAGCGCCAGGAAATTTTGATGCAATCGTAGTCTTACCGGATTTAGGCGTGCCGTAGAACAGCACGCTATATCCACGAAGGTCACGACTTACAACATGAGGTTTGAGACTAGTCAATACACCCATTTATCGTGTCCTCCTATTAAAAGTCGTAGGTATCGCCTTTGCTGGCAGTTACTGCGGCTGCACTTGATCCACCTTTGCTGTTTTCATAATCAACACGACGCTGTTTGAGATCAGCAAGATAGATTTCACGATCAGCCATCATCTTAGAGAGTTCAGCCTTCGTAAGAGTGCTTTCATCATCAAATTCGTAAGGCTCTTTAGAACAACCAGTGATAACGAACTCACGAGTCGTATTCTGACGCTCGCGCACTTCATCTTCACCAAATGCAGATTCTGTTACAGTCTTAACAACAACAGTTCTGCTCAACTGACGACCCCAAACAGTCGTGAAAATAGGATCCTTGGGAGAAGCTTCCAGACTCTGGAAATACTTCATACCGCCGGCACCGCGCACAACAAATTCAACCGGCATAACCTGCTTGCGGAAATCCTGGAAAATTGCACCTTTCACCTTAACGTGAGCTTCAATATTCTTGTCAGGATCAGCTTCAACATCTTTTACGTTGGTGATAACCATATCGGTCTTGAAAGTATTGCGCTGTTTCTCATCTTCATTGAGAGTAGTCACAATATGAATAAATCCACCTTCATTACGAGTTACAGAAGTAGGCTTCTCGTCAGTGATCTGCGGGAACCACTCATTTAACTCAAGAGCAGAATCACAACGAAGTTTCATTGCCTTATCCTGCCCAACATTCAATACAGTGGGATTTTCATCAATAATCTTACTGAGGATCGGGAAACGACTATTCGCACCGCCAGACTTTGCGAATACTGCAGTTTCATATGTATAATGGATCTTTACTACATTCTCCATCTTTTCATCAGTGGCGATCATAATCTCGCCAGCAATGTACTCAGTGCCCGGCGTCTTGGAGTTTGCGCCAGTCAACTTCTTTTCCAACTTGTGGTCGTAAAGATAGCCCTCAATGTGTGATTCATTAATAAACTTTTTCTTCATTACTCTTGTTCTCCTTCAAAATTTACACTTTTTCCTTTTTCGGTAATCATATAAACTACTGGGTCTTTACCAACCTTTTCTACATAGCCATCTGTTACCAATTTACGCATTGCACCAGAAACACCTTTTGAAGTTAATCCCATATTCTCCGCAATATCTCTGGCTTTATACATTGCAACCGGAGCTGTTTGAAGATAACTCAAAATTTTTCCGCCGTTTTCTGTGAAAAGAGGTTTCTCAATACTTTCTGTGTTTCGCAATGCGTCAACATACATTTTTACATTTGACGGGATCTCTTGATTTGCCGTCAATTTGTCCCAATATTCTAGGAACTCTTCTTGTTTTGTCATGTAGTAATGATCCTTTCCTCATTTTCTACATATATAATATCAAATTTTTTCTTTTTCGTCAATTTCATCTATAAAGATCAATTCTTGAGCATATGGCAATGTGCGTGCCCAAGAGATAAAATTTGGATTAGCATCGTTATCTTGTCCGGACCATTCATTTAGTTTATGAAATCTACGTTGACTTTTACTGCATATAGCAAGTAAGTTTTCATAATTCATAGTGACTGTACGTTTCTGCAACCAAGATTCAGGCAACATACGGACCAGTTCTTTCCAAAATGCCTTCTTTAGTTCCGGATTTTCAGTTTTAAGAACCATTTGCCGCAAATCTTCCAGCTTAGTAACCAATAGTTCCCAAAAAGAATCCATATGCCAATGCGCAACAAATCCACTTTCTTTGCCGGCTTCGGTAAGCTCAGATTGATCTACATTATCAACTGAAAGGTCGGGATTAAAATCGTCAATATCAAAACAATCCATAGTAATTGGTGCAGATGTTAGCTTATGCATTGTGCTCGTACTATTGGCAACTGTTCCAACTTTATAAGTATCAAATTCTTTCCACCAATATAGTGGAGCAGTAATATCAACAGATACAAAGATTTGTCTCATAAATTTACGATGTTCTGGTCCACTTTTGATAAGAGTCTGCATAAGTTTCATATCTTTTGGACCAATAATAAATTCTTTAGAATAAGCATACATAATACCTTCAGGAGTATGATGGGATTTACCTTCCCAATGACTATCACTTAAAGCCCAGCTATTTTTGGGGTTACGCATACCACGAATTGCATGTTCAAAACCCCATACATCAGTATTTTCAAATTTCATTTTATACTATACCCATATTCTTTGGCTTTATAAAAATCTTGCCAAAAGTCCTCTCGTTCATTTAATTTGCTTTGATCACATTCTTCAATAATTTCAAATGTGAAATTTTCTATACCTTCTTTATACATTGCTGGATATAATTTATTTTGTGTGCGGGGTTCCGCATTTAATGCTCGTTTAATGTGCTATTTCCATCGTTCAGCAATGTCAACAGCCTATCCTACATAGCACATTTGCGTGTTGGTATTTGTAATTTTATATATACCGGTCCTTCTTTTGCTGCCAACAACACGACCGCATAAGTCTGATACAAGCTTTTCGTAATATACCTTCCAGATAACTTTTGCAATAGCAGATCCGGCCTCATCTGAAATAAATCCAAGAACATCTTCAATTCTGCGTATGTCGGCTTTTGCGGAATCTCCAAGTTCAATAGAGTGGTATCTGTCAAAATCATCTTCTTCAGCATGTTTTTTCGCTACCTATGTCGCCGCTGCGACCTTAGCTCTTAAATCTGTAATTCTCTCAGTTAGCTCTTGCGCAACGTCTAATTTTTTCTTATTTTCTTCACGGAATTGATCTACAAAATCTTCTTGCATACTGATATATTCAGCTTGACGTTCATTAAGCCATTCTTTGCGCTCAGCCATGTATTTTTTCTTATATTCATCTTCAACTGTTTGATATAAAGATTTTAATTTTTCAACATTTTCAGTCCGAGTCGCTATATCATTATTCAATTCTTTTTTCTGATTATTTAATCCGTCAATAATCGCTTGATCTTCGGCTATTGTAGTTTCTAAATCTGAAACACGATTCTACATAGACTATAATGTTGATTCAAATGCTTCAATTTTAGTCTATGTATGTTCAGCCTAGATTTCTAATTCTTGTAATACTCGGCGTTTTTTTGCTACCTTGTTATCTATCCAGAAAAACAACCCAGCAAGTAGACAACCAATAACTATGCTAATTATTATAAGTATTGGCATATTATCACCTATTTTAGGAAAGGGGGTTGATTTTACTCAACCCCCTTATATTTACCTGTCTGGGACTTAATTACTCAGCATCCGGATCAGCATTCACATCAACGGCGTAGCCAGCATCAGTGAGCTTGAGGAACTTAACCTTCTTATGGGTGCCATCGGCGAGTTCGATTTCGGCTTCTTCACGAACGCCAAATTTCTTGCGCTGAATTGCAGAAGTGAAGATACCATCAACACTGCGCTTTTCAAGACCGAGAGCATCTGCCACATCCTGTGCGGTTACGTTGTCAGTTGCATTCAAACCCTGCAGATAAGTAATTACCTTTTTTGTGTTTTCTTTCATTGCTGCCATAATACTTTTTCTCCTTTGCGCTTATAGCGTCTTACTAAAATAATTTTTTGTATATAATAATCTGAAGGATTTGCCTATCAGTTATTATCTATACAGATTATACCATAAATTTTTTTCAAGATCAAATATTTTTTTCTTTTAGATAATCTTGAATCAATTCATCAAGTGCTATCATCTCTTGGAAGTCTAATTCTTGTGCTTGCTGTGTTTGCATCATGCGATTCTTCGCTTCGTTTACTTCATTATGATCAGTACTTGTCTGGATGGTATATTCCAGATCAGCAATTTTTTTAGCTAATTGCTTAAGCTGTTTCTTAGTCATAAGATATTTTTCCTTTTCTTTATCTTACATACATATTATATAAAAAATTTTTATGAAAATCAACTAGGCTGTGCATCAACCGAATATAGAAGTTAGCGTGCATTCCTTAGGATCTTTATCATCTCGAACACGCTTGAAGTAGAAGTGTCTGAGTGTATGATCTTCTTTGTGCTTCTCCATTCCCGCAAGTTCAACCACTTTATAAATATACTTGAATGGCTCTTCTTTAAGTTCCTCTTGCATTTTTTCGGTTAAGCCAGAAGATATAGTACCAATTTCAACTACCATATTATTTTCGTCATATGCGCCAATGCGGATTGCTGTTGGCCACCCATAATAATAGGCTTTTGTTACTGGCATTACTTCATGTTCTAAATCTTTATAAACTGCACGTTTGTCAATAGGAACTCGACGTTCGCTTATCAACTCTCTTGGCGCACCATTATCAGAGAATGGAGAATATTCTTCAATAACCCAATAAGGCCAAGACAACGCTGGATTACTCATAGATTCAGTCAATGCTTCATCTATACGTCCATTCTCATCAAGAGCAGTATAGTTTGGTCCAATATTTAATTTACCAGAATAATACTTGGTAGGTTCACAGGTACCAATACAAATTGCATCACAAGAATCAGTTTTCTTTACTTTGATCGTGTCCCAAACTGGACGCTTACCAGGTGCATAATGCGCAGTTCTTTTCTTTAGAACCATGCCTTCTTCACCATTCTCAAGAGCAGAGATACAGGCATCTTGAATGTTTTCTTCTACACAACCTGCAAGTTCCATAAACGGATATGCGCATAAGTTATATTTCTTTACTATTGCTTCAAGAATCTTGTATCTATTATACGCACCAACTTCAATCAAAGACATTCCATTAAAGTAGATACAATCATGCATATAATAGTGCAATAGTCCATAGCCTTGCTGTTGACGCTCTATTGCTTTATCAGGAAGTGATCCCATAATAGGAGTTACATCTTTTGATTCTTTGCCCGGATAATAAATTTCACCGATAATGATGGTACCCGCGGGCAAAACATTCAAAACGTTCATAATATGTGGAACATTTGCGCCCTTTTCCGCAAGTATACCAGTTTTCTTAGAAACAGTTCTACTCCATAAATATGAAGCATCATCTGTTTTTTCAAATTGATACCAATAACCATCCTTTTTTAATTGTGCAAAGTAATCACCAGATGCACAAATAGAGGGAAAGAGATCTTCTTTTCCCTCGGGAATCTTATTGATTTTCATAGGTTCTATACAAAATGGCTTACTCATCTTATACCCTCACTGCACTCACTAAGCTATTATCTTTAATCAACTTAATCGTTGAACTTGTTCTTGATCCAAGAGAAATGTCAGACACATTTACACATATAGATCCAGTGTTTCCGCACAGAAGAAGGCTTCCAGTGCTTTCAAGCCCACCGACGCCCGTGACGATCTTGCCTGAGTGATTAACTTTAAGGCCCTTACCAGATCTATTCTGCTTAGTGAATTCATTAACCATAACTCTCTTCCCTGTTCCGTCGCTACAGCCAATGAAAACCTGCCCGATGGCATCCTTGCTATTACTGTTCCCATCTTGTCCGAGACTGATACCCACGGTTGCTTCATCGTTATCCGCAAGTCTGATTCCTTGAACTCCAACAGAACATCTTCCAGTTGCTCCAACTGTCGCTCCATCAAATCGAATCCCCATACCTTCCTTAGTTAAAATCAAAATGTCTGTGTTTGATCCGACCCATACTCCAATAATAGAGTCATCTTCTCTAAGCTTGATCGCTTGAACTCCACCTTTACGTTTTGTACCCACGTATTCGGATACCAGCGTCTTCTTGACCAAACCTCGCTTAGTAACGAACCACACATACTGTCCAGCATTTTCTGTCCTCTCGGCTGAGGTAATTGCTACCACTTGTTCCGCAGGTGCCATCTCCACTAACGTAGAAATCGCTGTTCCACGGGAAGTTTGTGTTCCTTCCGGAATTGTGTCGACACCAACTCGGTAAACTTTACCTTGTGTAGTGAAGGCGAGTAATACATCTACCGTATTAGTCTCAATTGTAGCTAAGGTGATATCATCCTGTGTCTTTACTCCCTTACCATTACGTTTCTGAACTTTGAACTGTTTTTTCGGTATGCGCTTAATATTACCAGCTTCTGTTGCTACAATCACAACATCTTCCGGCACTATTTGCGCAACCTCTTTTTCTTCTTTTGTGACTTCAATATTAGTTACAGTAGTTCTACGTTCGTCACCAAACTTATTCTTAAATGCTTCAAGTTCTGCAATAAGATCTTTTTTAAAGACTTCTTCATCACTCAAACGAGTAACTATTAAAGCCTTTTCCGCATTTTTATCTTTTCTCTCTTGTTCAATAGCCAATTTCTCCATATTGGCTAATCTACTTAAAGTCATCGCAAGAATTGCTTCTGCTTGTTCATCAGTGAAATAATATCTCTTTTTTAACTGAACGTGCGCTTCTGCTTTATTCTTAGATCCTTTAATTAATTTAATGACATTATCAATATCATCAAGTGCCATACATAGACCATCAAGAATATGAATACGTTGTTCCAATTTCTTTAGATCATATTCATTTTTTCTGCGGAATACATCTTCTTGATGCTCTACATAGTATTTTATGATATCAACCAATGTTAATTGTTTCGGCACTTTATTCACAAGTGCTACCATATTAACACTAAATGTAGTTTCCAGATCAGTTAATGCATATAATTTATTAGCAATTACATCTGCATTAACACCCTTTTCCAGTTCCACAACGAACCGTAATCCTTCTCTATTTGATTCGTCAAGTATTTCTCTAATGCCATCCAATTGCTTGGTTTCACAGAGTTCATCAATTGTTGTAACCAACTGTTCTTTAGACACCTTATAGGGAATTGAATCGAATACCAGTCTATCACGTTTGTCTGGAGTGACATCGACATGATAAAGTCCTCGTACTCGCACACGACCTTTACCGCTTGTATAGATATTTCTAAGTTCCTTTTCATTGATAATACAACCACCGGTGGGGAAATCTGGTGCCTGAAGTATCTCTGCAAGCGATACATTGTCCGTCGCAGTTCCCCTAATGTATGCGATAATTCCATCCATGACTTGTCGAAGATTATGAGGGGCAAAATTGCATGCCATTGCGACAGCAATCCCAGTTGTTCCATTGCAGAGGAGATTTGGGAAAAGTCCTGGAAGATATACCGGTTCAGATCCAGTTTCGTCGAAGTTAGGGATCCAGTCAACAGTGTCTTTTTTGATGCCATCAAGTGTTGCCTCACTTATTTTGCTTAATCTACATTCAGTATATCTCATCGCTGCGGGAGGATCTCCATCACGACTGCCGTTATTTCCATGGAACTCAATGAGAGGGTACCGCATATTCCACGGTTGGCTTGACCCTACCAATGCGCCATATATTGAACTATCACCATGCGGATGATACTTACCCATTGTATCGCCAACAGGTCTCGCGCACTTAACATATTGTTTATCAGACTTATATCCACTTTCCTGCATACACCAGAGAATGCGTCGCATAACTGGCTTTAAACCATCTTCTACTGCGGGAATCGCACGATCTGTGATAACAGAAAGTGAATAATCAAGAAATGATTGTTCAACCTCTTGGACTATTGGGGCTTGAATAATATTATCCACAGTTACACGCCTTTCTAATCCTTTTGATTGTTTCATCTACTGGATACTTTTTCATAGAGTAATCCAAAAGGATTTCACTTAATTCTATATTTATTTTATCATTTTTTTCATCTATTTTCAAATGAGTATCATTTGTAATGGCACCTGTTGCTAGCTTATCAGCAAGCTCATTATATGTATGCCCGCTATGACCCTTTACTTTATTGATATAGACATAATTGTTTCTGAAATATGGAATTAAAAGTTCCCATATATCTTTATTTGCGACAGGTTCCTTTTTACTATTAATCCAACCACTATTTTCCCAATTTATATACCATTTATCAAAATAGCAATTACAAAAGTAAGCACTATCACTGTGTACAGTACAAACTTCTGATGGTTCATAGTCAGACCAAAATTTTAATGCTTCTAAGGCTGCACGTAATTCCATACGCTGATTTGTTGCATTTGGCTCCGTACCATGGAGACGAGCAACTTCTTCACCATTATGTAGAACTATTACACCCCATCCACTTCTGTTTTTAGTAGCAGAGCCATCTGTATATAAATCAATCATTTTCTACATCCTTATTTGCTTGATATATTTTTTGTATATATTTAGATTTTAAAACTTGCTCTGGATCTTCGCCATGCTGAACTGCATTGTCTAAATCTGCGAAAATAATATCTAACATTATTTTATTCTGTGCGTGCATTGCGCATTTCTGACGTTTATTTGCCCACCATTTGCGTTCAGCTTGATAAGAAAATTTATCACCTAAATAAGCCCGAGCCGCACTAAGATAATCACAAATCATTTCTGTAAAATCTTTTTCTGGCATCAAACGAGGAATACCACCATCATCAAAATTATCCATCCAATATTCATAATGATGGGAATTTCTACCCTTATGATGCATCCAAGCATAAGAGATACCATTCTCTTTTTTCGCTTCATTGATAGGCGATCCAGTGCCAATCCAATAGCGTGCTGATTCAAAAAATTCGACAGGACTATACTTACTAAGGTCATGAGTCAAACCACGCCATGGAATTCCCGCTAAAAAACAATAGTGTCTAACCCATTTGCGATGTGTCTGTATTGTTCGCAAATGATTCCACATTTTTTTAAACGTCAATGTTCGCACGGAATGCATTCTCCTCAATAAATTTCTTTCTTAATGTCGCACTTTCACCCATAAGCGCGTTGAAGGTATTACTTGCTTCTGTGACGTCGTCCATTGTGATAAGTTTAAGAGTGCGCGTAGCGGGAGCCATCGTAGACTCAGCAAGCTCATCGACTGACTGTTCTCCCAAACCTTTAAAACGGCGTAGTTCGTAGTTGCCAGAGTGCTTGGAACGATAATCGGCAAGAGCAACGTCATCTTTAATATAGATTGATTCTTTACCTTTGATAATTCTATAAAGGGGAGGTACAGCCGCATACACATATCCTTTCTCAATCAACTCTGGACAAAACTTCCAGATGAATGTCAGGAACAAACAACGAATATGGTCACCATCGACATCAGCATCAGCCATAATAATGATTTTTCCATACCGAAGTTTATTCTCATCAAGAATAATCTTATTGTTTTGAACTTGAAGTCCAAAAGCAATAATCATACTCTTAATTTCCTCATTCCCCATAGCTTTTGATAAATCCGCTTTAAGGACATTAAGAATCTTACCTCTGATAGGAAGGATTGCTTGGGTGTCTCTATTACGAGCTTCTTTTGCAGAGCCTGCTGCACTATCTCCCTCGACGATAAAGACTTCGCAACTATTCCTGTCCCTATTGGAGCAATCAGCCAATTTCCCAGGTAGTGTAGTGCGACTAGCCTTAGCTGTCGTGTTTCTAACCACTTCTTTGGCTTTTCTTGCCTTCTCACGAGCAGTCCTTGCGAGGACAGCCTTTCCAATAATAGCTTTTGCGTCTTTCTCATGCGCATTAAGCCAATCAGAGATGGATTGCGAGCAAAGTCGTTGAACGATTGTTCTACCTTCTGCACTTGTCAATACTCCTTTTGTTTGTCCACTAAATACCGGATCTGGCATCGTAAGACTAAGTACAAGTGTAAGACCTTCTTTAAGATCCTCACCACTGAAATTTTCATCCTTTTCTTTCAAAAGACCCTTTGCACGCGCATATACATTAATTGCTTGCGTAAATGCTGTGCGGAAACCAGTTAAGTGAGTACCTCCTGTATTCGGTATACTGTTAGTAAAGATACGGTATACATCACTAAATTGATCAGTATATTGAAGTGCAACCCGCACTCTCATTCTATTTTCAACATTCTCCGCATAAAATGGAGAAGTTAATTTATTCTTATTTTTTGTAAGAACATCCAAATAATCTAATAGACCATTTGAACTTTCAATTTCAACTTTATCTAAAACTCCTTTGTCATCATGCTTAGATAAAGTAAAATGAAGTCCAGGAGACAGATATGCAAGTTCCCAAAGTTGCTTCTTTAATCTGTCATAATCAGGATTTATATTATCTTCAAAGATTTGTTCGTCTGGAATAAACTGAACAACAGTGCCATGCGGCATATCAGTTTTATTCTGCTTTCGCACGCTAAATTGTAACAGTGCGCCGCGAGCGAACGCAGCCGTAGCTACTTTACCATCGCGGTAACTATCAACTCTGAATACGCTGGATAGTGCATTGGTCGCCTTTGCACCAACACCATTCATACCACCAGAAGTATTATACCCACTGTTACCATCGCTATCGAACTTAGCGCCAGTATGAAGTTTAGTATAGATATTAATGAGGACCTCTTCGCCATCATCATTTTTACCAAAGGGGACTCCTCTGCCATTGTCAGCCACAATAACGCGAGGCCCATCACACACAACAGATATTTTATCACAAGCTCCTACCAAATACTCGTCAATAGCGTTAGATATTATTTCCAGCGTTATCTGCCATACACCTTCCGCATCAACTGCGCCGATGTACATACCGGGACGAGTACGGATGGCTTCCATACCTTCAAGTGTTTTAATATTTTTTACACCATATTCACTATTTGGAGTAGCCATCTTTTCATCCTTTCTCTATTTTTCTATGTATATTATATCATAATTTTTTTTACTTTGCAAGGTTCTTGTTAGCAACAGTAAAGGAAAAGGGAGAGTTTTAACTCTCCCCATGAATTTTGGCTGCCAATTGAGCAACCTCGCTTCGTTCTGATTTTTGAAGTTCAATCGTCCCGAATAATTTATCGCCTTTAAGGCTATTCAATAGTGATGCAATACCACTGTTCTTGCGGAATATATCAGAATCTGTTTGAGATTCATCGCCAAGGAACCATACTTCACTACCTTGTTCCGCACGACCAATTATTAATTTAACATTATCAGTTGTAAGATTCTCGGCTTCATCTACAAATATAATGCTATTTTTAATATTGCGCCCACGTATATATCCTAAATGAAGCGGTTCAATTTCACCGTTATCTATTGCTTGATACAATGCTTCCTGACCTCCCAAGTGGTCAGCAAGTGGCATAAGCCAAGGCATCAATTTTTCTTCTTGTTCACCAGGTAATGCGCCCAGTTTCTAAGAGCCTGCAACTTCAACATTGTTCCGCACATATACGATTCTATCAAAATGATGATATTTGACATAATTGATTGCATGTACCAGAGCTAAGAATGTTTTACCAGAACCAAATTGACCTCTAATCATTTTAACAGGAATATTTCTATTCTGTAATAGATCAAACATCATTCTCTATTGATCATTTCGTGGTTTTACCTTGCCAAAATAATCACTATTTTGGTCCTTATATTTTATAACATCATTTTTAGTTCCATCCCATTTAACTAGATCTACAATTTCATTATTTAATTTTAAAATTGCATATTCATTCGTCTCCAAGCCAAGGAAATTGGTCTCGGGATGTTCATAATAGTTTGCCAAGGCTTGTTCATCTGATTTAAAATCAAATACTACAAAACCTTTCCAAAGTCCTTCTTTATGAGTTGTATCTTTATAATATTGAGGATTTAATTCCTCTATAAATTTGCAAGCAAGAAGAAACTAAGAAGAATCTGATGTAATAAATTCAATTTTCTATTTATTCTTGCGGGCAATTAATACAGCTTCACAAATTAATTTACTATCGTTTTTATCTTGTAACTCTTCGGTTCTATCAAGTAATCTATTTATTTTTCTCCATTTACTATGAGGATCTTTCCATAGCTCTTGATGATCCATTAAGTAACGAATTAAAACTCGTGCTTTATATTTAATTGTTTCATCTTTTGAGTAAGAGGTTTTAATATCTTCTAATTCTGAAAAAACTATTGTGCTAATGTAATTTACATCTTCTGAATCTAATTTATATCCTGCTAATAAAGCACTTGTATCAAAAAACTTAACTGTTTTCTCCAATGCTTTCATCACCCTTACTATTGTTTTCACCGATGATTTCATCAACGAAGCCATATTTCAGCATATCGTCTGCATCAAAGAACCATTGCTTGCGCTCATGTTCTTTGTATTCTTCTGGTGTTACCTTAGTATGGGATGTAATAAAGTCACGCACTTTGTCATCAATCTTCTTGTTGAAAGTCATTGTGTCTTCAACAGAGAAAGCTTCACCACTAAATGCAGTGCTTCCAGCATGGAGCAAAGCATATGAATATGGATAACATTTTCTTGTAACATTAGGATTATTGGATCCTGCGGCGAGAATAATGGTTCCCATACTTGCCGCATAACCAAGAACTATTACATTCAATGGTTTCTTATATTGATCTATAATATTACATAAAATGAATCCATCACTTAATGATCCACCAACAGTTGCTAAGATAAGTGTTACAGGATCATTACTATTGTCCTTTTCAAAATCCATTAAAGGAATTACAACTCTTTCAAAAATTCTTTCATCTACTTCTTGATTAAAGATAATAGTGCGATTATTGAAAAGTTGAGTGAAATATTGGTAAGTTGCCGGGTCAATAGAAGTGGTATCCAATAATGCAGTTAAATCTTCTAACATAAACTCCTCCTTATAGTGCGAGCTAATCAATAGAGAAGTGCTCGCGTAATTGTAGCCATTCATCTACTGTCCCGCATACAATAGGTGGTGCGGGATTAATCGCCAACTTATAATTGATAATCGCTGGGAGTTCAGGATCTTTATCAAGTTCTGATGGTAAAGCGCGAATCTTGTCAAGCTCCCAAGCTGTAATAAACTCACGAGCCATCCAATATTCTTCGCCTCTGAATGGCATATCTTTTATCCAAGCATAAACTGTGGGCCAATGAATATAGACACAATCATTTTTTACAACATTGTTAAAAAATACTTCCCATCTATCTTCATGGCATAATCCATTGCGGATAAAATTACTTGTTAGTATTAGACCGCTTTTCTCTGAGTTTGGAATAGAGCCTGTCTTTTTCTGCAATAGTTGTTCGTAGGTCATTACGTGTCTCCTTAATCAAGTATTTCATTTCTTCGATATCTCTTTGAACATACTTCATCTGTTGCCGAAGATAGTAACATTCACTAGAAGAGCAATCTCCACAATTCTGCTCAAAAATATTATATAGATGTTTTAGAGTTTTGAGCTGAATTTTATACTCATCACGACGATCGCACATTTCTTTAAGCATAGACCGGGTATAAGCATAATGTTCGCCAGTTAATTTGTTTTCAAAATCGTAATCGTGTGGATGGCATTGAGCCGTTCCAATATAGATCTTGTTATGCACCATTCTCTTACAAGTCGTTCGGTGCAGTTCAGGATCATAATCAAATGTAATTTTGGGGTCAGTAATCATAATTCTTCTCCTTTGATTTACTATATGTATATTATAAAATAATTTTTCACATATGTCAAGCATTTCGGTCAAAAAATTTGCTGACCCGATCGCATAGGGAGTTACGGTCGTAAATGGTGGCAAAATTTGTAGCACAAAAAGACCTTACGAAAAAATTCGCAAGGTTTGACATATGGTGTATTCAATTAGGTAGGGAAAGAAGGATATGTATGATAAATACCAGATGGATTAATGGGTATTTGACCTAATTGATTCCACCTATTACGAATATCAGTAATAATTTCTTCAATACTGACAGGCGTGTTATTATGAGAATCTAATCCAACATGGTAGACAAAAGGATTATCAGCGAACAACCAGTTACCAGTTTGATGGGTATGTCCATGCAGGTTGATCACGTGTTTACCGAAGTGCTTATCATCAAAATTAGCAGTCAAGACAGGATAATGGCAAGCAAATAGCGAAAGTTTGCCGAACTTTATAAGTTCGCTAGTATGTATAAATATAGAGTTTGCCAACTTACCTGTCGCAGCGATGGCGCTCAATTTATTATCTGTGTCGTGGTTCCCTCGGATAAGAAAGATCGTCCCATTCAAACGATTGATGATATTGACATCATAATCATTCATCAGCACGTCACCAAGATGATAAACAAAATCTCCAGGTTTCACAACGCTATTCCAGCGTTCAACAATTACCTCGTTCATTTCTTCAAAAGACTTACATCCACGAGGCGCATAAAGGAAGTCCTGATTATGGTAAAAATGTGTATCCGATGTGAAAAAGATATTAGCACCCACGAATTACCCAGACCTCCTTTACATTCTCAAATTCTCCAATATAAGGAGTAGTGAGAGACTTATTCATATTTTTGATGACAGGCTCCGTAACGTGCGCACGACCTTCGCGCGTTGCATCCCTGCGAATGCACTCTGCCAACGGAGTATCCATCACCACGAAAGTGATATCATATTTATCAGCGGTCAATCCCGCTTTCGAAAGAGCCCGAACCAGCTTATGCCGAGCACCGTGAGAAAGATGAGTAGCATCAGCAACCATATTCCGCCCGTTACCCAAACCATCAGCCAGAATCCCAATGAATTTGTCATATACTTCATCCTCATGTGAAAAAAGATCTTCGTTGTCTTTGACAATAGACATACGAACCACGTCGCGAGAAATATAATCCGCATTGTGCAGATTAGCCTTTGCCCACGTAGACTTACCAGATCCGGGGATGCCTACCATCACATACAACGTTGCCATCTTATTTCAGTCCTTTCAGATAATTTTGATATTTTGGATGTTGAGCTTCATATTCAAGCTCTGCTTTTGCTTCTTCTGCGTATTTCCCTTCTGCAAAGTCGATAAGGAATTGTTCTTTTTCAATGTCATTTCGGCACTCAATATGGTTTACTGTGTGTTTACAATGCCAGCAATACATCAGTTTCCGATGAAAAGCTCCGCGCTGATGTGACTGCTGACGAGTTAATGGAATACCTTTCTGACCACAATTGATGCAATAAAAATCATGCATCGAAAATGTGTTCGTTCTGCGTCCCATATTAGAAACCCAACTTACTCTTGATGTGACGCCAGGCCAGTTTCCACTGCATCGGATACAGTACATAAGACTGACCAAAAATGAGAACCGTTAGTGTTACGAATGTTACCCAACCCATAATAATCTCCCCTTTCATTTTCTATATATATTATATCATATAATTTTAAAATTTTCAAATCCGATTTCTACGGCGCGCTTTCTGTCCTTGAACTTAAAATCATGATCCCAGAATCCAGTTACATTCATAGTCAGACAGTTAAGGACAAAACCTTGACCATAGAAAGTCATTCCAGTGTCCATTCCAATATGCCAGCCCAATCCATCTTCGTGGTCAGTAGGCTGGTATGCATATGGTTTCATATGATATTCATCAATTTCGTCATCTTTGAAAACATACTCAGGAATATAACATACCGGAGTATGTCCAAAAACAATTACTTTATCCTTCGGCCACCAAGCATTAAGATAGCTACGATCCCAAATCATTTGCTGTGCGTTCCAAGGATTAGGATTTACACCATCATGTTCGTCATTGTATACATCTTTCCAGGCTTCGTAAGTTCCACCAGCATGGCTGAAACATACTCCATTATCAAGAGCGAAAGTCAAACAGGTGTTATTTTCAAGCCGTTCAAGAAATGCAGTTTTTGCTCCATCAATAAGCCAGGCTCTCATTGTAGGACGTCCGCCATTATACATATGAAGTTCAAAGTTATGCAACCACCTGCACTCTCCAATGATTTCATCAGCTTCTGCAATAGTGTGTGGAGTATTGATAACTTCTGGATGTTGGTCTATAACATCGCGTGCCGCTTTGAGGAAAAGATCCTCGTGATTTCCGCGAATATATACAATCTGCGGATCGTCCAAAATAGCCTGCATAATATCATATCCGAATTCGCCACGGTCACAGGCATCTCCACCGAATACAATCATACATTCTGGATCCTGTTTGAAACACCAATCGCGCATAGTCTGAAACAAATCAAGTTGACCATGCACATCAGTAAAGTAGAAAACATCATGCATTTTGATCACTCCTTATCTGTGTTTTTGTCTTTCTTTCCACTCTTCTATTGCGGCTATTTGCTCTTCCATTTCTTCATCTCTACTGTGATTACCACTTGCATATATTGCAGAAAAAATTATCAACGCGCAAAAACAAAAAACCAAAATAATAAAAACAACCATTTTATTCATCTCCTGAATAATATAATGGACTCGGTTCAATTCCTTCCTGTTTACAAAGATAAAGGTAAAACTCCTCAGTCCATTTTTCCATCAAAGGATAGTCATAATCAATATTAACATCTCCTTCTTCGTTAGCTCGCTGAACAGCCATTTCATAAGCTGAATCCGCCAAGATTTGATGGATATCCTGTCCTTTCATAGTCATCCCTCACTTTCTATATATATAATATCATATAATTTATAAATTTTCAAATAAAAAGGAAAGGGTTTAATCCTTTCCTTCGAGTTTTCTAATCTGTCTCTTGATCTTGTTTACAATGTTTACATTATGCGGTCCACGCTCTTCAAGTAACTTCGCCCTCGCCTGTAACTGGTTGATCCTTGTCTGTTTCGTCATTGTCATCCTCCAATCTGGATGCTTCTTCAAGCAACCAGGCATCTAATACATGTAATGGTGCGGGAAGATAAAGTCCAGGAGGTATTAACTTGGTTAATTCTTCACCTTCCCGCACAATCGCGCCACAGCGCTCACAGTATAGAACAGTATCTTTTTCTCCTCTTGCAGAGGTATAAAAACGTGATTTGTTATGACATTCTGGGCAAATACTCGCCATCTTGTCATTCTTTACTTCTTTATCATACTTACGTCTCTGTTCTCTATTCATTATTCTGCCTCATCTAATAGTTTTGCAGTATTGAGCAGGATCTGTTTCAACTGATCCGTCATCTTAAAACGATTGGCATTCTGCTCAATAGACGTAAGCAGATTACCATTGTGTTGGCGTTCACTCGCTGCCTTCCAATCACAAAGCATCTCAACAATATCAACAAGGTTCATATCATTGATTCCATTCTGGAAATGCTCTGGATGATGTCGGCAATTTGCATAGTGATGATCCAATGCAACACTGAGTTTACTCAGATTTTCTTTATATTCCGGAGAATTGTATTCCAGATTTTTGAGTATATCCGTGTACTCAGCAAAAACTTCAACCTCCGGGGTGTCGAGCTTAACAGCATCGTGATTTACACCCCGGGTAGTTAGTTTATCAGTTATAAATCGAATATATTTCCGAACCTTTTCGATGTGTTTTTGGGTTTCATAACGACACTCAAAGATTGTCATCCTGTACCTCCTGTGCTTCCTCTATGTCGGGAGCAGTTGCTTCATCCTTCGCAATTCCTTCCAGAACCTTGAAGCTGAAATTTTTGTGTTTGTATACCTCGAATTTGCTACGGTTACAAATACGAGCAACAACACCTTCGCGCACATGAACCTTTCCAACAGGGTCAGGTCCATCGAAATACTCTTCAACACGTTTTACAACATACTCCTGCGGATCGCAAGGAATCCATTCACCATGGAGTCCAGGCACATGATCCGGCACAAAGAATCGAGTGAACTCAGGCACAACGTTTACGCCCATCTGCTCGCAACGTTCTTTGATCTGGTCAGGGGAATATTCCACTACATCGCCGTCTTCATTTACCATAGTCATACGATACACGTATACTTCACAGCAAGGATTCCATGCACCAGTATCATGCTCAGGTTCTACATAAGTAGAATCTTGATCGCATCCGTAAGAGAACGTAGTCATTTCACCATACTGCTTGGTAAACTCAGGATCTTTCACTTTACTGTTGTCAACCTGGCTCATAATAGGCGCACCTTTTGGACCCTGGAAACCAACAATCTCGTAGTAAACGACTTCGCCTTTGTGAAGCTTACCTTCGAACTTCGCAGCCATAGCATGGCGGAAATCGTCACTTTCATAGAATCCACCAATGCGTTTGTTGTCAAGCACGACACGACGGGTTCCAGTGATATAACCATATTCCATGTAGTCCTTGCCGTGCCGTCTGAGCAACTTGTCCAACCAGGTCCGTTTTGTGTGGACAAGAGGAAGGTAACCCGTACGACCAGACGTGCCGTGCATCTTCAAGGTGAGCTGAACCAAATCTCCAACCTTGAAGGCAGCCAAATTGTAGGCTAACTGGGCAGTGTCTACATGTTCATAGAAGGTAGGGGCGATATTCGCCTTAGCGCGACCTACGCCCTTACCTGCTCCGCGCCCGGCTGATTTGTTAGAGCGCGGGATATACTTACGGCAAATTTCTTCGCCATTCAGCACATCAATAGTATCTCCGACTTTGAGATCAGAGATTTTACAAAAGTCAGTAAAAGCAGTTAAAGGCATATAAAGACCATCAGATTTCTCACCACGGAGTTTAATAGCCTTAATATTCCGCTTGTCAGGCTCCATATATCCGCCAATGTTCTTGCCGGTTTCAGGATCCTTTTTCCGCACCAGGTTATTTACTTCGCAGAACCGTTCAGAAAGCTGACCATCAACAGGGAAATAAACACCCATATCACCGATATTAGTGTCCAATCCTACAATGGTGTCGTTGCCGAAAAAGGTAGCAATCTGTAACCGATCTGCATTTGAATGTTTACGAAGTTTTTCAACTTTTACTACATATCCGCAATATGCCATTTTGTCTCACTCCCTTTAATCAATATCGAAGCCTTTACGTCGAAGAGCATTTTTCTGTTCTTCATTTGGAGGAAATTTGCAATAAAACACATATCCTTTATCATTTGGCTTCTTGCAATATTCACAAGGTATAAACCCAGATTCTTGATATATTTTTATGTATCCGGTTTGTTCGGCTGTTCCTTCATCAATACCGAATAAAGAATAACAACACCGATTATGATCCATACTACTGCAACCATAGAATTCTCCGATTCTGTCAATCCATCCATCTGGATAATCAGCAAGATCATCTCTATGATACATCACTTCAAACTGATGCCAATCGTGAACATTGAAATAAAATTCATCTTGGTCATTGATTGTATGATAATGATATCCACCATTACCATTACCGACTTTAATCTTTTCGCCAATGATGACATTGTCTTCTGTGAAACAAGAATCCTCAACTTCCCAATAGCCATTATATCGTCCATTGTAAGCTGGATTTGCTGGAATCTCCCATAGATGAACTATTGTCATTTTATATTACCTCTTATGTTGCAGGATGGTTATCATTATAATTCTTAGCAAACCACCAAACTAAAACGATAACTAAAACCGTAAATCCAATTAGTCGGAGCATGGATATTCTCCTTCCCAATAGAAGAATTCAGTATGAGATCCAACATCAATCTTGGTCATACCATCTTCTTTCCACGAGCGCATATAATAAGATTTAAACTTATTTTTCTCAGGTTTATTTTCATTACACTGCTCGATGAACTTATAAATACAGTAGCATACATCATCCCACGTCGCGCAATCAGCTATCTGTCTCTTGGTGCCTTGACTGTTCTCGAACCATAGAGTCATTTGAATCACTCCTTAAAAATTTTCGCCATTTCTCTCTTATTTCTTCACTATTGTAATTATCATAATCACCATAGCCAGATGATCGCATTATTGTTTCAATCAGATTCTCTTCCTCATTCATATCCTTCCCTCACTTTCATAAATATAATATCATATAATTTATAAAAAATCAATTACATAGAATCATATAGTCCGCCAGTACACATAATTTGCGGGAGGGCATTGGGAAAATCGCCAACTTCATACTGCCATTGTTTTGGCTGAGGAGGACAATATTCAGGATAAGAATATTGATGTGCGGGAAACTGATAGTTCTCTTCTCTTTTGAATACTCCCATAGGGTTAGCAGTAGGTACGAACATGTAGACGTAAGTACCAACGACAGAGAATGGAGCTTTCTTCACCCAATCTTTTGCTTCTTGCTCAGTAAAGCATAGGATTTGGGGAACAAGTTTATCGGTTCCATTCGGTTGAAAACAAATTACCCACATTATTCACATACCTCCTCAAAATATGCGATCATAGCTTCTAATGCCAATTCTTTTAAATATACCTCAGCATTAAAAACTTCTTTATCTTCAAAATGATTTTTCGTCCATTCAAGAGCCTTTGCGCGCCATAAAGCAATATCAGTGCAGATTTGAAGCTCAGTTTGAAAATCTACATAACCATTTTTGATAGGCATTAAAGTAGATCTCATATCAGTTACATTGATTGCTTCATCAAAAGGACGATTGAACTGGAAATAACGAATCCAAGATTCTTTAATGCGCAAAGCATTTGCGACACTCTTGTGATTCATTTCATTCTTGCGGGCAGCCCTATCATAAGCCCGCACGCGAGCCTGTTCAAGATATCCAAGCCAGGTCAAAGATTGTCTATAAAGATTATGCCGAGCAATGTTATCTCTGGTTTGGAGCAGTTCATCATATAACCATTCCCAACCCGGCGCGATGTCGACATATTCAGTATACAGAATTTCGAGGAAGTTAATATTTCCTTTAATAAACTGTTTGAACATATCAACAATGTTTTTCATTTCAATGTTTTCACCATCATTAGAGGTCAAAACCTTGTTATATTTTTCAAGATCTCCCCAGACCCAGTCTCTATGATCGGGAAGGATGATACTTTTAGTGTCAACATCACTATACTCATTGTCAACACCATAGTTCTGAGATCCGAACAATCCAGTGAAAACACGGACTCCGCCATTTTCCGCACACCATTTATCAACAACCTGTGCGTGTTCAAATACTTTAACCAAAACTTCTCGGTTCATTCGGATCTCCTCCTTCAATCTCTTTTGTCCATACTTCAAAAATAGCATCTTCCGGCACTGTATCATCAATCATCTCAATTAATGACTCAACAGTAGAAGCGAGAAGAATAATACCTTGCTCTTCTGTTTTATATCGAGTAACAATATACATATTGTCCATATTGATATTTGCTTCTGCTAACTCAATAATATCAAATTTATCTAACTCTTCTGTCTTTATCCAAGCCATTATTCTCTCCTCACTTTCTATAATTATTATATCAAAAATATAAAAAAAAATCAAGGGAGACACTTTATGTCTCCCTTGAAAGATTTTTTAGGCGTGAATCCGCTCGTAGCGTTCTCCACCAATCGCATCCATCATCAGATCCCAACCAGTCTTACCAGTTAAGATACTCTGGAAAATGGAAGGACTGAAACCAGATACGTAAGATACGTAGTGGTTACCAATCATAGGAATGTTAGCCTGGCGAGCATCAACATTCCAATAGATCAGCTTAGGCATCTGGAATCCGTAGTTATTGAACTTGCGCTCAATGGTTTCCATTACAGATTCTGCATTGGCAGTACAGATACCACCAGTGTTATGCCAATAGTTATTAGTAGCATGGTCAAACTCCATATCAGAGATAACAATCATGTACTCAGGTAACTTTGCGCCGGTGCGGATAGCGGTATTCAATACAAGATCGAAAGCCGCTTCGATGTTGGTGTTTTCGCAAAGGTTCGTGCTAACAATGCGATATACCTTGTCGCAGAAGTCTACACCAGCAGTCTCAATCAGCTGAGGACGAGAACTGAAACTGATGTAGTGATTGTGCCAAGGACCCTGGTTACGTTCTGCGCAGTACAGACCAAGTGCCGTAGCAACATTGATAGGAGTACCGCTCATAGAGCCAGAGGTGTCGATCATACAAAGAGCATCCAGCTTGGCGCCCTTGAAATAATCGGTGAGGTTATCCCAGTACTTATTGATCATTAGACGATCAGTGTTATCAAGCGCAACTGTATTACGATCGTAGTACCAGGAAGGATGCATGAGGTTAATAGCCTTCTCAACAACCTCGTAAGGATAGAGTGCAGCTGCGTTAACCTTAGTGTTCTCGTCCTTTGCGAACGCTTCATACTTCGCCTTGATCATATCGCGACGAGCGAAAGCATTCTTATAGATAAGACCAGCCTTGGAAGGGATCTTATCGAACTCAATCTCATCCCAGCGATTTGCAGACATCAGTACTTCAAGTACATTAATGCGCGCACGCATAATGGATAGAGTCTTACGATACTCCTTGTGGCTCATACCAAGATAACGACGAGTCTTGTCAGCCAAACGCTTGGTTTCGTTAGAGCTGGCATTCTCAGACTTCATCCACTTTGCGAGAAGGGAAGGAGTCTTACACTCCAAGTCAAGAGCGAGCTGTCTCTTGATAAATGCAAAAGCATCCCGTTCAAGAGGGGTATCACAAAGAGAATAGAGATCATCCCAACGGCCATATTCCGCAATATTCTCGATGTTCTTGCGGATAGACTCCCGCATCGTCTTATTGTTCGCCATATAGCGGATGACAACGCGGAAGAACCGACGCTCTCCCTGACCTCCGCGCACGTCGCGGATATAGAAAAGCATCTTCATAGCCAGCTCAGGATTCTCAGCATATGCCTTCTGGAACATCAAAATGACATCCTCATCAGAGCGATTGCGCATAGCTGCGCCCATAGCAAACATATCCAACAGATCACTATTGGTAGTCTTATGGGTAATTCCACCATTCTCCGTAAGGGTAAAGTTGGTAGCCTGCTTCATTCCATTAAGTAAAGTATTCATTCCTTTTTCTCTCCTTTTTATTTTTGGACAAGGCTTGGACAAGCCTTTCATTTCTTATTTCATATATATTATATAAAAAATTTTTAAAAAAATCAATTACCACATCTTACATAGTAGATCTTGATATACAAGAGGTAAGTATTGTGGAAGAGTTAAATAGTATAAAATAGTATATAACCATTGTGGAACTAATAAACTTCTTCCAGAGATTTTGAAATATTGGAATCCTTCTTGTTCCATTTGCAATAGTGTAGTATTAGTTATTGCATGCGGTAAGGTCATTAATTCAAAGAAAGATCTTTCTTCTGCGCCAAATGGACATTCAAATTGACTTATTTCTTCATTATCATATAATACTGCTTTACTAATTGCATGATAATGTTTCATGCGCTGAGGACAATTTGGATTACAAGGCTCGGCGCATAAAATTTCAATATTTTCTTTGTGTTGTAATTGTTTTATGTACTCAGGGTTATTGTTAAAATTATAATTCATAACATAGATATTGTCTTTACTGATTTCATTTACTTTATCAATATCTTTAATATCTAATGTGGTGCTATAAATAATAGGAATATGCGGATAATTCTTTTTAAAGTGTTCTATTAACAATGGATGATTAAGAATTACTTCATCATTTTCTCGAATAAAATTTTTAACGAAATGATTACAAGTATAATCATTTACCATATTTTCATCCAATAGACAATTTGTAAAAACATGACGTAATTTTATTGGCTGTTGTAACTCATTAAAAAAGGGTAATATATCTCTTGGCGATTCATCTATTGTAGGATTACGCCCACCGCGCCAAATCAAATTTTGATCAGCATCATAAAAACTATCAATTACTCGATCTTTATAGAAAAAATCTGGATAGCTGAAATAATAATTTAGAAATATTTTTACAAATTTGAATTTTGAATAAAAACCTGGCAATGATAATTTAATCATCTAATTCTTCCTCTTTTGGTTTATCTAAATCTAAATATGCTTTTAGTTTAACTGTATCTCCCCAATATTGTTTACCCCATTTTTCGAATCCCCAATCTGGATCAATTGGGAAAATCTCATAATCTACAAGCCAAAGTTCACCATCGCGTACTACGAAATTATTTGGAAAAAAATCAGCTGTACAATTTAATGGCTTTAATGTTTCTTCTATTGCTTGGGCTTGGGGGATATATTGATCTATATCTTCGTGATTTTGAATCATTTGAAGAATAGTTGGTCCTTGAATATATTCTTTTACAATACATAATGCTTCTTCGTCATAAGCAATAATGTTTGGAACTTTTATTCCTGCGGTTTTTAGTATATTATATCCTTCAAGCTCAGATTCCATTAATGTTTTATCTTCAAAACGATCACATACTGCATCATATAATTGTTTTACAATTACAACCTTATCGTCATATTCTGCAAGATATGTGTCACCATTAGTTCCTTGCTTTATGAGTTCAAATAAAAGAGCTTCTTTTCCTGCTATTTTCATGTAATGCTCACCACTTTCTATTTTTATTATATAAAAATCTTTAAAAAAAGTCAAAAAAAAATAAGGTAGCTAAAGCTACCTTAAAAAATTAATTATTTTTTATAATATTTTATAAATAAAATAAGTAAATACACTATAACCTATATTCATGCTACCAGTTATATGCTATGTCATATTACCATTTGGATTTATATGAACATATCCAGCATATGTATAATAAGTAGAACCATCCGATGAACCTATTGTATAAACAGTATATTTAGAACTTACTGCTGTATTAGGACGATATTTAACAGGAATAATAAATGCGGGACTTGTATTGTTTAAATTTGTATTTATTGGTGAAAACATTGCCTATATAGTTATATAATTATTGGTTGTTTCATTTAATATACATATTCCTTCAATATTGGTTTCAGGAAAAATAATCTAAAATGAATCAATTTTTTCTATATTCGTTTGTCCTAGCATAATACCACCTTAACTAATAGAAAATACTACCATATTTAATCCTCCTGCGGTTCCGACTGAACCACCATTGGATATCTTAAGATTTCCTGATATTACTTCTATTAATGCTACTTGCATATTTAAACCACTGTTGTTAAATACTTGTTCACTAATATTATAAAATAATTGTGTTCCAGATGGAGATACATCGGTTTTAACCGCTGCGGTATGATATGAACTAGTATTTCCGCACTATCCATATACAACTAAATATTTGCCGGGGGCAAATGTATAACTATAAGTAGTATTAGTATCATTCGCGCCAGCATTATATAAAATAGATAAAAGAGTAATTTTTCTATCTAATTTAAATAATGCTGCTTCTGTTCGACAATTAGTATTACTGCTATAATTATTTGCCGCAACAGTACAAGTATTTCCAACGATACATTCAAATTCAGCTACTACTAATCGTCGTGCATTGCCTGTGATAAAAGTAGTATTTATACCAGTGCTTTGACAAGTATAGCCACTATCACCACGCATTGCAATACCTAAATAATATCCTGGTTCATTAACTGAAAAAGTATAACTGATAGATGGTGTTCCTTGATTTGCCCAAATGTATGTTAAACCTGGTACTCCTGTTGTGGCAAGCTAAAATGCAGTATTTACCTACCCAATCACTATATCTTTAAAAACTTGGCCATCATATAGCCAGTTTTACCATTCCATTTTATTTGCGCCCATTCTTCGCCAGGAACCAAAATCTAAACTTGGGTTCCAATCTTAATCTAATGAATTAATTTAGCTTTAAGACTTGGCGAAACGCGCATATTTACAGTTCTACCAGTTGGGGCGGTCACAATTGCATAAGATCCATGTTCAGGCTCTTTTTCCTCCTGTTGATTTGGATTTGGAATCTTTTTTATCCAACCATGATATCTCCAATATCTTCCGATTGAATTCTCCACTTTAACAGTAGGTTGCCACATATGAGTAATTTGGAATGGATCTAAACTGGTTACTACACCGATGTGCATATAATCAATTAAATCGCCGTTATAATATTGACCGCCCTTTTTATAACGACCTGGCAGGGCATACCCTGCTTCGCTCGGATTATAGATCTAAAATACTACTTCACCGAGCTTTAATTCATCTTGATTATCTATTTTAGCCAAATAAGTTAATTCTTTGCGGGCAAAATAATTACTTCCATGGATCCCAGTGTATTTAATGCCCGCACGACGAAGCGCGCCAATGACTAAACCAACACAATCACAAGTGCCATTAGTCCCACTACCGCCGGACTTATATCTAGGTCTTAAATTTTTTATTACGTTTACTTTATCAATAAAGTTTTCAAGTACGCCCATGGAATCACCTTCTTTTGGAAAAAGGGCGATCCAAAGATCGCCCCATAATATTATTCTTCGATTGTTACATCAGGAACAATGCCATCAGCAGGCATTACATTAACATTCTGATAACCATCAGCAATGTTAAATACAACACCATTTTCAACAGTAAGGCTCATTGGGTAATGACCTTCGAGCTTACCAAATGGATATAATCCTTCTTCATCGAATACGATACCATCTGCACCAAAGTTCTTCTTACGATCGCCTACGCCACCTTCTTGAGCATTTTCATCCCAAGTGGTATTGATCTGTACGCCATCTTTAACGATTAAGGTACCACCACGCTGGCAGATACCGCAACCATTAGTTGCATTAATTACAGTGCCTTCTTCAACGATAATAGTATCGTTGTTAGCTGCATAAATACCGCAAGCAATATAACCAGGGGAGGTAATATGTGCGTTAATTACAGCATTCTTGATATGGATGGTATTTCCACCACGGCCATTAGAACCATTAGTACCAACTGCGAAGTTATCAACAGTTTCAAGTTCGCCGCCATTGATCTCGATTTCAGCGCCATCAAATGCCATAATGCCAGCTTCTTGAGATTCAATCTTACCACCATTCATAACTACCTTAGAACCTGCGCCAGAAGCAGCGATACACTGTCCAGCACTAGTAGATTCATAGGTACCACTGTTAACTACAACAGTACCGCCATTCTGTGCATATGCTACATAGCCAGCACCAGAAATAGAACCAGTACCTTCGAGAACGATTTCACCGCCATTTGCTACAAATGGATAAGCGTCATTATTAGTTACATCGTCATTAACGATAACAGTTAACTTCTTACCTTCGCTTACGAAAATGCGCTCATTAGAAGCGATTGTTAAATCAGAAGGAAGAGCTACCTGTACGTTACTATTGCTGTTCAAAGCAGCCTTGATATCATTAATTGGAGTCTGACTCTTAGATACATCGATAACTTCAACATAACCAGTGATAGCATCCAAATCTGCGCTGGTCATATCATCGAGATCCGGAATCTCGCTAATTGCCTTTTGAACGTGGGCTGTTAATTCACCATTATCGGTGAACTTCTGTTCAATCGCTGCCCAAAGACGAGCAACGCCGGCTTGAGTAATATATTTTACACCCATTATTTAATTACCTACCTTGTTATTATTCGCCAGGATTTGCCTGTGGCTCTTGATAACCGGTGATAGCGTCGATATCAGCATTAGACATAGCTTCTGCATCGGTGAGACTGTCATCGATCATAGCCTGTACGCCAGTTGTAAGTTCATCATTATCGATGAATTTCTGTTCGATAGCTGCCCAGAGTCTACGAACGCCATTTTCAGTTAAATACTTTACCTTATCAGCCATTTAAATTCACTCCCGTAATGTTGTCAATGTCTTCATCAGACAATGCTTCATAAATTATTCTGGCTATTGATGGGACTTCTGGCGGGTTATCAGGGTCTATGCCAGTGATTGCATCAATATCAGCATTGGATAACTGTAATGGAGATGCAGTTTTTCCTTCAAGAGCAATAATCTATCTCTGCAAATCTTCATCGGCAACCTACATCATATCAATTCTTTTATTGATACGCTTTAAATCGGTTTCTTCCAATAATTTCGCAATTAATTGCTCTGTTTCATCCGGATGATGATATACCCATTTAGCCCACTCTATACGAGTATTATCTCTATTCCAGAACTCTGCTAAGCCATTTTTCTCTGTATAATAGGACAACAGGCTCATCTCCTTACATAAAGTTCTTCGTATATAATAAAAAAATGGTCAAGATAATTATTATCTCTTGACCAAAAATTGCCCGAACAACCAACGCGTTGTCCGGGCTACAAAAACAGAAAGGAAGGAACACCATGGACCCGGGTGACCAATCCGGCTCACATAGGAAAAACAGTTATGGATTAAACATCATTTATAAGTGGCGAATTACGAGAGTATAAATCTTATAAATTTAGTATAATCCAATCAATTATTACAATATTAATTAATTCTATATATAATAATAATTGCTGAATTACTCTCCTGTTTCGTTATAAACTTACCTACTCTTTCGAGGGGCCACGGCTTTTATAACTAATCCAGTCGCCGAATACTTTTTAATCTATCAAGTATCTTCTTTTAGAATGAAAATTTGCTGAACTCCTCGGCCCTTTATTTTGTATATATAATACCAAAAAATTTTTAGTTTGTCAACATCACAGTGACTTGGTAAAAATAATTTATATTCTCCTTTGTAAGTATAAAAGAATAAATTTGATCTGTTGCTTCTGGAATACGCTCCCAAGAATCTCCACCATCTGTACTACGATACCAAATAAACATTATATTATCAGTCGGTGCAAAATCAACCAAAACCGCAACCAATAATGCTTCTTCACCATAATGTAATGGTGTTTGTACCATATCAATATATACGTGACGATTTAAAAGATCTGGTTCAATATGACCATAATCTTCATCATCAAATTCAACCAACTCCTCAGTAAGACTTATTACATCTTCAAATATCTGCGGAGTAGGTGTTTCTTCTATCACTTCAACTATTTCTGTTGGGATTGGAGTTATATCTTCCGCATATGCTGGCTTAATATATGATATACCAAAAGCATACATAATCGCCAACAGAAATGCGGCGAGGCGTTTAACCACCCATTAACTCCTCCTTTTGTTGTTTCATGTCATCGAGTTTACGCTGATCTTTAAGATCAGGTTCAACATTGGTTTTACATTCCGGGCTTGAACAAATAATCTTATCTTTTGAATATTTGTGTAAATTTTTGAAATAGGGTTTCTTGTGAGAATGTCCTTCTGATGCGTACTCAGTATTAATCCGTTTGTGAATTTTTTTCCAGGTATTTTTACGTCTTTCCGCACGATCCCGCATACATTTCACTCCTATTGTTTTAATTGGCGACAGGGGTGGGATTCGAACCCACGGGGCTTATGACCACAACTGATTTCAAGTCAGTGCCGTTATGACCACTTCGGCACCCTGCCATAAAAGCTAGACAGTTTTTTAGGTTGGGATTCGAACCCAAATACTCAGATTTTCAATCTAATGTCTGATCCAATTCGGCTACCTCCGGCTAAGAGCCAGAAAATTGCTGTAACTGCCTATAAAATATCAATAGAAATAAAGGATAAAAGAAAGACCAGCTTTCCACCCTTTCGACGGGTGTTGGGGAGCACTTTTGCACGTCTGCATTATCTCCTGGTCTGCCCGGGGTGGATCTTTTTGGTCAGGTACTCCACCAGCTTCCTCAAGACTACTTTTCCCCGAAATAGACGAAGGTAGAGCTGCCGATAGGAATCGAACCTACAACCTGGGCATTACAAGTGCCCTGCTCTACCGTTGAGCCACGACAGCATAGACAAGGGACTATTACTGAAAGCAAGTAAATGATTGCATTAATCAAATGGCGCTTATAATAAGAGATTGCTGTTTGTCCCTTTCACTATAAATATAATATCAAAAATTTTTATAAAAATCAATTAATCGAAACAATCACCTACGTGATTGATTAATATTTCTCCACCCAAAGCAGTCTGATAATCGTCAATACTGATCCAATCACTTGGCTGTTTAGGTTGAGGTTGATCAGCAGGAATTATAACACCAATATTATCCACACGAATCCATACCACGCCATCATCGTCAACTTTTACATCAATAATATGTTCGACAATTTCTGGCGGTAAATCCGGAGGGATATCTGGCTTTTTAGGCGGATTTATCGGTGGTTCAGGAGACGGTGGTGGAGGAGTACTCGGTTCAGGACTTGTAGTTACTGTCGGAGTAGGAGTTGGCTCAGGAGTAGGAGTCGGAGTCTCTGTTGGAACTTCACTCGGAGTAGGAGTTGTAGGTGGAATTAACTTATTCTCAAATACAAATTCCATGTCTTCTCCTGCAATATATTGAGTAATAGATTCATCAGAAACTAACTCATAACCTTCTGGAATATCAATTTCCTTGACAGTATATTTGCCCGCAGGTAAATCTTCAAGTAAAAGTTTACCCTCACCTTTTTGGTCTACTGATACTTCAACGTACATAGTTTCTTCTAAACCATGGCCTGAAACTTCGAAGTAGAAAATTGCATTGCCATCCATATACTCATTATTATATACAACTTTTCTTATTGTGAAATTACAGTAAGAAATAGGTGTAGGGGTTGGAGTAGATGGAGTTGGAGTAGGAGTCTCTGTCGGTGTTGGAGTAGGCGTTGGGGTAGGTGTTTCAGTAGGAGTAGGTGTAGGTGTTTCAGTAGGAGTCTCAGATGGAGTTGGTGTAGGAGTAGGAGTTGGTGTCACAACAGCAGGAGGAGGAGTTGGAGTTGGTTTATTAGGCGGATCAATTTCATTGATTACGATAATATTACCTTCATCATCACGTTGAATTTCCTGTAACTTATAATTAGCAGTTGCAATTTCTTCAACTTCAACCAATTCTTCTTCAAGTCTTTCAATAGTAACACTTTCATCCACACCAAGAAGATATGGAGTACCATTAATAACAATTGTAAACTTAGGCTCTGTCTTTCTTAAAACACCAGTGTGATGCCATACTTGATTACCATTCTGGCTGATCCAGAATAGACGTTCGCCTTCCTGCAAATGAATGTCACTAAACGGCATTACATTAGAAGGAATAAAGACTTCATTAATCAAACGAGCAGTCATTTCATCATATGGATCTGTTGGATCATAAATTAATTGACCTTCTCCAACAGTCGCCAAATCCGCGGGTGCGCGATACATTACACTCGGTAAAGTACCACCTGTTGAGCCACTCTTTAATTGATAAAGGCTTACTGCGACGCCATTTTCATCTACAAATAATACCCAATTTTCCCAATTGCCACAGTGATTAGAACGGTGACCTTCTTTACTGGTAAGATTCTTATAGTTAGATATATCAGCATACCAATATCCGCCACCGGCTTTAAAGGTAGTATTATCCATTGTGTCACAACGAACTTGCCAGATTTCACCCTTTAATTTCTTTGTGACAGTAATTGGAGTTGGTGTAGGGGTAGGTGTCGGAGTTGGAGTAGGTGTAGGAGTTTCTGTCGGAGTTGCTGTTTCTGTTGGAGTTGGAGTAGGTCCAACAGTAGTTGGAGTTCCACCATTAATATGGACCTCTGACCAATTCATATATACATTATTACCAACAACACTTACTCTATTATTTCCGTTTAGATTAATAGTAGAATTTGGCGCAATAATAAATCCGCAGATATCCATGACATCTACTGAACCAGCATCAGTCCAATAGGTAACATTAGAGCTACCAGAAGATTCATCACTACCTTCACACTGATAACGAGGGAATCCATTACCACCGTGAATTACAGCCACACCATTTTCATTTGCGGGAACGTATATACAAGTCTCATCGTTATTTCCGAGTGCATTAAATACACTCTGCCAATAACTTTTAGCAGAAGAAACTGCATCATCTGATAAGCCATAGTATGCGGTAGAGCTTTGCGCACTTGTACGTCCCTTAAATTGAATACTTGATTCGTTATTATACACATAACTATCGTGCGCGCCAGATCCTCCAACAGATCCATCGTCAACACACATCCAGTTTTCGCCAGTTAATGTGCCACCAACCCATATAGATCCGCGCACATGACTTTGTACTCTTGCATTATTTAATGCAATAATATTAAATTGGTTCATACTGTCAAGAGTAGGAGAATAATTACTGATCTCAATTGTTGGTTCAGTATTCTCTACTATTGGTGCTGGAGCTGCGAGCATTGCGCGCATTACTTGAGGTTCTTCGACCGGCTGAGCAACCTCCGGAGCAGAGGCAGGTTCTTCAATTTGTGCAGGTGGATCAATTTGTTCTTGAACAATTGGTTGATCGACTACCACCTGCTGAACCTGGACAGACTGTTCTTCAATTACCTGTTGCTCTTTTTCTTGAACAGGTTCTTGAACAACTACCTGTTGCTCTTCTTTTGGCTCTTCGATTATATTGGTTTGTTCTTCGGTATTTTCTCCTAATACCTGTTGTGGAGCATCTGCAATAATTTGATCTTCTTCGTTTGTAGTAGTCTCTTGTTGAGCAATAATGATTTCTGGCTCTTCATCTTGAATATTAACCATTTCTACTATTGAATATGCAGAGGATTGAACTTCTTCTACTATTGTTTCAACAAAACCAATACCTGCTGTGCCAATTACAAGAATGAAAGCCATTAGAAATGCTAAAATTCGTTTCATTTTGTTTCGCTCCTTTCATAAAAAATAAAGCTGTACCATATGATACAGCTTATCTGTAAAGTTGAAACTTTTTTGAGATCTTCCACGCAGTTTCATCATCAAGAGGTCTAAATCCTATACAAGTTAGAGTATAGCCATGACCATTCTCATCGACTTCTTCTGGTTCAAGATCTGTAAGACAAGCGTCTTTTATAAGAAAGAAATCTTCACCTTCGCGCAAACCAAGTTCCTCAGCTATGGTTTTTGCTTTCATAAGCTGATTGTAATTTTTTGCTTCACAAACAGTTTTAGTAAAGATTCCATTAAACCATTGTTCATATACATCTTTGCGCAAAATCAGATTAACTTCAACATAATCTGGAAGTGAACCACCTATAACATTTCCGCAGTCACGAATTTCATTTGATAAAAATGCTAAAGATGCGTGAGCTACTTGCGCGGATAGCTTTCCCGCACTCATGTTAAGATCTTTACGAGCGATAATTATCTGTCTCATTGATCTCTTACCTCTTCAAGTCTTTTGAGTGTAATATCTGGACCATACCATTTAGTTTCAGAAAGCATAAGTCGATATATTTCTTCGCATAACTTTCTTGACATTTTAACAGTATCATTATTGGGGTCAGTGAGTAATACATCTAATAGAGTTACAGTAATTTCTTTAAGATCCATAATTTCTCCTTTAAAGCAGCCCTTGTTGGAATCGGACCAACACATACGGAGTCAAAGTCCGTTGCGCTACCATTACGCTAAAGGGCTAAAATACGCCCTATCGTTGTTAGGGCAATAGCGCCAGATTTTTCACTTCAGTATGTTTAGCATACACGTATCTGGAATCTACGTAAAGCGGCCCCAGTAGGATTCGAACCTACGGCCAACTGCTTAACAGGCAGCTGCTCAGCCTCCGAGCTCTAAGGCCATATAAAAACTCGACACATTATTCTTATGTTCAACCCATTGAACTACATATGCGATTTGCGGTGCATGTGGCGGGACTCGAACCCGTAAATTTAAGATTACTCTTATTTTGCTGTGTGTGTCGATAAAGTGCATCACCTTGCCAGGTTGGTCCGAGTGGCGAGATTCGAACTCACGACCTCCTGATCCCAAATCAGGCGTTCTACCAAGCTGAACTACACCCGGATATAAGGGAATTTCTTCCCTCATTTTCTATATATATTATATAATAATTTTTCTAAAAAATCAATTTTTTGGTATATAATTATAATTCAAATAATCACGCATCATGGCTGCTCCATAAGGACTTAATGGTTTAATCCGTTCCGCATGTTTAATAGAATCATTTACGTCATATTCAATACAAATAGCATGATCATTATATCTATCGTATATAAGACGTTGCTCTTGTATTGTCATATGTTTGGCTGGAGTTCTTAACAAAACACTTATAATACCAATATCTGGATTCGCACGTAATTGATCAGGAGTCATGAAACCAAATTCGGAAGTTTCAGCTCCACGAGGAAAATCATGTTCAAACTGCTCCCAACTCATCTAAGTTATCTCCCAATCTATCATTTATTAACAAAATTGTTCCAACTAAATCACTAAAGATCTTATTTGGTCCATATGCTTTTAAACAATCTATTATACCATGTTCTCTATAATACTTAAATATTGTAGAATATTTTGCTTTAAAGAACTTGCAAACGTTTTCTAATGGCATAAATGGATCTTTACCATATTCAGTTTGTGCGCCAAGACATCCATGTAAACAACATTCATTTATTGGACAAGCATCACATATTGGAGTTGTGGTCAAATTATTGCCCATCCAAATCTTTGTTGCTAAAATAGGATTAACTGCTTTAACTCCAGAAATTTCATCGTCTTCAACAGTGAAATAACCATATAAATATTGGTTATAAGCTGTTCTATGACAAGGACAAATTGCTAAATCGCCTAACCGCACTGTTAAATGATCGGTTATTGTGCAACCAAGGAATGACTTACCAGTACCAATAAACCATGGGAAATATCCATTAGATTCATTAAATTCTCTCTTTAAGTGCGCGTTAGATATATAGTCAGCAAACTCTTGTGGATCATTGTTACATTTTTCTACCATCCAATTATTCATTAGCATTTTCAAAAATTCACAATAATCTTTAATAGATTCATCTGTCCAGTTTCCATCTCTCACTTCAAGCATCATAATAGAATCTGATGAATAATTATATTTCTTTAAAAATTCCATCCACCATTGATAGTTTTCTTTCCAATACTTAACATTTTGTGAGGATACCATTGGATGGAATAAAAAGTCATTTACTCTTGCAAATGCGCCAACTCTATCATAAAATTCATCAGTATATTTGTTTTCTTTGTCGTTACGAGGGCGACCTGCTTCATCAACAATTTTACCATCAACTGATACTGAAATACCAAGATAACAATCAAATAATTTATATTTATCTATGTACTGTTGCATTTTCTGTAATGCAATTTCTGAATTTACAAAACTACAATTTGATGGCAATGTGATACAATCAATCAAGACACCTTTTTCTAAGTATTTTAAGATCATATCCAATATATCCCATCCAAATTGAGACTGCCAAATATCTCCACTAAAAATAGATACTTCTGGTATATGATAATTATTTATCATTAAATATTTTAATAATAATTCTAAGTTATGTAATATTAACTCAGGTTTGTTTACTTCTTTTGGATATAATTCAGGATGTTTTTGTAAATAACAATATTCACACTTCTGATTACAAGTAGATGTTATATATAATTCTAAATTTGAGTCTAATCTTAATGACCTATCATCAAGAAAATGAGTTGTAATATATTTCCAAGGATTGAAAAATCTATAATCTAACATCGTTTGCAATAGTTTGTCTTGTTCTAACTGATATTGATCTTTATTTATATTTCCCATTATTTGGCATCCTCCGTAACTAAATACTTTAATGCACCATTCAGCAATAGAACATATAGATCGTTTGGTTCCATATAAAATGTTCCCAACATAGCATAATTAACTTTTATGCAAAAACATCCATTCGTTAAAACTTGTTTGGCTGCAAATAATGCTCGTTCTTCATCTAAATATTCAGGTTCAATTAATCCTGCCATTGCAAGAGACATAATCTGAATCGTCGCTGTTGTCATTTGAACCGGTCTATCCGCATTTAAATATTCCATATGACGTTCATGCAAAGCATACTCATCATCTGTCAAACACATTGGAGTAGGAGTTAATTCAAAGAACTTATTTAGATTAACCAATAGGTTCTCGTCTGAACGCTTGGCTGCATAGTCTTTATATTTATCAACCAATAGAGTAAAACCTTCGTGACAAGCAGAAATCATATTATAAGGCAAAAAGCCCACCATTTGTCGACCAGTTCCGCAACGCGCGGTATCACCGGTAAATGTGCGGCAAGTTGCACAAGATTTTCCGCTAAATGGAGTAATCAATTCATAATAATCAAAATATTTATAAACACGATTTTCACGTTCAATTTCACGACACATTCTCATCAATTCTGCAAAATGTTTACCATCTGCTTGAGTAATTGGAGAAGGCATAGCCATATTCGGCACTGTACAAATAATTTTAATTTTATCATTATTAAGTGCGAATACTTTGCTCATGTATGCCGTTTCATAAAACTTATAATATTCAATTACTTTTTCTTTTGAATCTAACTTGTGAATTGTATCAACATCCCAAGTTTGTTTAGGAGTCATAATTAATTCAACATTTTTTGGGAACTTACCTTCTTTTATAACATCTATTAACTTATCAAAATTTTCAATGCACTTTTTAGTAACACCTTTACCACGATTAGCATCATTAATATATTCTGGTCCATCAATAGACAATTGTAAATAATAAGTAAATTCTCTTTCTGGATGTTGCGCAAATACATCCATTAATTCCATAAATTTATCTATCCAGCCATCAAATGCAAAGTTTGTAGAAGAGTGCATTTGCTTAAAATAAGGATAATGACCAATTAATTTATGAATTAATGGTATTGCACGTTCCATATGAAGGAAAGGCTCTCCTCCCCATGTTTCAACTGATTTAAGCTGGTCTAAACGAGGAAAATATTCTTTGATTCTGTTGAAGTAATAATCTCCTTCAAAACTTTTTGCCAATTCATCATCAATATCTTTTAACGCAGGATTTTTATCAATAGTGCAGTAACGACAATTTAGATTACATATTCCGCACGTATACAGAATAACTATCTCGCGTTCTTTATTGAAATTAATCATAGAGTCTCCTTAAGTATTGTTTTTGTAAGCATTAGTAATATCAATATATGTGGTATTTTTACAAGTGCCATAAGATGTGCAAGAACCATTTGCGCTGCAATCACCATTAGCACTACATGCGCCATTAGATGTACAACTACCATTACCGTGATTAGTATTACCATGGTTTACATTCCAGTGATTACCATTACTATTGGTGCCATCACCACAAGTGCCATTCCATTTAGGAGTATTACCATTCCAGCCATTAGATCCGCAACCATTAAAACTACGATCTCCCCAATGGGTACAAGATCCATTACCATTAGAACCATTACTATGGCTTCCATTGCCTTGTGCAGAATTATAATTTTGTCCATTACTCTTTTGAGAATGACTGTTATTACCATTACTATTGTTACTATAACTATTTTTACCATCAGCTTTTGAGCTATGCGCATTAGTGCTATGGCTATTAAACGCATCATTTCTACATTTAACTTTAGAGAAATTGCCGATGGTTGTCTTGATATTCGTTAAATCTGAAGCTTCGATTAAGTCGCCAATCGCGGCGTTATTTGCGGCGATCCACCAAGCACTCTATGTTCCTAAGTATTTATCAGATTTAAACTCATTAACTTTTGTATTTAAGTTATTAAGTGCTGTGGCATATATCGTTGTGTTCTATGATGGAACTGATAAAGATGTTATAGAACCACCATAATTTGCAATGAAAGTATTAAATGAGCTATAAATACTTGCTATATCTTCTTGTAATATTTCATTGCCAGCAGTAATTGCCATATTTCCACCTCACTTTATCTATGATAATTATCAGTATACGTTTTAATTAATTCATATAAAGTATCACTGTTAAGATACTCTTGCATTGGTTCAATATAAATTTTTTGTAACAAATAAGCAGGAGATTGACATTTTACAATATCTTCTTCTGTAATTTTATAATCAAATATCTCGTTAAAAATATGTAATAGTTCATCAAAAGAATATTTATTAGAATTTACATATCTTGCGAGTTGTATATATTTTTTATATGGTCTATATAATTCTGTATTTAATACATCATCAGGAATATTATCGTTTACTGCATCAATATTTAATAACTGTGTAAATGGACCAAATGATTGCTCACGAGACTCCATAAAAATATGATGCCACAATAACAGGCTATCAATAGTTCTAAATACTATCTGATCACTATTATATGCTAATATAGTATTAATATAATCAGAGAACTTTATAGGTTTGTGTTCATATAAATTGTTTAAAGTATTATATAAGCCTTCGATAGCAGTAATACATTTTGGAATTGAGATATCATCTTGGTCATAATTTCTACCATTTAAGATAGAATATGTATGATAATCATCATTAGGTACGATTAAAGTATTTACCGCATATAAATTATCCATTAATGAAGTATTAATGTAATAGATTTTAATATTTAAATATTTACTTAATCTCTTATAATATTCAATTAAGTCTTCATTTGAACTTTCTTTCGGCATATAACCATTATGATTATATGTATCAACATATTCGATGCTATTAAAAAATTCAGCTGGGAAAATTGTGCCATTAATACTATTTCCATATACACCGCGCATAAACTCTTCACTTACACTCTTGTATGGAGTTTGTGTTTGACAAGCCCAATTCTTACCACTAAATGATTGAATACCTTGATATAATTCTGTTAATACACGTTCTGCTGCAATCTCAAATACTGGGAATGATCCAAAATTAATTCTAATTGAACCATCTTTATTATCAATTAATAAGGACATCATAACAGGAATGTTATAATTATAAGAAAGATCAAACATATAGAACTTGTATCCAAGTGCTTTAATCTTATTGATAACTTCTTTGAGATGAACATCTTCGATTTTTTCAAGATCAATAGCATAATGTGGTGCCTTGATATCTCGGTATAGAATACGATCAGCTGCATCACGTTCAACTAATTCTGAAATAGCTTGAACTAATGCTTCATTTAATGTGTTGCCGGCAGCCATACCATTTGATCTTGTGATTAACATTAACATGCGTGGATCAATGTAACTAACATCAGAATGATCTGCAATATTGTAAAGCGGAACTCCAACATATGTGCCATTAGTAATGAACTTAATCATAGATCGCAATAGTTTAGGACTATATCCAGAAACTTTTTTGAAATAAACTTCAGATCTTGGATTCTTGAATAATTCTTCATAAGATAAAATTCTTTCATCTGGAGAAAAATAATAACCATGTTCAGTCTGGTTTATTTCCATAAACTTACGGGTCCATAGCGGATTAGTTAAAAACATAATTTTATTACAGAAACGTTCATAAAGTTCCGCATGACCACTAGCTAAAGCATATTCTTTTGTCATGCCTTTACCATTTGCGCCACCGAAATATATTCCATCTTTAAATAATTCAACTCTGCAAAACCAAGTCCCAGCTTCAGATTCTAATACTGGCTATGCATCTCTTAATTCAAATTTATGTTCTTTAAAAAAATCTTTAACTATTTGTACCGTCTGATTTGGATCTCTTTCTTTGTAATGAGTATTTAAACTTACCATATAAACCTCCATGGTTTAATTAAATTTGGCAGCCCGCCTGGGAGTCGAACCCAGTCCGTTTGCTTCAGAGGCCGCGGTTTTAGAGACCGCCCGTGCAGCCGCACACCTACGGGCTATGTTTATCTTATATATAAATAATATCAAAAAAAATATAGTCCGTCAACCTAATTATATTGTAATTTTCAATAGGACAATTATCATATATTACCCAATTTCAGGAAAAACAAAGATAGACGCGCGAATGGCATCCCGCACTAAAAAATCTGAAGTTTCAAAATCATTTCCCGCGTGTCGACCCTCTGCGATCGGACCAGATTATCCTCCCCATTCTTCCAGATCTTCATACTCCATATCTGCCAATTCTTCTTCATCCAAATTGTCAACATCACAATAAGTAGCTTTACATTTACAAGCGGGCACGAAGTGAGCATGGCCATGTTCATCTATATACCAACGTGCTGGATGATATGGTGGAAGCGTATATTTATCTATTCCAACACGATATGTACCAAAGTGTTGTGAACATCCTTGTCCACATGCTGCTTCGCCATATATTATTACAAATTCAAATAAATCCAACTTTTGAACCAATTCATCAAAAGTAGTAATTGGTAAACGTTGTGCTTCGGTTGCCACAATCGCGGTTAGTGCATTTATTAAATTAGATTTATTGCGCCATTTATTATAAGCATCAAAATGATTTTTAATACTACTGTGTAAAGTCCATCCATCTTCATGATATAATAATGAATCTAAAGATGAAAAATTTCTAAATGCTGAATCTTTAACATTATAGTGTTTTTTAATCCAGTCTTTAATTATGGATAATGCTCGTTCTAATATATCTCTAATCAACACTTCTACATCTTCCATTTTTAAATTAGTTTCATGTAAAATATAATCAGATAATTCTTTCATATCATTTAAAATAATTGGAAAAATTTTATAGATTAAATCATTAAATTCAGTAGTACTAACCATTATAATTCCTCCGTAAATAACAAAATGGCCAGATCCAGTTAATCTCGGATCTGGCAATAGTACCTGCGGGTGGATTCGAACCACCGACCTATGGGGTATGAGTCCATTGCTCTAACCACCTGAGCTACACAGGCATAAAGGGCAGACACATCCGCCCAATAAAGGCTTAGGCCGAAGCCAACCGCCGCGATTCCAATTACGGCCACTCACCAAGCGGCATTCCCAAACCAGCACGCTCAACGTTGGTATTGAAGAACACACCTGTAACAGCAGGACCAGTGAGAAGCTCATCAGCAATAGTCTCATACAAAGTGCTAATAACACCATGGCAATCATTCAAGTTGTCAGCCGGGAACTGAACTACACAGTTATTAAATACGACATAAGTCGTTCCAATCCACTGATAACCTTCCTCAGCTGGGCAAACAGAATAGGCATAGGCGGGATTTTTCTCAAAAGCAGTATCAAACAATTCAACCTTGCTCTTGAAAGCACGATTGGAAGGAGTACCATCAACCATAACCTTGAGCTTCACATTACCAAAATCAATTTCCTCAGGAAGGATCTGCTGAAGGGCAGCAACTTTATCGCCATTATTGCAAGCAAATACAATAGAAGGAGTAGAGCCACCAAAGTTACAGTTGCATGCGATCTGCGGATCGCCGTCAAATAATGCCTCGAACTTACGAATCACAATAGTCCAAGGCGGGAGGATCTTGAGTCTTGCATCAGCCATTATTGTTTCTCCTTTTTAAATCTAAAAATACAAGACCCGTTTATAATCGCGCTTCTACCACTGAGCGATCCCGGCATAAGCCGGGAGTTGGATTCGAACCAACGCTTTACGGGATTTACAGTCCAAAAAAAGTATTGCTGACAGGTCTTTAAGAGTGCCTAACGGGATTCGAACCCGTGACCACTGCATGGCAAGCAGCGATGTTACCACTACACCATAGGCACATGGGAGGTATGATAGGAGTCGAACCTACATTCATGGAGCCACAATCCATTGTCTTGCCGTTAGACGACATACCACATATGGTACCGGCGCAGAGGATCGAACTCTGATTTCCGGTTTAGAAGACCGGTGCTCTATCCATTGAGCTACGCCGGCAAGTGTACAAGACTCCTTATTATTAATAGCGTGTTTGATTAAAAGTCAAATGCTGTTATTACCAATAAGGTGTTTGCTGTGTGAGTCTTTAGTGCGGGATGAGGGACTCGAACCCTCACACGCTTAGCGCACATGATCCTTAGTCATGCCTGTCTACCAGTTCCAGCAATCCCGCATAAGATGGGGTCGTTAGACCCCTATTAATTTACCCACGGGCTCCTGCATACGCAGCCAGTGCTCTTGCGTGGGTGAGTACCCCCTCAGGGATTCGAACCCTGGTCGTCCGGTTCGTAGCCGGATACTCTTTCCGTTGAGCTAAAGGGGCACATGTCCAACTTCTTTTTAGTTTCACACCAAGAAAGCTGGAAGAACTTGGAGAGCCTATTCAAGGGAGCGACCCAAGCAATACGTATGCCATCCGCACTGGTACCTCCCATGGGATTCGAACCCACACTGCACTGGTTCTAAGCCAGTTGACTCTTCCATTGGTCTAAGGAGGCATAAAAGTGGCAGGGAATAAAGGATTAGGAGGTAGGTTTCATATTTGGGAAAGGAGGTATGAAGGGGATCCCCCGCCAGCGTGCCCAAGGTGGGACTCGAACCCACACCCTCTTCGGATCCGATTTTGAGTCGGACGCGTCTACCAGTTCCACCACAAGGGCATAATGCGAATCGCATATGGCGTTACGAGGTCGCATCCCCGTATAGTCTTTCCTATAAGTCAATATCCCTAATAATATGCTGTCGTGTGGATATCTTATTCGGCAGCTTAGTGCCCATGGCCGGACTCGAACCGGCACGTCCTTGCGGACAGGGGATTTTAAGTCCCCTACGTCTACCAATTCCATCACATGGGCTTACTTATCGAATATCTTTTTGGTAGCTTCCAGATCACGATCAGTTATGATACTATCAATCATATCATAAACTTTAATATAAGTAACATCGGGGCCATAACCTTCCTCTTTGCGGCATAAACGCTGGACTGCATTAACATAACTACCCGCAGTTAGAAAACCTTTTTCTGCCACTTCTTTGTTCTGATATTCATTATAATAACCAACTTCATATCTGAACAATCTTTGCGCCATTTGTCATTTGCCCCTTTCTTTATCTTACATATATATTATATAATAATTTTTTGATATTATCAACTTACCAAAGATCTTCACTGGTTAAAACCGATCCAATCATCTTGATACCCCATTCTTTAGCTAGCCTTGTTGCTGCTTCACGATTCACATAAACTGCATTTTTAAATCCAAAATCTACCATAAAACCTTCTTCTTTATATATTGGTTTTGGTATTCCTTTATCTTTCATTTGCTGATAAATTTCATGATGACGTCTACCATACTCAGTATGCAATATTCCATTATCATCAAGGTATTCAATAGCCGAGCATATAAATACCGGTTTATTAGTTACTGTCCCAGTTCCTGTATCTTTCATTGCTATTGCTCCTTAATTTTATTTGGCGGACGCGGTAGGATTCGAACCTACGGGGCTTGTGACCCAACGGTTTTCTAGACCGCCGCCATAGTCCACTCGGCCACGCGTCCATATGGCGACCTCGGGTGGATTCGAACCACCGGACCCCGAAGGGTCAACGCCTTAGCAGGGCGCCGCATTCAACCACTCTGCCACGAGGCCAAAAGGCGTCATATGACGCCTGAGATTAAAATCCCCAGAAGGTTCTGAAGAACCGATCAAAAGGATTCATATTGCCGAGAATAGCATCGGCATTCTCAATGGAGGTATGAAATACACCATAGTCTTTACAGAAAGCATCCAACTTTTCAGTAGCAACTTTCTGAGCTTCAACAGCAGCCTTTAGAGCTTCATCGACTTCTTTTGCACGCGCTTCTCGATTGGCTTTCTTTTCTGCCAAAGCCTTTTCTTTTGCAGCTTCTTCCTCAGCTACATGTTTTTCGTCCTTTTCAAGGGCTTCTACAGTTTCATATACCTTACCAGTTACGTCAGAAATATACTTCATATCATTTCCTCTTCTCTTGATACGTAGATTTGCGGCTTTCTGACTCTACCGCATGGAGCCACCTATTGGAATCGAACCAATATTCATGCTTTACGAAAGCATTGTCCTACCATTGAACGAAGGAGGCATTACTAGACACGCTTATCTTCCCGGTGCCGACCCGGTGCCTTTTTACAAATCCAAACTCTGTTAATTTAAAGAAAGATTGCTGACGTGTCTCGGCATGGAGCGCCATATGGGAATTGAACCCACACATACTGCTTGGAGGGCAGTCATACTACCATTATACGAATGGCGCATATAGGCAAGCGTGCTAAGATCTCGTCATAGCGGGTTGCGCTGCCTAAAGAGCGTAGCGTAAAACCTCAAACTAGCCATCGTCGCGTCCAGCTGAACCGCATGTTTTCTGCCTTGAACGGACACTCACCGTAGGCAAGGAAGGTGGACCCAGGGCATTGCACCCAGCCCGTGGCAGTTTTTACTCTTACTGGAGAACAAATGGGCAAATGCAACCGGTGTTCGAGACCATTTATACGATCTCGGCATTTGCCTATGTAGATCGTGCTCATTAAACACAACCCTACTTCCTAATGCTTATTGCAATGCTGTGCATCCACTTTCACAAGAGGAATTAGCTCCCCGTTTATACCCGCAGATATAATCCGGATCGACACTTTACTATTTCACCCATAGCTAGGCTGTCTTTGAAACAGTGCTCGCCTCAGAGGTTTCCCGCCGTTACGCATGTTATTAGCTCACCCACGGCTAACGGGCAAGAGTTGAGAGGTTCCATGCTCCTCTTGGTCGGGCATCCTGGATTCGAACCAGGCACCTCACGCTTATCAGGCGTGCGCTCTAACCAACTGAGCTAATACCCGTTATGTGGAAATAACTTCCAATAACCTCCATCTGGATCTTACTCTTGTCATCTTTTTCTTCCTCAATTTCAGATTCGTTATTTCCTCAAGTGCTCAGAGCTGGAATCGGACCAGCCAGTGGCGGATTTTCAATCCGCAGTGTTCACCAGTTCACCATCTGAGCATAAAACAAGACCCGCATTTACGCGCTCTACCAATTGAGCTAATTGGGCATATGTGCCCAACCGTGGACTCGAACCACGAACCTCGTGCTCCCTAAGCAAATAGAAAGTTGCTGACAGGTCTTTAGAATGGCGATGACGACGGGGATCGAACCCGTGACCTCCGGAGTGACAGTCCGGTATGCTATCCATCTGCACCACGCCACCATATAAAGTGTGAGGAGCCTACCCTCACTTTTGGGCGTTCTGCCCAGGCTGAGATCACCTTCTTAGATAATCTGAGCGGCTCCTGCAGGGCTCGAACCTGCGACCCACCGCTTAACAGGCGGTTGCTCTACCAACTGAGCTAAGGAGCCAAAGTCTATCAGACAACATACTCAATAAATTGAATAAGTGCCGATAGGTTCTCGGTTTTGTGCCCTTCTTCTCGCTTCGCTGATCCGATAACAGCTATCGAGGGGTGGTGGAGCCAGAGGGATTCGAACCCTCGACCCCCTGCTTGCAAGGCAGGTGCTCTAGCCAGGCTGAGCTATGACCCCATAGAATGTTGCACTTTACTTCGCTTCTTTATATACCGATTTCCGCAAGCCACATATCACTACTGACCTGCCCACTTGTTATCAAGCGTACTTAGTTGCTTTCGCGGCAGGTTTTGTGCCGGTGGTAGTTGAAGTGCTAAATCCGTGTTATCGGTTTCCATCCACTAACGAATGGAGAGTACCCTGTCCGGGGGTTGAACCCGGCCCTACAGCTTGAAGGGCTGTCGACTTAACCGATTGTCTAACAGGGCATATAAACGAGCCTACTCCGAACTTCATATCGGTGCGCCGCATCCACTAGCACACGGTGGTTTATCCAGGTGCACCTGGCCGGGATACTGTGCTTTCCCGCCTGCGGTCTTCGGCTCAATACCATTTCATAGAATGGACTCGCTTTTTTAGTCTCGGTCTCACCGAGGCTCCAGACTATTTCGAACTTGCGGTCTGTGGGCGCGACACCTTTCATTTCAGGTCTAAAACATTCTGCCTTGCGGCGCAGGTCGTGTATCTGCGCAGTGGTTGCATTTCAGTTGCCTTACGCCACGGTTGCCCTCCGTGGAGCCACTCAGCCAGATTTGCGCTGGCTTCACGCATCTTGCGAGTGGAAGAGTTCCAGATTAGCTATCTCTGGAACTTGGGCTATCCTCTAAGTGCAGCAGGATTACGTGGACTGAGCACCCGCCATTGCCGGGAATCGAACCCGATCAGTCCTCATAACCTTTTCGCCCTCACCAGATATTCGCGCTGGCGTTTCCCACGGCATCCAATATTAGGGTGGTGCTACCCTTAGTTGCGGGAGCAGGACTCGAACCTGCGACCTTCAGCTTATGAGGCTGATGAGCTACCAACTGCTCCATCCCGCGATATGAAAGAAAGTTTTCCTCCGAAGAGAGGATGACTTACAACCCCTTGCGCAAGTGAGCCTTTTATTAGTAATTCAATCTGTATTTCAACAGATCCTCCAACTGCTCGTTACTCATGAGCCACAGTGTCTGATCTACTTCTTTAAGCCTTGACGTTGCTCTGTGAGATGTTCAGACATATAATCTCATTCACGCTTGCCACTATTGTTCTATTGCCACTTAGCAAGTGGGCGCACCCCGTCGGAACCTTCATACCGACTTTCTGTGTGGCAGGGCTGATAGTGGAGAGTTACTCCACGTCCCGAGGAAAATGGTGACGCTACGAGGATTCGAACCTACGATCTACTGCTTGAGAGGCAGTCGGACTAACCATTATCCGATAGCGCCATATGAAAGGCGATTTTAAGGCAATCGCCATGCCTGAACCACTCCACCCACGTATTTATATCCCGACCGTGGGACTCGGCTGAGAAAGCCTAACGCTCTTTCTCGCTCCAACGCTGCTTACGCAGTAGGCTTAAACTATTTTTTAACCTCATTGCCTTAGTTTGAGGGGTTTGTGAGGTTTTCCTTCCTCTCTTCATCTTACATATATATTATATCAAAAATTTTTTAAGTTTTCAAGTGACTGTAATATCAGTCAAACTCTGCGATGAACTCATCTCCCCAAGATATTTCAGCGATAGCCATCACACACCTGAAAAACTGTTCAACCTCAATTTCATAATCCTCAGTCAGATCCCATTCACTGTCAGGAATATAATCTCGCGTAAGATTGCCATTGGTGTCGAAGCGTTCATCGTATGCATTGTATACGGCGCTTGCATCCACATTTAGCTTTTTAGCTACTTTTTCAGCAATCTTCCAAACTTTGATGACCGGGACAGTTCTTACGATGTCGCTCACTCTTTTTCCCTCCCTCAACCTTACATATATATTATATAATAATTTTTTATAATTTTCAAGTAAGATCTCTTGACCACTCTTGTATTGGATAATCATGCGCGGCAAACCACTCTTGAATAGGTACTCTTTCACTACATTTATTTGTAGGTGCTTCATGAACCATCAATGCAAAATTTACATCCTCAATTCCTTCTCTAGATCGCACCATGCTTGCCAAATCTGTGAATCTTTCCCAGACATCGGCGAAGTCAAGTTTGTTGAGTTGTGCTCTGTATCGCAATAGGAAATCACAATTTGGTGACACTTGTCCACAACTTGGTGAGCAATAACCGCCAAGATCTGACCCAGGCATAAATATCTCAGCCCGTATACCATTGATTACTCCTCGCTTATCTTTGAACTGATAGTTCTTACCTTTGAAATCATGAAACCATTTTGGATCAAAAGCTGCCGTAGATAAAGGAACCAGGTTAGGAGGAAAGAACCTAACCTGGTAAAAATACGATGTATAAATCGTCATAGATACCTCGTTGGACCATAGTCTGGAACTCTTTTGAGAACAATTCTCTCAAATTTCCATTTCTCATTGGCTTCAATAGCTTTCTTCTTAGCCACTTCATCATCTTCATCCCAGAAATCACTAGGATCATAATGAGGACTAATAATTTGTTCATTAATAATATATTCATCGCCAACAAGATGTGCGAGATATGGACGTATCTTAATATTTGCTGTATCACGTTTACCATTCTGATCATTGTAATTGGATACAGAAATCCAACTCGTATCACGATCAGTGAGATCCAACTGAACATTCCAACCTTCGAATACAATGCCATCTTTACGATATGCTTTGATATCAAATTTAAGACAGTCAGTTTTAGTAATATTAAGATCACGCATAGTCTCTTTCAGACTATATCCTTGGTTAAGTTCAAATGCAATTGCACGAAGGTAATCATATGGCATACCTACTGCGCCAGCAAGCTGGACCACATCGTGAATTGCATCTTCATATTCGGGATCAACCTTGTCCCGCATATACTGTTCTACTTCTTCAGGAGAAGGAGTAGTCATCGTGATATGATAGTGAAAGCGACCAGGTCTGTTAATCATATACTTGCTTAATTTACTTAAATCATTGCAAGTAACGATGAACAATTTGTGCCCACCATCAATACCATCGAATAGGGATAGCATATCGTCCTGTGGATTCCAATCCTCTTGATCCTTAAAAGTCTTTTCAAACTCATCAAAGACCACGATGCAATCTTGTTCTATTGAAGATATAAAATCCGCAATTCCTGGGATTGCTTGGGTTACTACTACCACAGGATAGCCTTCATCAATGGCTCGTTCTGCCAATACCCGCACAAATAAACTTTTCCCGATACCTTTTTGACCAGAAAGAAGTACACCAAAATTACGGTAATTCATCAGTTTGTATGAGGTTAATACTTTTTCGACTTTATCTCTACTGTTGCCATAGATTTTTTCTCCATTCGTTGTAAGATCTGAACGCTCAGTAAGATAAAAGCCAACAAACTTATTAAACTCAATATTGTAAGACTTTACTGGAAGTTTTCTAAAAGTCTTAACATCTTCACCATATACTTGGAATCTACTTCCACTATTTACAATATTCATAAATTTTCTCCTTTTTCTCAAGCAAGGGTACAGGGACTCGAACCCCGATCTATGGTTTTGGAGACCATTATTCTACCATTGAACTATACCCCTATGGTGACGGGTTGCCTACGGGTTATGCGCTGGCTTTTACTCTCACGGCCGCACTGGCCACATACGCACCTTTGAGCTTCCCGCCCGTCTGGCTGGCGATCCTGGACTCGAACCAGGAACTTCGGAGTCAGAGTCCGACACGTTGCCAATTACACCAATCGCCATCAAAAATCCGCCGACCACCCTATTGGAACGCTCTCACCGTGCGGGGCGTCTATTGTGTATTTGCTAGCAGAATTTGAACCATTAACTATGGCGGATAAGTCGGGATGACAGGATTCGAACCTGCGGCTTCTTGGTCCCTAACCAAGCGGTCTACCAAACTGAGCTACATCCCGAAATAAATGGCACGATGGGAGTCGAACCCACTAACTCAGATTTTGCAGACCTGCCCCCGACCGACGAGGTTCGTGCCGATGTAAATTATTGTTTTCGCTTCATATACCATCACATTCTTTCTTATTTGCTGGTCCCCGTGGCGGGATTCGAACCCACGATGCACGGATTAAAAGTCCGTTGCCATACCACTTGGCTACACGAGGATAAAAGTGCGCCGGGGTGGACTCGAACCACCGGTGTTTCTTTGTGGCGGATTTACAGTCCGCTGCCCTCGCCGCTAGGCATACCGACGCATATAAGGTACCCTGGGTGTGCTATTACGCCAAAAAGACTAGCCATTACCCAACGAGGACATTTACATAGGTCGGCTTATTGATCTTGCGTTGCCTATGAGATGTTGCGTTGCGCCCCTCAATTGGAGCGGATCCTACTCCTTAGCTGATGGCTGCTTTGAAGCCTACAGTCCCAGGTGGTTCTCTTTCACGTATAGAACCTCGCTAAGCACGTCACAGATTTTCCGCGTAGCAACGGTTATGCTGTGCTGATAGGTTTGATTTCTGGAGCTCAACCTAACAAACATCTCCGAGACCCTGTCTACACCGCCTTTCAGCGGTAACTGCTACTATGGTCTGGTCCGGGATGACGGGCTCGAACCGCCGACTTCCTGCTTGTAAGGCAGGCGCTCTCCCAGCTGAGCTAATCCCGGATAAAATGCAGCCTAAGCCGCAAACAGCCTATTATAACGGGCCTGGTAACCTAGACCGCCCCACACCGGAATCGAACCGGTAATGACCAACCATGAGGGGAAAAGAAAACCTATTTGCGGAATCTTCACCCTTTTCCTCCATACCACCTATGTCAAGCATAGTTTGGGAGTTTGCCACAAATTCGCAGTATCTCTCTGCCTTGATACGTCTGTCCGCAAATTCAGATGCGGCCGATCGCTCCGCACATTAAAGGCGCTGTCACCCACCTAAGTGCCCCACCAGGGACTCGAACCCTGAACCCCCGGTTTAAGAGACCGGTACTCTAGCCAGTTGAGTTAGTGAGGCATATTTTGTATCATATTTGGAAATTGAAGGATTTTCTTTAAGAACTTTTGTCCTTCCCTCATCTTCCATAAATATAATATCAAAAATTTTATAAGTTTTCAAGTTACTGTCGGGCAGGGTGGATTCGAACCACCGACCAGCGGTTTATAAGACCGCCACTCTAACCACTGAGTTACTGCCCGATTTGGTGGAGCTGACGGGAATTGAACCCGTGTCCGAACCACAACACATATCAAGAAATACTTACGCGATAGCCAGATTTAGGTGATGGCGCACACAAAGGATAAACCGGA